AACAATTTTCAATCAAGTCTTTCGAAGAATATGACGCAAGAGCATATTAGTTTAATAGTAGAGGCCAATGTAGAATGTATGACAACAATAATGACGTACATATAATAAATGAAGACACACTACAAGAAGATGCTAAAAATTTGCCATATAGATATTGTATAAATAAAGGTAATAACATAAATGATATATATCAAATATATGGAGGAAATATTGGAGAAGTACAAGATGAAAATAGTGGTAAATTTGATAGATATACTATATTAAACAAAAATAGAAACCAAAGATTTTACGGCGGTAGCGGTATAAACATATCGTGGTAGTTTGTAACACTTCCACTAAATGGTGATAGTATGCCTGTATTTTTAGACGATAAATACTCATTTTATGGAAGTGAACATAACACAAACAGAAGTAGTAGACCGTCTATTGTAAAAAATCAAATAAGGTCGTATTATATAACCGACAAAGATGTATTTGTGCCAGTTGGGTACGATTATGCACAAAATTATATCATACAAAATGATTGGGTTAATTATACAACAGAAGGTGATACAAACAGTGTATTTGATTATAGTAATCCAAAAATAGCTATGTCGTTTAAATCATTGAGAAGAGACGAGCTATATAGATATGGTATAGTGTTGTATGATAAAAACGGAAATAGAAGTTCTGTAAGATGGATTGCAGATATACGTGTACCTAGTATATATACAGGAGGATTTTAGCATTTTGATTGTAAAAGTATTCTACCAATGATAAGTAGACAGCCAAATAAAAAAAATATGGCTTATGAGGCTTGGACGTATAATCAAATGTCTGTAAACTCGTTGGGTATAGAATTTACAATACACAATTTACCAGACGAATGTGTGTCATACGAAATAGTACGTGCAGATAGAACAATTAATGATATAGCAACTTTGAGCCAAGGGGTTATATCTAGACCATTATAGTATGTATCGCACAGATATGATAAACGTACACACGAGACAGAAAATATGTTAACACCATCTGGTTTATTAACAACAGGAAGAGTCTGGCATGGAGATAAGTATCATGCACATACTACAACGAATAATGGTGTAAATATAGATACAGACGAAGCGTCTAATTATAGAAACGGAACGGTATATCAATTTATATCACCAGAAATATCATATCAAAAATAGTCAACGTTTGATTTATTAAAACAATATAAATTAAGTATAAATCCACAATTGTATGTGTTCGGTGCGTGTGGTTATGCTGGTTATAGACATGAACAAGATACATCTGGTGATTTATCTGATATTGGATTTGACAAAACACACTATGCTATACATCCAGCTGTTACAAATTGTAACTTACCATTGCAAATAAAACATATTGGTATATGGGATACAAATGAAAATAAAGAATCGAATGACCACGATGTTCCAAATCTTGATAAACCAGTAAATGATAGGTTGTCAATATCATTAAATCATGCTAATTATTTATTATCGTTTCATTCGATACGTATGAATAAACAGTGGGATGCACAAGGTTGGCATCCAAGCAATGTTCCACCTACACACTTATCACTGAAATATTATGTTAGTTAGGCTCAAAGTAATGCTGTATATTTTAATGCTAACAACATATAGGATGCGATGAAAAGGTCGTATGCTTATATAAAACTTTATAATAAATCATCAGCTGTATTACTGCGTGGTCATAACGGTAATGAGTTTGATTGTGACGCATATTGGAAAAATAGGAAATTTAATGGGTATCCTGCAATCTTATAGTTTTCATATAATAAATGTGACATTGATGAAATAAAATTATCACACGATTTTATGTGGAATGATCTTGCTGATGATAAAGATAACGCTAAATTTAAAAGTAAATACCAGAACATAGGCACTTATAATTATTGTAATTGGGCATGTGGAGGACATTATAGTTAGGGCCCTGGTGGATATAGAATACCAAACGATTATGACCCAGCAACTCTTGATTACAGAACAAACTTATATGGTCCAGCTGGTAGTTGTTTGTTATTTTCTATAAACAACAAGTGGGTAATAAATAACACGCCAGATTATGCAAACGTAGGTAATAGAAAATCATATTTATTTTCAGATACAATTGGAACTAATAAAATAGACTATCCTGCAATAAGTGACTTGGAATATACACCACAAAATCCAGAATCCGCATTAAAGTATGTTAGTAAGTATATTGGTTTGAGCAAAGATTCCGATAAACCTTATTATGACCAAAATCCTAATAGGGAGTTTAGATATACAGAAGTTTTAATGAAAGCAGACCCAAAGGTAGCGTTTACAGAAACTCCTTATTATACTGGATTTATACCAGAAAGTATAGCTGGTACATATATATCAAATGTACGTAAACAAACAACTCCATATGGTGGCTATTCGTGGGAAGCGATTGAGAATACTAAATATTATAGTAGTGGAGATACTTCTGTTGTACTAAGAACGACAGATGGTAAAATAATAAATTAGAGCTTGTTTGTATTTAATGGAGATTGTTATATAGTACCATTTGAATATACATCGTTATATAAATATTATTCTCCAAAAGACTTAGCTCCAACTACAAATATTACTTATTGTATACCAGTGGAAAGCAACATAAATGTACTAAGAGATTATGGAACTAGGTTAAGTTATGATTATAATAAATATGATAAGTTTGCTATAACAAATATACAAAAAGAGGCTTCAAATGTAAATAATATATTACAACAAAGTAAACCTCAGTATTTATATAATACGGCGTACAGTTCTCCAAATAGAACAATGTTACATTTGGCAATTGGGGATTTATCTAAAAGTACAACTGTAAATAATCTAGATACCAGAGTTAGATATTCAAACCAAAAATCAAACAAAGAAGCAGTAGATAGCTGGTTAACATTTAAAGCTGCCAATTATATTGACGTAGATGCACAATACGGTGAAATAACACACTTAGATATATTTAATGACAATCTAATGTTTTTCTAGACAAACGCAGCTGGAAGATTAGCTGTAAATGATAGAGTCGCTTTATAGGATGCAAATAATATATAGATTACATTAGGTACAGGTGGAGTATTAGAAAGATATGATTATATCACACAACAAAATGGAATATATGAATACCACCATTCTTGTGTATCTACTGAACACGGTTTATATTGGTACGATGCACTTAGAAATGAGATATTAAGATATTCACTGCAAGGTGGTGTTACATCTATATCAAAAGAAAAAACTGTACAAAATCTATTAAACAAAAAGAGTGGATATTTACTTGGTAGTATAGATGGTACATTGTATTATGATAAAAAGTTTAATGAAATATACTTTAATATTTACCCAGGTAGTAAAAAATCATTAATATTTAATGAATAGGTACAAGCATTTACTAGTGAATATTCAATGAACCCAACATCGTGGTTTGAATACTATGGGGATGCTTTCCCAATTCAAGATAATAAAATATACGAATATAGTCCAGACCCAGTTGATAATATAGCATTAACTTACGTTGTAAATTCACACCCAGAGTTGGTTAAAGTTTTTGATACACAACGGTTTATAACAAAAGCTAGTATGGTTTATGGAACAAAAATATCATAGACATATAATACCGACACAACTACTACTAATCAAGAAAACATAAAATGTAGTGTGCGAGAAGGCGATATAAGATTAGCCGTGCCAAGAATAAACAATGAAAAATACGGCAGTAGACTTAGAGGTAAAACTGCTAGTATTACTTTGAATTTAAATGGAAATTTAACGGGTGTATCTATAAGTAACATTATTACCAAATATAGAATATCATGGAGTTAAAAAAGAATAGAAAAATAAGTAAGAAGAAAAGCTTGCCAAGATATTAGTTTGGTAAGAATGGTCCTATGGGTATGGATTGGTACACTCAGAAGGATTTATATGGAAATAATTATGGTGCAGGATACCAAATGGGATTAGGTACACCAAATATGTCTATACAAGGATTGTAGGTTAGAAACTTACCACAACAAGGTTCAGGATTTGGCAAGATGCTAGGCAATGGACTTATGTCAAAAGGTGGAAATATAATCAGTAGTGGTGTAGCATTTACTGGTGATGTTATGAACTCGTTTAGTGGTACAAAAGATGAAAACCAAATATTAAACGATTCTGGTAGTACTTATACACAAGGTCTTGGTTTTGGATATGTTAGACAAAACGATGTAGACAGAGATGCTCAAATGAAAGAGTTGAGTAAAGAAAATACATCAAATACTCTAAAAACAACAGCTTCTGGTGCTGCACTAGGAGCTTCTGTTGGTAGTATATTTCCAGGTGTCGGTACTGTAATAGGTGGTGCCGTTGGTGCTATTGGTGGTTTCTTAACTGGTCTGTTTGGAAGTAAAAAACGCAAGAGAGAGTTACGTAGAAGAATGTAGGCAGCACAAGAAGCAGCTATGCAAAAGAATAACTTTGCATCATCGTCTGCACAGTCTGATTATATGGCCTAGAATTATGCCGTAGAGAACGGAAATACACAAGATGATATATTATATGCCAAGCATGGAAAGAACGCGGGAGAAGGCAAAGAAACGCTAAAATAGACGGTATCTGCATATACATCGTTAGGTAAACAATAGGTTGAACCAAATGCTAAGGTATCGGCTGGTGAAAGTATTATAGATAATATAGATAATACAAGTAATACAACTGGGCATATCGTAAAAGATGGTAAGCTGAATCAAGATACAAATTACGCTAATGTAAACGACAGTACTATTATATTAGGAGGCGATATAGATTGGCGTACTGGGAAGACATTTAGAGACCAAGCGTTACCTTACACTAATGCACTAGAATAGATAAATAAGAAGTTTGAAAAACGTACAAACAATAGTATAAATAAACTTCGTGGAACAATTGGTAAAGAAAGTGATGACACACAACAATATGAAGTGAACAAGTTAAAACAGCCAATTGTAGATAAACTTAAAGACTTAGCAGACCAATAGAAAAACCAACACGAAATGATTAGACAATACTCACAATATGAATATAAGAATGGTAAAGATATTTTACCAAGATATGCTGGCGGAATGGATTGGGGTAATGTATTAACCTCTGGATTAGGTGCAATTTCTAGTATATACCAGATGATGGATGCAAAGAATCAGAAAATACATACTTCTGATATATACGCTGGTAATCCATATGAAAATACAGCATTAACAACTATGGCTGGACTTAGGGTTAGTCCATATAAAGCATTAGAGAAGATTTATGAAAACCAAAATAGGTAGAATTATCTAATAAATCGTTCTGGTGGTCTTAGTGGTGCTTAGAAGTATTTAGCAAATGCGCAATCATATATATAGTCAAATAGGGATATAACTGATGCTTTATATGATGCTCAAATGCAAAACAACCAATACAAAGGTCAATATGCACAATCCCTTATGAATGCTGGACAAGCTTATGCTCAACGTAGACAAGCTGCAAATCAATATAATGAAGAATATTATGCTCGTGCGCATGCAGCAAGACAGCAAGGTATACAAATGGGTATGCGTAATCTATTAGACCAATTACAACAATATGAAGCTAATAGGTTTAAGAAGAAGCAATTTGATGAGACAATGGATTTATATAGATAGGATTTAAATAATCAAGCAGTAGGTTTACGTAAACAAGCTAATCCTACATATTCTAACAATGCATATCCTGTCGCTATGTATAATTATACCAAAGAAAATCCATTTAGTGTATCACTGACTGCTCCAAAGTGGGCGCCTAACTATAAAATGTATCTAAACTCATTAAATAGATAATATTATGATATACGCAAACGATTAGTGGATACAATTACCTACTAGGGACATTTACGATACATCAATCATGATGGCATCTATTAATGCTGCCAAAGATATGTATGAGAAAGGTGTTCAGTAGGTAAAAGATTTTAAAAAAGAATATGGTGATTTTGTATCTCCAATATAGGCAGACATGGATTGGTATAACCAAAACGTCACCAACAAAGTACAAGATACAATAAATAGTCTATACGATGCGGGAATTGACCCACTACGTAGTCAGTAGGGTAGAGCTACTATATCAAGACTAATTAACAGCATGCCTACTGGAACTATAAACAAATTAAGGTAGTCGTCTGTTACAGCACAGAAGTACTTAGATATGAAAGCTAAACTTATAGCTGATGGTAAGTGGAATCCAGAATTTGAAAACATGCTAACTGGCGGTAAAACACTAGATACTTGGAGTACTGTAAACGATGGTATGTGGGAAAGACAATCTCCTGGTGTATATCGAGATTTGAATGAATTAACATCTAAATGGTTTGACCAACTAGAACCATCTTTCTTGTACAAAAAAGGAGGTTATGATTGGTATGGTATTAGGGACAATGAATTAAATAACACCATGCGTTCACAAATACCAGATTTTCTCAACAGTGACCTAGGTAAATATAATATGTATTTAGCAAAACAACAATTATTGCAGAAGGGTGTAGAAAATCCAAATAACGAGCAGATTGCTGCACAACTAATGGATAATATAAGAAACGCTAACGCTGAAAAGCTAAAACTTACTAATAAGGTAAACGAATATGACCTAGAAGCATTAAAGTTTAAACGTCAAATTGCATTAGAAAATCTAAAACAACGTCATGCAAGAGCGCTACAAGGTTCACAACAGCCAACTGTACAACAACCACTACCTTCGTGGACTACTCAAAAACAATTTGGTTCAAACGCTAAGTATAACCAATCTGTTGGTATAAATGGAGATGGTACTGGTGATAATGTTAATTTTAGAAATACCGTCGGACAGATTGTAAATTATTGGAAAGAAGAAGCAGCTAGAAGAAGCACATCTGCAACTGGTAGACAATCAAAAGGATATGCAAATAGAATTGCTTCATTCTGGCAAAGAGTTGGACAACAAGGTGTTGAATATGCCGTCAAGAATGGTGTATTTAAAGTTGATGGAAATAATCAACTTTTACCATCAGAAACACTGATTAGGCAAATTAATAAAGTAGCAAGTGGACACGGAATAGCTACTCCAAGAAGTGTGTCAATACGAAATGCAACAGAGTTATACAACAGATATACAACAAAAACAATACCTGGTGCAGACTAGACAACTGCATTAAAAGAATTATCTGGTCAAGGTCAAACTGTTAAATATCCAGGTGGTACTGGTAAATATTATCCTATAAATATGGGAGATAAAACAGTTGTATTTAGTCCAATACGTAAATTACAGGTTGCTGGATATAAACCAAATAGGTAGAGTCTGGCATATAAGTTCAATGATTGGATGCAAAGAAGAGGTTTAACTGGATATTTAGTAAATCAGAATACTACAACTGCTGCAATACCAATTCGTGGTGGAAATTAGATGATTGATATTAACGGTATGGCTAGTATTCCACTTTCAGATTTGAATGAATTTGCAAAAGAAGTTGGAGGAGAACCAGTAGATGTAGCACGCAGTCTTGGTCTTACATTATATACAAAAGACGGTAAAGTTGCAAGTGGTGGCAAATCGGTAGACAGAAATGTACAATATGTACACATACCAGTAACAAGGATGCGCCAAAACGATTATGGTTTCAACGATGCAAATACGAACTATGGATACGATAGTGGTATGTTTGGAAGAAATACCGCTAATGATTATGCTACTGATAGATTTTCATCATCATTAGGTTCTAAATAATTATGGCAAAAAAGAAACAAAAACAAATTTATTTATCTGAGCAAGGTGCTGCTAATTTAAATAAACTCAGGAATATAAATTCAATAAATAGGTCTAATGCAGCCGTGCAGTCATCACGTTATGACAGCGGCGCATAGGACCCAAGTATAGACAATGTACCATTAGAATATTCTGGTGTAAATGCTAGTCATAAACCTTATGTATACAAAAAGCCAGAAGAAGAAAAAGCTTGGTATGAAAAGGCAGCCGATTTTATTACAAGTACCAATTCACATATATTAGACGAAGTTGCAAATTTACCATCTAATCTGAAATATACATATCGGTTTATGATGGATAAGATAACCAACCAAGATGTAGATTCAGACCAAGCTAATATATAGAGAACAAAGCAAGAACTAGATGACATTGATGCTATAAAAGATTATTATGCTAAAAACGAATCCTTAAATGAACTTTTATATAAAAGAAATGATTATATTCGAAACAACAATATATTAGCTTTACAGCAAATTGATGCACAAATAGCTGATGTTAGAAATGCTATAAAACGATATGATGATTATTTCTTAGGAGAAGGTAAAACGCACGATGTAATTGCGAGACACATGTTCGACACATCCAAAATGGATATGATGGATAAAGCGTTAGTTAATACAATGGCACTAACTGATGTTGATATATCAAAACCAAAATTTGGAGACGGATGGTGGAACAATGTAAAATCAGCAGTGCAGACTTTGTTTATGCCAATAGATTTCGCTGCACAAGTTGCTTCTAATACCGCAACAAGGACATTAACAGAAGCTGCACAATTTTTAGATAAAGCAAATGTTACTGGTCTACAAGGTCAAATTACTAGAAATGCGTTAAAAAATCTTGATTATAATGACCCAGTTGCATCTGGTCTTCTTACAAAGCTATATAAAGGCTCTGAGCTCAATAAACATGAACTACCTACTTCACTCAACAGAAGTGAATTATATGAGCTTGCAGTGAAAAAGGATAGGGAATTAAATGAATATACACACGCACTAGCGTTGGATAGTAAGCGTTTAAAAGACGGAAAAATAAATTTTGGAGGTACTTATAACATCTTAGGTGCAAAATTTAATTTACCAGATTTTAGGGTAACTGCATATGACCCAGAGATACCTGAGTAGTATAAGAAAGAGCAAGAAGCAAACAACACTAATCCATTAACTCATCCGTTATATACGTTTGCCGAAACCGCATCTACAATAGGTTTATTTAAACACCAAGCACAAGCTGTTACTGCAAACGGACTATTGAGTAGTCTTGGGGAAGTTGTTGCAGCAAGAATGTCTCCTGGAAAGTATGCAAAAGCCATAAACGCTGCTGTAAAAGGAGGTTCTGTCGCATTAGGTCTTAATGCTGCCATACAATCAAGAAAAGATGAAACTGGGTTAGAGGCAATTCAAGCTATGGGTGAACGTGTGCTTGAAACTGCACATAAAAACGGTGCTAATATCAATCAAGTAATAAAGTCAATAAGCAATGAATTACAAAGACACGGTATAGATGCTCAAAATCTATCAGAAGAATAGATTGTAAAAGCAGGTATAGCTTATAATATTAATACTGGTGATGAAGCATTTGACAAAGCAAAATCTGATGCTAGAAAAGGTATAAACAAACTTATAAATGCAAACAATGCACTTGCTGCTGTTGATTACCTTCAAATACTTCCGTTTATGAATTATAGTGGTAAAGCTGTAAAAAGCTTTGTAAATGGTGGTGTAACAAAAGCGTTGGGTAAAAATGCTGATAAAATAACTGGATTTGTTGATAATTCAATTTCAAGAGTTACAAAACAGTTCTTAGAAAAAGATGCACCTAAATTAGCACTCACATTTAATAGAACTGCGAAGTACGGTAAAGATTTAGCAAAACTTTTAGTATTAGAAGGTGCATCGGAAGGTCTTGAAGAAGCACAGCAAACGATGCTTTCAAATCGCTATAAACGTGGAGAATACGATGATTACAAACATGGTACTAGTATATTTAGTATACCAGAGCTGATTAATAATACAGGACTTATATCTAATGCAGCATTAAATGTGTTGGGATTAAACCCTGGCGACCCAGACAATGGTACTGATGAAATTAGAAAGTCATTCTTAGTCGGTGCTTATTCATCTATGATGTTCTCTGGCGCAATGGGTGCAGCTTCTAATATTGGGTCAGCAGATGATAATTTACGTGGTTATATAAAAGGTCTTAAATCTGATGATGCTGTCGCAAAGATGATAGCTAACAACTATGCTGACGCACAAGATTAGGCACACATTTCTTTAATGTATGATGCATACAACAAAGGTGTTAGATTAAAAGATGTAAAACAATCACTACAAGTTGTAAAAGATAATGTAGACGAAGAAAACTCTGTAATCAAAAAGGAGTATATAGATGCAGACATAAAGTTGGCAGAAGCTGCATATGATATGTATCATAATCCACTTGTACACGAAATGATGAAAGCAAGTGGAATAAAGCGTGGTTCTGAACAACACAAGGCCTTTGTTGTGGAAGGAGCTAAGCGTGTAGTAGATGCTGCTGAAAATAAAGAATTACTTAATTCACAACTCGAAGAACTAGGTGCAAAACAGAATGCTTACAGAAGTATTATAAATCTATTACTAGACCCAGCGTTGAGTACAAAAGAGAGAGATGAACTGGTAAAGCAAAATCCATCATTAGGCAAATTTGTACAAACACATAGTGATTATTTTGACCAATATTTAAAGGCTATAAATAATCACGTAGAAAATGTTGGTTCTAGATTTAAAACCTTTGATGATTTTAAATCAGATAAATCAGTAATGCGTGCAATAAAACGTAGTAAAGAGTTTTATAATAGTAAAAATCTTAGTTACAACGATGTTGCATTGAGTGTTTGGAACAATGAAGCGTCACGAAACGAACTGTATCGACAGATAAATAAGAAGGAAAATATTGATAAATATCAATAGACACATCTTAAAACGGAAGATTCATTTATAAATAATAAAGCAATACGTAATTATGCTAAATCGCAGGCGGAAAGTGTAGAAGACGAAACAGAAGAAGCAGTAACAGCAAAACTAAAAGATGTATTTAAAAATAATACCGATAGGGCTGACTATGCTGAGGCTGCGTATAATTCTTATATAAAATCTCAACGTGCAAGGTAGGATTATGTTTCTGCAAGATTTAATGCATATTTAGAAAGTAGGAGAATAAAGCAGCTTCTTGATATATCTAGAAAATTACGTAATCAAAAGTCTAGATTGGAGTTTATCAAAAGGCATACTGGTGTAGATTTAGATATTGACTCTTTGCTTGGTACAATAGATGGTATAAATGAACAACTAAAAACAGCAAAAGAAAGAGAAGCGAAAACAACGCAAGGCTATCGTGGAGGATATAATGCGTTATTTGAAGATTTCATGTTAGACGACGATGAAAATTTTGATGAATTGTTGTTTAATACATCACTCAATTCTGCGCTATATTTACCACAACAATTGTTGTCATATATGTACAGAGGTATTGCAGCTGACCCAAAACAGATTAAAAACGCAATATTTGGTACAGAGAATAAAGAACCAACACCATATGACGATTGGATTAACAATTGGGAACAGATGGATGGTGGAAGTGTGTCACAAGAAGACAGCGTTTCTGCACTAACGTCAGATAAAAATCAAAAAAAGCTACAAGCTGGTAGAGATGCTATATTTAAAATGGCATTAGATAGAGCAAAGAAAACTGTCAAACGACATAATATAGCTCGTAAAATTATCGAAAATACACAAGAAGTATTGGAGGAAATTGGAATACAAACACCAGAATCTCAGGAACAGGCTGAATAGGAAATTGTACAAAACGAACAATAGGAACAAGCTTCTGATGATGTATTATAGAGCGATATTGAAAAATCAGCAGAAGGTGAGGCAAGAGAAGGTCTTGCTGAGAAATATAATCATCGTAATAAAAAACAAAAATCTATATCTGAAAGACTTGAAATTGTTGAAAGACAAAGAAAAGCACAAGAAGAAGGTAGAGATATAACCGTTGCTACTGATGAAGACTTATTACAAGCAGAAAACGAAGAACTTGTAGATTTAGAATAGGGTCAAGAAGAGGCACCTGGTGAACAGCAATCAAATGAAGATGTAGTGATTGACCCAACTACTGGTGAACCATTGCAGCCTAGTGTTACAACCAGTACAGTAAAAGAAGTAAAGTAGGAAGTAGAAGAAGATAAGAAATCTAAAAATACTGAAAACACTCCTATATTTGATGGTATTGATGACTGGTTACCAATATTGATGTCAAAGAAAAGTGGTGATGTACTACAAGAATATACTAATGAGAACGGCTTAGATGGAAAATATTATGTAACTCGCGAAGATACAGTAGATGAAGATGGTAATAAAATCTCTATATTCACAATCAGCGGAGATGTTGATGTAGCTCCATTGACTTCTAATAAGTACGAATCTCACCAATCTCAATTAGAAGAGCCTGTAAATAATACCACCATTAAGACTGACGGAAGTAGTGTATAGGTAATTAGTCCAAAATCAAATACCATAACAGATTATTCGGTAAAAGAAGCCGAACACGACATAGAAGAAGCTGTTGAAGATGTTGAATTTTAGAAAGATATAGACGATGCGCAAAAGTAGGACTAGGAGGTTATTAGTGAGATTATCGTAGAAGGTGGAAATGTTGTTGATGATGCAGTAGTAGAGGTACAACAAGCTACATTTGAAGACCTTTTACTTTCTGATGAAAACTTCTATACTAGATTGTCTGAAACAGAAGATGGTGAATTGTTATTAGATGGCAAAAAAATGCCAACAGACGTTGAAAAGCAAGTACGTGATGAGTTAGACCTATTTAATGTAGATTTAACGGGTGATATACCTAACAATGATTTACCAGAAGGAGAAGACAACAACGATGACCCAACGCTTATAACAGACGAACATAGATATACATTTATTAGTTAGACTATGTTCTTTGACCCGCTTGCTACTGAACCAATGAAGTTGACAGTAGATGGAAAAGACGTCAAATTAAATAAAGAAATAGGTGTAGGTAAAGAGCTTGCCGAGAAACTTACAAGAAGTGGTTGGTTAAAATCAACGAAACGTTATTATATAGTAACACAATCCGAACAATCTAAAAATTCAATTGGAGACCCAAGAGATGCACTAACCGTTGCTCTTGTGATAGAAGATAACGAAAAGTGTTATATTACAGCTCTTAGAAGTCTTGGAACAACTATTTCTACAAATACAAAAACTGGAAAAACGTATCATATAAATAACGAAAAGATACGTAGAAAAGAAATGTTAATGTAGGGTGCAGATTGGGATAAAATAGGTAGGTCTGGTGTTAATTTAAGTAAATCAGCGAGAATTGATGCATACAATGAAGCTGTATACAATAAAGCAAAAGAATATGCACAATCTTGGTGGGTATCACAAGGTAATGACACTAGACAATTTGACAGATGGTGGTCAAATGACCCAGTTAGTACTGATTATTTTAATCAAGAAGACTATATAAAAGATGCATCTTAGAGGAAGAGGATAAGAGGTCAATTTATAACAAAAGCTAGGCAGTTTTATGCTAAACCTGGTGCTATTGTGATGACACAGTCTAAGATTGACCAAGAAATAAATCAACTAAGAGAGTTTAGAAATCAAATTATAGATGCATATTTAACCAAGACAGAAAAAGACGGGAAAGTAGTATATATATTCCCAAATAAACCTAGGACAGACGTTGTTCCAGAACAAACTGTACAAAGTAACGGTAAAATCTAGACGCAAAAAGACGAAGACGGTATAAATTCTGTATATAGGCCTGTTGTAGATACAGACATGGATATAGAAGAATTGAGTGAAAAACTAAAAGAAGGTGAGATTTCGTTTGGTCTTGGTAAAGGAGCTTTCGGTCGCCCAGCTTTTAGTATAAGTGGTCTTTTTGATAGTCAAGCAAATACTAAGTTTAGAGGTAGAGGATTATCTGGTAAGATTTACTGGATGGTTGACCCGTTGTCAGAATCTTCTGATACCAAAATACCAGTAATGCTACGAGAAGAAAAGTTTGATACCCAAGTTCGAATTGTTAACGGAAAGCAAGAAACTATTTATCTTAACAATAAGAAAAATCTAAAACTATGTTTGGAATACGATAAAGAAAACAAACAATGGGTAAATGGAAATAAAGATGGGTATTTACCAAGTGCTGCCGAAGTTATCTTACATATATTAATGGGGAGATTCCAAACTGGTGTATCTAGTGAATTAAATGAAGAGGTAGCTGAGTTCTTTATACATAGTGGTAAAAATACATTATTGCAAAATCAGCCAATTACAACTGGTAATTTAATAAACACATTTGCTGCTAAGCAGCTGTATTATGGACCAGATGAAGATGGTATTATGAAACTACACATTGGAATGAAGGGCCCACATGGTGGATATTATTTGGCTAAATTTACACACGATGAAATATTCGGAGATAGTGAGGCTGCAAAAGAAAATAAACTTTCTGCTGTACATGCTATTGCATCTTAGATGCACTGGAATATAGATAAAGACTTTGTCAATACTGATTTGTTAGTAGACCTTACTGCAACAGATGGTATTTCTGCGTTCTTAAAACATATGGAAGATTTATATGGTGAAGGACGTAAAAGTCTGGAAGAATATATTAATCAAACTATATGTATTGCAGGATGTCCTCAATTATCATTCAAGTTGTCAGACTTCTACAAAATTGAATATGGTGAACTATTCCCTAAACAATTTAAAATAGGTGCTTGGTTATTAAAAAACAAAAAGCTACAAACAGATACTACTGAGCGCGTATTTGAAAATCCTTTTGTTTTTGCAAATGGTGTTTAGGTTGAAGGTGGTAAAGTTGCTTAGAAAACTGAATAGATTATAAATACATCCACTCAAACTACTCCAATTAAGGAAACTGTTGCTGCAAGTGATGTTAAATTTGAAGTAGCTAGTGATATAAAATTCGCAATGTTGACAGAACAAATTGGAGAAAGATTAATGAATGCTGGCATGACTCGTGGATTCAAGATGGCAAAAACCGATGACGAACGCAAATAGCTTTTCGCTAAACTCAACGAACAAGCTGGACCAAAAAGTCACGGTGGAATGCGTGAACGTATAGTATTTAGGATGCCAGATGAATCAAAAGGCCAACAGTATGCATTAGATTTAGCTAAATAGCGAATAGCTGAGTTCTTAGAAGAATATAAGAAACTTCATCCAGAAGCAACATATACACCAGATAGCATTATTATGCGTTCAACAGCCGAAGCGATGATTAAAACAATGTGGGCCTTCAAAAAAGGTATGTTGTTTTTAGATTTATACAACGATGGTACTGGTAATGTATTTGTAGGTAGAAATCAGATGTATGAATGGGCAAGGCCTGTAAGCGGTGTATATTCTACACAGGAACAAAAAGGTAAACTAAATGAAAAAGAAGCAAAATCATGGCTTACTGATAAATTAGGAATACCAGAGCATAAAATTGTAGTAAGAGATGCTGTAATGCGCTCTATGGATGGAGTAGAAGTATTTGGTGTAACACAAGTAGTTGTTGATAAAATTGCTGGTGAAATGGTCGGAATGATTCAACTATCAGAAGATGGTGGAAGTGGTCTACATTATCATGAAGCATGGCATTATGTTAACTTACTTATGCACGACAGCAAAACACGTGAAGATATTTATAGGTCTTATATCAAATCACATCCTTAGCTGAATAAAAAATATGTCACAATAAAAGAAGTAGAAGAAGCTATGGCAGAAGATTTTAGAATGTACATGGAAGGTGTATATGATAAATCTATGTCTGGTAAGATTAAAAAATTATTTAATGACATCTTAGACTTTGTAGTATCACTATTTAGTAATCGTAGAGAATATAGACAAGCATTTAAGAACATCGAAAGTGGTAAATACGCATCCAAAAAACTAGACTCTAATTCTACAAAACAGTTTGTTAAAGCATATCAAAATGGTGCATTTGCTATAAATTATGATATATTAGGAGCTAGCGATACAATAACTAGTATTGAATCAATTACTAGTCACCAATAGGTATTTGAAGCAATGGAAGCTGTTGTTAATAGAATCATTCAAACACAAGACATATCAACCGTAAAGGCCATGAGACAATTAATATCAAAGAAGTCGAATATCATAAACGACACAATTGATGATATGTTAGACATGGCATCTGATGATTAGATAATAGACATTTTGAATGTATTAAAAAAGAATCCAGAAGTTATGCGTCACGCTGTTGCGGAAGCGTTCTCAGATTTAGGAATACGAGTAAAGATGAAGAAGCGTGAACAAATATAGAAAGATGGAGAACCAATAGCTGACGACGCTACTGATAAAGAGAATCATCCAGATAATGTGTGGGATATATATGATTTGTCACTATCTAAGAAAGACGGTGCAGCAGTCAGAGCTAAAATGTTTTTTAGGTCTATACCACAAATGAAACGCGAATGGAATGGAGACGGTACATACGATGATGTATAGATGTTGGATAAATATGGCTCACCAATAAGTGTTCCGTTTGATGAAGTGTGGAACAAACTATTGGAAAATTTATATACTGCGTAGTCACTAGATGCTGTTGATAAGAAAGGAAGATACTTAGAAACATCAATGATGGGTATGATATAGAATCTTGCAAAAACAGATTGGTTCTTTGCAGCAGTATATGATAAAATATAGCAATTAAGTAATGACGGAGAACATGGCGATATAGAACTTAGGAGTTAGATTTTCTCAACAATTAATTCAAGTAAACCTCAGGTAGCTAAGGTTTAGTTGAACGACCCAAAACGAAGTGCACAGGATTCATACGACCCATTGTCTATATAGCTTGAAAATTTTGATTATGAAGAAGATTTAGGTGTAGTAGATGATAAATATAGAGTTTGGACTTTAAATGACAGCAATGCACTAAAAGCTTTTAGAAATATACCAAGGCGTTGGTCACAAACACTAATGACAAATGGAATGTCTATGTTTGATAAAAATAGTGGAAATGTTGTTGTTAATCCTAAGTTTATAGAATCATTACAAAAAGTATATATTCCTCTGAAAAACGAATTATCTAAATATTCACAAAACCAAAAAAATAAGAATACAGCACAGCTAAGTAATTAGAAGGCTACTAAATTATTATTTGGAGAAGATGGATTTAGAGCAAGAGTTATTCAGCTTTTAAATATGTTAGGAATTTAGGCAGACAATGGTTCTTTGGATATGTTATTAGCAAATGATGATGCTGTATCGCCAATTCAACAAATTGATAGATTAAAAGGATTGCTTACAGAAAACTCTACTGGTGGTTTAGGTTCTATCATAGGTCAACTTATTAAGTCTTCAAATAAAGACGTACTAATTACCTATGGAAGAAGTAAAGAGCGTCAGATTGATGAAATATTTAACAATTATCCTGAAACATCAGATGTTGCAAAATTAGCAATTGCTTGGAACTCTGTACACCCAGCTTCTGCTGAATTTAGCGTTAGGGGAGCTAACGGAGAAACATTATATCCAGTTGGTCAAAATAACTTCTTAACTGACCGTATTGTAGAAATGCAACAAGATAAGAAGTTCTTACGAGAAATGCAGAAATCTCCATATTGTAGACATTCGCTGTTAGCTGGTGCTGCTAGTAAAGCGGACATTAAAAACCATAATACATGGATTAAAATTAATGCTTTTGTTGGTATAGAAGATGCAAATAATTAGGTCGGAGCAGATTATTTTGGTATAACTCCAATGGAAGATTATATAGCTAAGATGACAATGACTGAATTAGATAATATAATTCTACCAACGATGGCTGATAAGAAAACTTGGTATTCTTTCAAGTCGCCAAATATCTAGCTTTCTCATGATACAATACTCTGTGGTCCTGTACGTAGCATTATAAATAAATACATTTATGATGAATTTGGTAAAGAACATCCAATTGAGGAGGGAGAGAATAAATATCAATGGAGAAAAAAGGCAAGAAATTGGTTTTATTCATTAGACGAACAGTCTCAATTGAGGCAAGATATAGAGAAGAAAGCACAAGAAGAAACTCAACAGTTGACTAATGAACATGTTGGTTATAATAGATTTTCATCAAGAACATTGAATATTTTTGCTGGATATTTTATGGACGAATTAAATTCTCTTATATAGTATTACAGTAAAGAACACATATAGACGATTGTAAAATCACCAAACAGTAGACTTGCTAACTTTCACGGTAAAGTAGAAAATGGAAGAATGTAGTTTGGTGGAAATGGTGGACTATTTAGATATATGTATGATGTATTTGATGAAAATGGAGCAAATTTAAATCAACACTTAGATGCACTGTTTCAATTGTAGAAAAAAATAGAAGCTGGTAAAGCTAAAAATAAATCTGCAAGTGGAGATAACATTTATGAGAACATCAATATAGACTTCATACCAGAGCGTTCCGATAATCTTGATGGATTTGAACTAATTCGTGAATACTTAGAGAATTTGAAGAACAGGTGTATTTCTGGAAGCAGTATGTCAAATGAACTATTAGATAATGTTAATAGTTAGCTTATAAAAAAGACATACTAGGAGTTGGATAAATTATCAAAAGATGGACCTTTAAATTTAGTAAAATACAACAGGTCAACAGATTCATATCTACCGATTGGGCTACCAGAACACATGTTAGATAAATACATTACTACTCTTGGTGAAAACAATATAACAGAAACTGATTCTGCATATGATAATGAAGATGCTATAACACATGCTACATTCTCTTTAATAGCTAATCATACTGTAAACTCAATAATATCTACAATAGAGGTGGAAAAGATATTTACAGGTGACCCAGCGTTATATAAAGAAAAATACGGTTCTTCTACAAGTAAAGTACACATTCAGTAGGAGAAAAATGGATACGTTATAGATGAAACGTTTGAGGTTAAAAACTGGGATGATGTTTATTCTGATAAAATTAAACGTTTAGGCTCTTCATTGTCACCAGGTGCCAGAATAAGGGTACAATACTCGGAAAATGAGTTAAAAATGGACCCAACATTAGGTTCTACAAAATATACTAATCTTGTTGTAGAAGATATAGAAATAGCATCTACATATCTAAAAGAAATTGAAGAAAACTTTAAAGTTCAGTTACTTGTAGACTTAATTAGAACTGGTAAATACGAAGGACTTAATGATATTTTAACAAAGCGAAATACAACTGTTCAAAATCTTATAAATGAAGTTTATTTTAATAAAGAAGTATCTAACGAACTGTTTAACGCTCTGCCTCAAATGCAGAAAGATGTAATTAAAGCGAAATTATAGTTATAGACGAATCCGTATAGAGAAATAAACGTTTGTGATGCATAGGTATTCATCAGGCCTGCATTATATCGTAAGATTCGTATTGGACTTGGAGAATGGACTTTTGACCCAGACGAAAGTGGATATAGTGATGAAATTGCATATTAGATTATCGAAAACGATGAAAATGGTGAATGGATGTAGAATGCTGAAAAAGCAGCAATGGTTAATAGATTTCAGGCATATCCATTAAAAATGTCATATGTTCACAATAATCCAAAACAGCTTTCTAAAAATACAAATATCAACCTAAATGTCCTAAATAAGCAAGCTATTTTCCCAATATTTAAATATCAACGTTCTACATCTGTTGGTAAAGCTTTATATGATAGGATGAATAAATAGGACAATGAGCTTGATATGATTTCATTTAAATCTGCTGTAAAGGTTGGTCCTGTGTAGAAAAGCTTTGTTCCTGCTGGCGGAGATACTACTGAAAATGTTTTATCAAAACTAAACGAAAAGTTTAACCTGAATAGTAATGCTAGTATTGATTATAGTTCGGACATCACAAGGGTTACTGATGATATAAATACACTACCAATAGAAGTTTAGGATTTAAGATATTTACGTATGCAGTTAAACACTCATGCGCACGAATCAGAAGAGCGTGCTATTGGTACGTAGATGTTTAAATTAGCATTCTCTAACATAGAAGATTCTGAATTATATGGTCTAAATCGTGATGGAGTTACTCCAAAAACAGGTGCTGAAACCAGGGCTGATATTATGCGCTGCATCAATAAACTGACAGAATTAGGAGCATCTAAAATATCTGCAAGGTTTTATAAAGACGGAAAATTAGACAAAGAAGAGGTTAAACGTTTTGTAAAATCAGTTGTTAGCAGTAATGGTCTTGGAGCTATTGCTGAAAGTATATTTGAACAAGGTGGAGTTGCAGCTGGACTTACATCACGTACTGTATTTGAAAACAGTATATCTTCTATTGTAAATGCAGAGGTTATTGATATTAATACCAATGGTGGTACTGCAATTCAGCAGTCTGTATTTGGATTTGCTGGTGATGCTGACGTTATTACAGACGAAGGATATACTTCGTTTAACAATGGTCGTGAATTGAAGTGGCACAGAGCTGACGGTTCTACGGAAGTGTTGTTGAGTGCTAATTTCTTCAAATCTGTTGTACCAAAAGAATATCAGAATGATTATAACACAATGCGCCAATGGTTGTTAGATAATAATATTATTGGTGACAACGCAAAACCATTTGGTGTAGCCTATCGTATACCAACACAGGGCGTATCTTCAATGATTGCAATGCATGTTGCAGACATATTACCAGAACAATCTGGTGACTTAATTATTGTACCAAGAGAATTTACAGCTTAGACTGGTTCAGATTTTGACGTAGACAAACTTTATATAGCAACTCTTGCATATAATAATGGTGAAAAAATACAAGAGGGTGATGAAGACTTTGAAGCAAATGGGTATGCTAATACGTTGTTACAACATTACATTGATTTAATATCTGACGATAAAAACTATTCGAATGCGAGAGGTTCTATTGATGTTATTACTTCAATGTTATAGGACGAGTTAGTTAAACCAGTATTGACAGAGAAAAGAAAAGGATACATTGGTGGTATGGACCAATTGTTACCATCATTCCAGTCTTTGCGTAAACAAGAGTTTTCATCTGGTAAATCTGGTATTGGTCCATTTGCATTAAACATTACAAACTTAGCTTTAACTCAATATTCACATCTTACGTTTAATTACGGAAAAGATGCAATAGGCAAAGGTGGTTATGATTTTGGAGACTTGGACGCAATATATGGACAAGACGATAATAGAATTTCTGACTGGCTTTCTGCTATGGTAAACGCCAATGTAGACGTAGCGAAAGACCCATACGTATTTAGTTTGAATGTAAATAAATTTACATATAAATATACTAACTTCTTATTAAGAGCAGGAAAAGGTCTATCTACGTTTACACTACTTGCTCAACCGTTATTAAAAGATTATGCAAACTTAGTAAATAATGGAGGCGGTATATATGGTAAGAACCTAGATGAAGATTATGAAAGTTCTAATAACTATACTTCTGCACGAAAAGAAGCTCTGAAAAAAGTTGTAAATAGAACTGTTTCCAGATTACGCGGAATGATAACTAAAAATAGTGAACTATTTACAGAAGAACAGCGTGCCACCATAATTGCAGCTGCAAATTATTTTGAAACTATGACAATGTCTAATTATCAAATAAGGCAGAAATATGGCGAAGATGTACCAAAATTTGAGTATAATAAAACAGAGGTGTTTGACATAGATTTAGGTAAATAGTCAATTCGTGATAATACATCTTCTAATTTAGTTAAAGTAGCTAATAGCTTAATATTCCAATTGAAAGCTATAAAAGCGTTAGAAGATATGGACAAATACGCAACAGCTTTATCAGAACTTGTTAGTAACTCACGTATTGATACCAAAAAGTTTGGTAATACCATTGCTACACAAATTGATTATAAAAATACATATTCAAAATTTAGATATTCATAGACATTATTTACAATTAATAACTCTGAATTTAAAGAAAAAGTACCAAAGAAAAACAACAACACGTTAGATAGAGATGCTGAATCAAGAATGGCACTTGCTGAATATTTTGATAAAACATTCTTACATGATAAATTAATGAAGGCCACTGGTTATACAAAAGACATCCTTAAAACGCAGTTATTTACAGCCACAGATATATTTGAAGATATATTTAAAGCAACAATGATTAAGTTTTTCGGTAGTTCTATTGTAGATACTGGCAATGGAGAAATATAGGTTTATAATAAAAATTATGATAAAAATCTAATTAAAAATATGACAAATGCACTAGATAACATTATGAGATACAATGCTCTTGCTAATTATGGTGCAGGCATGTTTGATGATGTTGTTGACAGATTTGGTATTTCACCGTTAGACTTTACAATGAATGGAGATAGAAATGCTGTTATGCAAAGAATGCGTGATTTAATTTATGGAACTAGTGAACAAAAAGATATATTCAGAAGAGTAGCTGAATTAAAAGACAATCTTAGAAAAAATTGGGACAATCCAAAATACGAAGGTTTAGTTGATGATAATGGTGACATTACCAATGAACTATTGAACTTTTTACAAACAGCAACTGAAACTAAAAAATATAAAGTTGGAAGATTTATCTTAGCACAATCTTAGATGAATACAACAAGTAACACAAAGCGTAAATTAGTTACTGCATTCAACCAATTATTAGTCTCAGAAGATGATTCTATAAGACATCTTGCAGAAGATTTAGCTTTTTATGCATATTATTCGTCATATGACCAAAATGTTGTAAATTCATTTTTTGAACTTGTACCATATTCTCTACGTAGACAGTATGATACGTCATTAAAACGTGCTTTAATTAGGTCAAATGGCTCTAAAAATAAATCGCAAGCGTTGTCTGCTATCTTAAACACTCCTGTTTCTGATGAAATGTCTGATATAGATATTGTAAATAGTTCAGTAGATGCTATAATAGATACTATTTCTAGAAACTATTGGTACGATGATTCTATTGTAACTCCTGCATATCTATCTATGCAACGAGACAGCGGTTTATAGTCTAGTGGTACTGTGCGTATAGGTTCTACTTATGACAAAGATAGTAACAGCTAGTTTCCTATTGCATTTACTACAACAGATTATAGTCAACCATATGTAAAAATACGAAAGAATGGCACTACGTTCTTGTATAAACAAATAGGAGAAGTTACACGTACGTATGTAAAAGAAGGTTCTGATAAACTGACCATCGCTGCACCTCATAATATTTACATTATGGTACAAAAAGCTGGTATTAGAATTGGTAGAGTTAATATGTATGAGTTATATGTAAATGATGAAACTCCATCTATTTATGAAGACAACCTGCTGCCACGTGATGCAGCGGAAAATCTTGTTCGTAAAAAGATAGACGAAGTTGTAGAACGATACAAAAAAGGTAAATATATGCTTGAAGTAAAGTACGCTGGTGAAATTCCAGTAACTAGGCGTTCTTCAAACTTTGATGTATTTAAGCCATCTGTTGAATAGGCATCTAAGGTAGGAACAGTAAGACTGTCTAGTGCAAAAGACAAACCTGAAACTAGTGGTCAAGCACAAGCTGATGTAATTATTAACATTACAAATAACAAAGAACCTACAAATGTGAACAAAAGACACGCAAAGAAAACTGTAAACATATCTATGAAGGGCGAAGATATTATATCTAAAATTCAGAATATAACAACAGAACCTGCGAGTGTACACATTACAACAGATATGGCAGATTATATGATTGATATTACAAAAGATGAAGTTGACTTGTTTATAAAATAGCAATTAGATGAATTTGCAAAATCAATAGAAGATTCTGATAATAAAGATGAGCAATTAGCAGCAAAAAAAGAACTATTAAATAAACCAGGTTACGCAGAATCTGCTGTAAGGTCAATAAAGATGAATAATTTCATTAATTACTTATTACAAAAGCTTGTAATTGGTGGTATAGAAATAAAACGATTAGACGCTTCTATTAGAGAAGGTAAACAGTCTGTTGCAAATGGTATTGTATATGCTTCTTCTAGAAACGGAAACCTTTTTGATGTAATAGATAAAGTATTATTTATATCGAAAGATATTTCATCTAAGAATAAAAAGTTGCGTACACTATTGAAAAAGCTCAATGTAACTAGAAAACAGCCTAATACTTCAACTAATGAAGTTGAACAATTACAACAATTGGCCGACAATCTTGCTGAACAAACATAGGTTGTAGAATCAATTGAATCAATACCGAATTTACCAAAGCAAGAAGCTGTTGAAAACACTGTTAAAAAAATTCAAAATACACAACTTGGCGGATTATCGTCGTTATTATCTAGTGGTGCTACATATAGCGAAGTTACCGATTATGTTGAAGCAGATACAAATGAAACATAGATTACAGAGTAGACGATAACATTCGACGATAGTGAATTTGATGAAGAAGCAATGAAACACTGTAAAGGAGAATAATAAACGATTATATTATGATAGCATGTCCTAATTTTAGTAATCCCGAAGTAGCGAGGGAATTTGAAGAATTAAAAAACGCTACAAGCGAAAAAGCAGCCTATCATATATGGTCGGCTAATAATGGTAATAGTATAGACAAAGCCCCGAATGGGGCTGAGTCTGTATTATTTAAAAATTTACTTGAATTAACACAAGGTAATGTTGTTGACGCAATACGTCTAAAAACAAATATTTATAAGAATAGTTTTAAAAAGTGGTTTAGTGGTGATGGTAAATTTGATGATACAAAAGGTTTCTTCACAAGCGAAGGAGAACCTTGGTCTGATATATTAATACGTGAAAAAGAAACATCTGAAAGTAGTACTGAATTAAATAAAGGTGACAAGAAACTTACTCTTAAATCTATACACAAAGATGCTGCTAAAACAATAGCCAATTAGGATTTAGATAGTCTTATTACAAAGAGTGGTAAACCGTATTCTGCTATGGCGTTGTTAAAACAATTGTAGGCTTTGACAGAAGATAATACTACAAAAGAATATATAAACAAAATATACAAGTATTTTCAGAATAATGGTGATATTAGTGTATATAAAACTAAGTTTGATTTTGCAGAAAATACTAATTTGTTTGGGTTTTATTATCCTGGCGATAATACTGGTGTTGTCTTCATTAGAGATGGTATAAATATTAAAAATGGATTATAGGTACTTTTACATGAACTTGTACATGCTGCAACATCTCGTGCTTTACACGCAGATGAAAATATGGAAAAATCCATTGATAAATATATATCGCTACTTGAAGAATCTATGTCTAATGACAAAGAAGAACAAAAGTCATCTAAAAGTATATATGGATTTACAAATGCGTATGAATTTATTGCTGAATTTGTATCTAATCCAGAATTTGCAGAATTGTTGCGCACAATACCGTCAATTGAATCTGACAAATTTAAATCAGCGTTTGAACATATTTGGAATTATATACTGACTTTACTTGGTTTTGAACCCAAAAGTTCTTATGAACAAATTAAACCTATTGTAGATACAATATTTGATTTACAAAATAAGATAGGATTTATCGAATAGCCATATAGTGATAAAAATATCAAATCTGTAAGTGTGTCAAGAGATGAAAACGACAATGATATATTGAATACTGTATTCGAAGAAGAGCCCATGCCGATAAATCAATTCACACCTGTTGGTGAAAGTTCAAGCCTTATTGGTAATAATTTTAATGCATTATCTAGTGGTTCTGCTGTAAGTTCTTCTGATGTATTAAATGATATATTATCCAACAATGCTATATCATAGTCTCAACGTGAGTTAATAGAGATGCTTATTAAACACGATATACCAGTTAAATTTGGTAACTTACCGTTTGGAAAATTAGCAGAAACAGTTACAACAGAATACAGTAGTATAATTATTCTTGATGAAAAATAGCTAAAAGGTTTATCTCACGGATACGTCACAACGGTTATACTTCATGAGATTATACATGCTTTAACTGTAAATGCTCTAAATAATCCTAAAACAAAAGAGGAACTTGTATTTGCTAAATCTATAAACAAGTTGACAAATAAAGCTAAAAAACTATTTAACAAATACAGACAGCTTGATTCTGATGACGTTGCTTATGCGCTATCTAATGAAAAAGAATTTGCAGCAATGTTCATCACAGATGATTCTATTAGAACAGAAATACTTGGTTTGTTAAATAAAGATAATTCTTTATTATCAACAATTAAACATTTCGTAAACTCTCTTACTAAATTCTTAGTAAATAAAAATGTGTTCAACACAACAGAAGAAAAAATAAAGGCAGCGCAGAAAAAATTTTTACACTTTTTAGACTCTTAGCCAGAAAAAAATGATTCTAAATCTATTATTTCTAAGAACGGCCTATTGCCTACTCTAAATCATTTGGATTATAATACAGTATTAACACAAGCTGTATATGAATAGCTAAAATATATACGTACACAAAAGAATATAGAACGTAATAATTTAAAGTCATTTTCTGAAAAACGTAATCTAAAAGATGTTCGTACAGTATCATTTGAGTCAATATCTAACATGCTTGGTATTAGAGTTAATGCCATTCGTACATCATCACTTGAACAAAGCGAAAAGATAAAGGAATTAAATGCTACTCGTAGCTAGATAGAGATGCTAAATAGCTCCACAGTTAGTAAATATCATGCAATAACTTCTATATTACAGTAGGTTATACCAGATATATTAGACCAGCTTGATAAATTTGATGAAATTAACGAGAGTGGCAAAACGATAGACTCTAAGGAATATATGTTTTAGATGCACAGTAACATTGGAATGTACAATGAGGTAGCTAAAACATTAGATGAATTATTAAAAAACGTGTCAAATCGTAAAGATATAATTCAAGACTTCAAGGACAAAGTAAAAGATTCTGAACCTATAACAAATGATGATTTACAAGAAATACACCAAGATGTACAAAGATTGGTATCAGTAACAACTACTGGTATATCTACGTTGAACATTCTATTGAAGCGACTTGTTATTTCAGAATTAGAGAAAGTAGCAGATAAAACTAACTCAGTAGCATTACTGGATTATATAGATAAAATAAACTCTACTGAACAATTCTTAGATGACGATGTTAGTTTTTTAGAGCAATATTTAGGCTCTGCCGACTCTTCTGCAAATGAAATAGTTCGTATTATAGCACATCTTGTAACAAAAGCAAATCATGATGCAGATATTGAAGCAAGTGAAAAAATGTTAAAATTATCTAAACTTGCAGCGGATTTATAGGTAGGTGAAAGCTTGTAGGATTTATATGAATTAGATGAAGATGGTCTACCAACTGGTAGATTTGTTGCTTAGTTAAATTATGGTAATTTTCAAAAAGCAGATAAAGCAAACATATTAGAAGTAAATAGAGCTATTAATAAAAAATACAATCTAAAACTTGAAGATGATAATCGTGTTCCGCCAAAAGAAAATAGTGAAGCATTTAAAGAGTGGTAGAAGTTAAGAAACGATTGGAAAAAGAAACATACAGATAGAAAGTTTATAGATGAATATTATGACGCATGGGCAAAGGTTGATTACTTTACAAAGGAGGCTCTATCGTCACACAACGAGGCTATAAACTCAATATTAAATAAGCCAGGTATAAAAGATGAAAACGGCAATATTCATCTTGACAAACTATCAGATGATGATTTTGAACAATTAGAAAAGCTAAGGAGAAATAAACAACTACTTTACTCTGATTATGATTTCTTTGGAAATAAAAAGATAGAAGGTACTGTTGAGTATGAGATAGCTAAACAGCTTCAATAGTTGCGTGCAGACTTAGACAATATTAGAAAAAAACACGGTCAGGACCCTAAGAAATCCGTCACAAAAAACACAAAAGATTGGCAAGTAGCATTCGATACAATTATAGAACAGTGTGGCGGAAAGACCGAATTTTCTAAATGGCAACGAGGCGAAGATAATGAGTTTGACGAAGTTACATTTAACAAGTGGAACTCTCGCAATTCACAGCTTGTATTCAAAAAAGATGAAAACGGAGACGCTATTGTATTTAAAGAAATAGAACGTATTATGCACGCATAGAATATTGACTATGGTGAAGAATACAATAACCTAAAAGAGCGTTCAGATTAGCTGTTAAAGCCATTTAAATCACCAAACGGTGAAGTCAACAATGAATTGATGCCAGAGTCTGTTAAAAACCTGCTAAATTAGATATATGAACAAATGTATCAAATTCGTAGGAAAAAAATATCAGAATCTAAATCTTTAAAAAATCTAAGTGATAAATATAAAGAAGTATTTTCTAAGTTTATAGAATTTGTAGATACTGATTATTACAAAGACTTATAGACAAAGTTGTGGGAAGCAGCAGACAATGACTATAACCTATATCAAGCTATGCTGTATGGGTATGGTAATATTAATGTGAATTACATTACACTATTAGAAGAATTTTCTCCATATAAATGGTTATAGAAAGCTTAGGCAATAGATAAAGAAAAATACATGGAATATCAACCAAATCAATATTGGATTGAGAAAACAGAAGATAATGCTTTATTGAATAAAAACTTTCATGAAGATGGAACTGGTAGGTCGGAATTACCTAAACATAATGTATACGATAACTCTAAACAATATAATAAAATAAAGAAAAATCCTAGATTAAATGCACTTTATGAAGCATGTTTAGAGGTTATGGAATTTGCTAACGCTAAGCAGACAAACCGTCAATATTCAGATAAATATCTTATGCCATAGGAGACTGGTACTCTTTATAGGCGTATAAAACGTCAGCCAATTGGGCAAAAGTTAGAAATAACAAAAGAATATCTGAAAGAATCCGTTGGTATCAATATAGCTCCACAAGACTATTTAAACTTAGGTTCTGGTGAAGCGGCTGATGATGTAGATTCAGAAGGTAATACCACAGACACACATACTATTGCTGTTGGTAAATATCCAGACGGAAGACAATTTGGTATTATACCGCAATATTATACCAGGTAGCTAGAAAATCCGTCACAGATTTCTGCGGATTTAATAGGTATGTTACAAAGGTATGTAAAAATGTCTTGTAGATACAATTAGAGGTTAGAAATTAGAGATACATGTGAAGCGCTCGTCGACTTCTTAGAAAATCAACATTTTAGAACTGGTGGGCAATTTAGTAACAAAACGGTTCAAAAAGATTCTAGAACATTTCATGAAGCATAGAAGTTCATGGAGATGTTTATGTATGATAAGAAGAAAACATCAAACAAACTGGCTAAAATAGCTTCTGGTGTAAAAAATGTAACTACGGCAATTAACTTAGGACTTAACCCAAAAGTAGCTGCTGTTGGTTTTCTAACATCACAATACTCTCACTTTATAAATCAGCTCACTGGTTAGAAATATACAGTTCGCGAAGGTATGGCTGCATTTAGGGAAGTTACTTTACATGTGTTAAAAAATGGTGGCGGTCTTGGATATATAGAAAGTAGAAATAGTAACGATAAATTACAATTATTACTTGAACGTCTAGATATGATGGAAATGTTTGAAAAAAAATATAGACTATCAAATCGTTCAAAGTTAATAAATGCAATTAATGAAAATAAAACTTTCGGCTTTCTTACAGCACAAGACTATTATTCAAAAGCACAAATATCGGTAGCTACTGTTATGTCTTTTAGGTATGTTGATGGGCAATTTATGTCACAGGAAGATATACACAATCGTAGATTTAGATTAGGTGAAGAAAAGTACAAACAGCTGTTATAGAAATGGAAACAAGGTAAATCTATGTATTCTGTTTTAACAGCTAAGGATGGTAAATTAGAAGTAGAAGATAAGTATAAGAAAGCATATGAAGCTGCTGAATTTATCGTTAAAATAAGGGCTCAAAAGTTTGCAGAAGCTGCCGATGGTATGCCTACTGAAACACAACGAGCTGCTGTTACACAATCTTGGATAGGTTCTTTTATTCTAATTCACAGGTAGTTCTTACCTATGATTATACAAGAAAGATTTGGAGAGCGTGTATACGATTATGATACATAGATGTATAAAAATGGTCAATTTAGAACAGTATTTAACATTGTTAGAGACCTAATGTAGAATAATATCTATGCAGGAGCTGCTTCTGGTGCTATTTTAGGAGGTGCATTTGGAGGTCCTCTCGGCTCTCTTATAGGTATAGGTACAGCTATGTTTATCAGAAATCGTGCACACAAATATCAAAAACAAGGTTTATTACAGAAAAAATCTTTAAAACAATTGTATAATGAACATATAAGTAAAGGAGATACTGAACAACAATATTTACTTTCACGCTCAAACAAAAAGAATATCAAACAAGTAATACTAGAATTGGCGATTTACAATTTGTTAATTACCCCAGTGGTAAATCTTATTTGTAAATGGGCAGACGATGACGATGAAGCGTGGTGGAAACAAATGCTTGCTTATATAGCTAGGTCTTTCCAATGGGAGTCATATACCCCATATAGAGGTAGTGAATTTATGAGTGCAATTAAATCACCAACAGCAAGTACGTCACTTACTGATAAAGTGAGCGATTTGGCGCAACAAGCTACGAAAAGCACTATTAATTTAGTGTCTCCACGCGGAGAGTTGCTATTTGACCCGTCACAAAACTATAAAGATTTATTTAATAATGAAGAAGATGAAGATGAAGATTTAGTAAAACGAGGTGCATATAAAGGTTGGAATAAAACAGATAAAGCTATGTTTAAGTTTTTACCAGCACATAATTTATATGAACAAGTTAAAAATTCTAAATCTAAGCGTTCTTATATGGAAAACCAAATTATGAACACAAGTAAAGTCGATGAAAACGACCCATACTTATTACAAATGTTTAGATAAAAATAAAGCCCCGACTACTCGTTGTGAGCAGTTCGGGGCTTTTTCATATACACTAACTAACAAATTCTTTTTAACCTTAAATCTAGCGATAACAATTTTACTAAATATCTAAGCGTATAAGTATGTTTATCTTTTACTTTAAATGTAAAACACAAACATCCATTTCTAACACTTTCTGATATAAACAATTCATTCTTTTTTATTTCTCTACGGATATTATTTAATTGTAGTAAAGACTGAATGTTAAAATAAAACGATATTTCGGTTTTATTCTGTAAAGCTATTAGTTTGTAATACAAACACTTCTTTTTAAAAAGTTCACTAAATTCAAATATGTAAGAGCATATAATTTTATCTTTTACATCCACTTACTTTTTGTTTAAGATGGTTCTAAATAAATCACTTTGTTGAGCGATTCCTTCTTCTGTTAACAACTCTTCGTCAATAACATCGTTGTCAGCTAATTCAGTTAACATTGCAGCTGCTTCTATATTATCAGCTTCTGCTTCAATTGTAGCATTAACTAAACTATCGTTTAAAACCTCTTCTTGTGTCATATAATTCTGATTCATAGATTCTGATTATAAATTTAATTGTTCAGCGCCATCACCTTCATAATACTCTCTTCTGTATGTCCAGAGAGTATTGTCTTGATGCCACTTTATGTCTTTTAGTGCTTGTTCTATTGTGTCTAGTCTACTATATACTTGGTCTTCTGTAAAACAAAATACACGTATACTATTATCACTTATGGTATCAATGGCTATAATATACCATTCAAATAGCCACTCTCCTGGCTCTTCGTTAAGTTCGTTCTCTAAGTACCACTCAATAGCTTTTGTATAAAAACATAATTGTCTAAGGTAATCGTATTCTTTCATACTTTCCTCAAACTTATTAATCTTTGCTGTGGTTTTTAGGTCCATCAGTATACACTTCTTATTTTCAAAATCGAGGTATAAACTGTCAAGTAAAGATTTACAGTTCACGTCCATGAACTCCCAGTTTATGTGGAACTCATGATATAATGCTGATTGTAGCTTTCCTTCTTCTATAAAAGGAGCTTCGCCATACGCTTTTCTGACCTCACAAGGGACTCGGAGAAGCGTTTTTGCTTTTTTATGTTTCCATATATTTTCGCTAATTTTCATTAGCTGTGAAGCTTGATATGGTGAGATTAAGATACGCTCGTCTTTTTGTTTTAAGAAGTCTATATAATCCTTCAACGTAGAGGCTATTTTAAGCCCCTCTGAGAACATCTTTTCATCCGACCTTCCTGTTGTACTATACGCTTCTTTATAAGCGCTTAGAACGACTTTATTTGGCTCTATTTCAGTGGTAGCAACTAATGCCTGACAGAACTTCTCCTGTTGTGCAGATGAAGGTCTACTTTTGTCCCACACTAAATAGTGTTTATGGAACTCTTCTGGCTGTAATAGATACTCATGTATCATGCTACCAAGTGCTAGTTGAGGTGTATTTTCCCCACTAGCTTCACCATTCAACATAGAATGCAAAAATGCTGGCCCTTTGTTTAAGAACCAGCCTATGTTGCTATTGGATATACGAGTTTTATCCTCGTAATATGGAATTAATATTTCCATTATTCTTTCGGAGTAAGGTTCATGTCTTCGAACAATTCATTAAATGAGATATTTGGATTCATATTAACCTCATCAATAAATGCACAGATATTGTCAAATATCAACTTGTCAAAGTTATTTTCGATGAAATTAACAACCAACTCAACTAACTCTTTGTTTTGAAGTTTATCCTTAACTACTTCTTTGATTACATCTTTCGGTGTTTCATTGAAAGATTTCCAGTAACGTATTCGAGAACACCTGTCTTTCATGTTCTCGTCTATCTTACTTTCATCGTTACATGTAAGAAGTAGCAGTATATTTCCAAACGTATCAGTTCCGTCCATCATAGAAAGCAATACTTCCATATCGTATCTATCTCCAACTTTATCTATCTCATCGAATATGATACAAACTGGTATGTCTTCCAGCATTTTTATCATTTCTTTAAAATCTTTCGGGTGGAAATATTTATCAATTAATATGATAGGAAGAGTTGACTCCAAAGCAATTTGTTTTGCCATAATTGTTTTACCAGAACCTTTAAGACCAGATAACATTACACCCAATACACCTTTGTTCATATTTTCATACTGGTTTAATACTTTTTGTTTAAAAGTATTATTCCTTTCCGTACTATATATTTTGCTAGGCATTATAAAGTTTGGCATTCTAACTAAAATGATTTCGCCATACTCGTCGATGTCGGCCTTATATACTTTGCTATTTTCTAATGAATATTCTTCACCACGAATGTTGTCCTTAAATCTTATTTCGTCTCCGTTTTTTATGAAGTTTTTTTGCATGATTTCTGATTTAATAATTCTTGAATCATTTCGTCTACCTGTTTGTGATTTCTCACTAAATAACACTTCATTTTACTGTTGTGTCTTTTCAGGTAGTATTTGAAAAGTTTATAACGCAAAGGGAAACTGTCGCCAATTAATCCTTTACACTCTACTACAAATCCTTTCCCGATAAAATCTGGTAGATATGTAATAGCTCGAATTTTTTCACCCATGTATTCAAACTTAGGCAATAGTTCAAAATGCTTTGGCTCATATTGAACAGGTATCCCTGCTTTCATAAAAGCTTCATAAGTATAGCATTCGAGTTTACTACGGAAACGTAGACCATACTTATCGACTCTTGTCGCATTTTTAACTCTCCCTTGACCTCGCATATTTTACAGAATAAGCTCCGTCTTTATCAAAATAGACATTAATTATCTCATTTGATTTTTTATTTAGTACACTAACAAAAGAGTGTACTTGTCCTTCGAAGAGTTGAACTTTTATCGTTTTTGTTTTTATTGCTTTCCAGCATACTAGTTCGTCATATAAATAACAACCTAGTCCACTACCGAGTAAAGCAACAAACGTTAATAAAATAAAATTAAACATAGTTTTCTAATGTTTTTGATAACCATTTGTTTACTTGGTCAAATCCATTTAGTTTTATTGCATCAGATAAATCTTTTGCTTTAAATCTTTTATGAATAAAAAATGCATCTAATTTATACTGTTTACTATATTGTCTAGCCTTCAACATCCCTGTTTTATCTCTATCGTATAGTATTACAATATTTTTCCACTTATTTTTTAAGTCTTCTAATATATCTTCTGGTATAAAAGAAGTTTCACTTGAAGCAGCTATTGCATTAAATCCCATCTCATAACAACACATAACATCTTTCAATGATTTTGTGATTATTAGTAGATTACCTCCGTCGATAGGTATTTCGGATAGTCCCTGAACATGCGAATTTGTCAGATTCGAACGCCATTTAGTATACTTCGACGCTAGTGGTCGATAAATCTTAAACTTATCTAACACTTTATATGCATACATAGGACTATCTTCTTTGTAGATTCCTTTGACGATTCTATTACAAAGAAAGTATTTAATGCTAAAAACTTGATATTTACGTAAAGTATTAAGAGATATATGAAATTGCTTCCAAAACCTCTTATCTACTTCCGTAAACGGTTGTCTCACTATTCCTATGTCTACTATATGTTCTACCGTAGAATACGTATGATTTTTTACTATCATACTTGGATTAGTTTTTTTGACTATACGTAGAAGTTCTTTTTCTAGCTCTTCTCGTGTATCTATTTTGGCCATCAACTTAACGAATTTAAATGAGTTACCTCCTTCGCCAGTTCCGTGGTCTTTAAAAAATAAACCTCCTTCTTTTCCTCTAAATATTGCAAATGATGGATTTTTATCTCCATCTCTTAGAGGTGAATTAATTAGCTTATTTACTTTAATAGAACCTAAATAATAAGTGTAAATGCTTTCATCGTCTAACATAGACAACAAATCCCGTAAACTCATGGTTATTGCGGTTTTTGTACTATACATTGACTTATAAGTTCTTAGTTAGTGTGAGTAATGAAGGATTCGAACCTTCCTAGTTCCTATATTATTACTCTAATTAGCCATTCTTTTTTGTTCTAAGCCACTCAACACTGGGAGGTGATGAAATGTGTTAGAGAGCTGTATTAAGCGCTTAAAACGCAAAAGAATGGCCTTGTGGAGGTAGTGGGATTCGAACCCACGTCTTTCAGAGTTATTATATGTTTTCGACATGCTTAAAATTATGAAGAAACATTTTGAATCCCAAATAATTACATTACATATACAGTTACTTTGGGTGGTTCTGTGTAATGTGCGCTAAATTTACTATTATTCAATTAAGCTGCAATTGACAAAATAACGTTGTCGGTTAATTTTATTGTAACTATATTTAAGAGCTGTTACAAGCTCTACATGCTTACATATCTTCCGTCTAAAATCAAAGCCAAATACCCCCATAATGCAGTAGATAAACTTGTTATCTCCAACCTCCATCCTCATAGATGGTCTGCAAGATATTACTTTGAAAACTTTTAAAATATACTTATTCGCGAGTTTTTCTACTTCTACTTGTTTTCTTTTCATACTCCACCCGCATCGAATTGTACACATTCTAACTTGGGTTAATTACACCAGACTGCATGTTGTGGTAACATTGGAGTCGAACCAATACTCTCCTTTTATGAAGAGGCTTCTGAAGCTATTACCTGAAAATTACGGATATTTTTCATATGTTATTTTTTTACGTTTCTTATTATATTTTATAACTAGTCTGATAAAATGCTTTGCTGCATCTATGTCAGTAAAATAGTCTAATACACTATAACCAAGTAGATGTTTTAATATAATGCATTCATCGAACGCCATTTGTGTTAAATGTAGTATTTTTCGATTGAATTGCTTCATACATACATCATTCCATTCATATATATGGTATCCATTTATTTTATAGAAGAATTTTACATATAATCCTAGCCAATTTCGCTTTAATATAACATAATGAACATTACCTTCTCCGTAATCAATCTTTTTAATTTTAAATTTCATATGAAATAATTTAAGTTAGTGGCAATACACGGAATCGAACCGCTAATCTTTTTACAAAGAAATCTCCAAGACTATTGCCTGAAACTAATACTAAGTTTCACAAACAAAACGTTTTATAAAAACACTCTGTTTGGTGACACGGAGGGGAATCGAACCCCTCTACTACAATACAACAATAAATAAGAAACCTATGATTAATCAACTTTTTTGTAGTTCCACATTCGTGTCAGTTGGGTTTTTACAGAACCCTTAACTGGATAGTTTTAGAAAGGCAGGTCACTATCAGCTGCTACCGTTTGTTTTGACTCTTCGTCAGCTACAATTTGTCGTTCGAAAGTGTCGCGAGCAAACTTCTTAATTTTAGAGTCTTCTACTGTCATTGGCTCTACAAAGATACCATTAGATGATACTTTTGTGTAGTTACGATTATCGTAAACTACTTTTAGACGCAAAGCTTTCTTTGTATTAATCATCGGGTCTAGTTGTTTCTTAACCCAATCAATCATCTCCTTAAAGGTACTAAAAGAACCTTCGATTGCAGGATAGTAGCAGTTTATAATCTGCATAATACGACCGAACTGCAAATCATCTCGACGTTGCAAATCTTCGTCGGTTTTAATCCACATGTTCTTTTCGTTTTTCCATTCTGTAATGCTAGCGGTTTTTCCGTCAACATCTTCGAAGATAAACTCTAAAAAATCTTTATCCGTAGGCGATTTACGCACATTTACTTCTTTCAAAGTTACGTTTTCGTTAATACCTGCGGGCATATAAGCAGAAGTAAATTCTTGCTCTTGTGTTACGGCTGTTTTCGTATTGTACATAATTATTGACTTATAAGTTCTAAATTTGTTTTTAATCTTTATAGATTCTATCCCAATACGTAGTGATAGAACCATCTTCGTTTCCAGTGGCGATTACTATATCTTTACCAGCAATATGCTTAGCTCTTGCTTCCATTATAGTTTCATCTGTACCTCCTTTAAAAGAGATATGGGTTTCATTTCCCTTGCGGTATATGTATCCTACTGCATCAGATAATCCACATATAATTTTACCAAGTTTGCCGACAAGGTCTATCTCCTTAGCGGTCACTTCTTCGCCATCTTTCTCGATAATGCTATCTTTGACGTGCCCGATGAGAATGAACTCATCACACAAGTCTTTAAACATATCTATAACCTTTTTAACCGCGTCTCGTAGATACTTATATCCAGCACCGCGAGGTAACGTTGTTACGTCATCTCCTTTCCAGTTCTTTCCAAGTTCGGTTTTCCTATCATTTATATTCTACTGTATTCGCAACTTACAGTACGCTTTCGCTGCTATATGTTACCATATAGATTAGACTATATCATCTCCTTTTGTAATTAAACAGTCAGGAGTCCCCCACTTCCACTACCGTTGGCTTGTAGTGTACTCTCTTTCGAGATAGTCGTTGAACTTTCATTATGATGTAAAATATATATTCTTTTTATTTTATCAAAAAAGACGTCCGTTGTAAATTTATTTTTCATTAAATTACATGTTTTACAACAAGGTACACAATTGTCTAATTCATACCCTTTTTTTGAATCAATTCGGTCTATTCCGTCACAATTTTCCATTCCACAATAAAAACAAGACGAATTTATTAATTTATACACATCCTCGTTTGATAAATTAAATTCTATTTTTCTACATTTTGCGTTTCCTTTTATAGAACCAATTCTTCTACGAAAATGTCTTGTTGCAGCATATTTATTATCTGCGATTTCTTTTTGTAAATCTGCGTAACATAATTTACAGCTTTTTCTATCTTGTTTTCCTTTTCTTCCAAATACAAATAATGAATCCGCTCTTAAAATACTATATTGTTTACATCTGTTACAAAATACTTTAAAATACGTTCTTTTTACTTGTCTTTGTTTATCATATGTTTCGTGGTCAATTCCTAATACTTGTATTACACCGAATGTTTTTCCTATATATTTTTCTTGTGTTTCTTTTTTCATAATGCTTAGCTTCTGATTTTCTTATTCTTAATAATACATATATAACGTACTATTAGGAAAAGAGGTTTCAGAAATTCAAGGGATTTTCATTAAATATTTCTACCTAATGCTCCAAATTTCAGAGTTGTGCTGCGAACGATAGACAAATATCTTCTAAACGCGTAGCATTGTCAATGGTTATATGTTTGTAAAAGTTTTTTCCTACTTCTTCATTTTTAGCGCGAATTGCTTGTGCAGCTTCGCCTAATTCGCTTATAGTTCTACATTGTATTGACATTGCATCAATAAACGTAGAACCGCCTTCTAGGTCTATAATCAAATTATTTTCTAGCTGTGCTACTGCTGACGTTTTGCCAGATTTAGGTAATCCGTATATAATTAAATACTTCGGATTTGTAGACTTAGCTGGAATTTTCGTTGTAGGTAATACTAACATGTATATTATTTCTTAATGTTAATTGAAATGTTTTTACCAGGAGCAAAGATGTCGATAATAATCTTCTTCTTAGGTTGCTCCAAGTTGTTTAGGAACAGTTCGTCTTCAAACTCTTCGTATGAATAAATGTCAGTTCCAATCTGAACTTCATCATCGTAGAAAATGATAATAGTTCCGTTGTTTGTGATATACTTCTTACCAAACTTAAACGGAAAGTTTGTCTTTGACTTAATAAGATTTACAAGATATGCAGCGTACGTGCTTAGACCATACTTAATACTCGTATTTGCCTTGAATGCTTCTTCTACTGCCTTATCTGTGGCTGTTTTGGTCAAATATGTGTTTGTATTAATTACATTATTAAGTATAATATTATCAAGAATCTTAGAATAGTCTGTTTGTTTAGCATACTTGGGAAAGTTGTTAGTCTTCTTGGTTTGCTTACTGTTGTTGGTAGAAGTAAAATTGAATGTGTAAAGTTTCATATATGTCAGCCTAATAAAAATGTTAATACTTAATGCAGTATTAACTCTCAATCAGATTATTGAACGCTAGGTCGTTTTCAAATTCTAGTATACATGGTTTACCTGCATCTCTATTTTTAAGTAAATGCATGTATACTTTATTATAAGTAGGTAAAGCGTTTGGACCATATTCTTGTATGTTCAATATTTCTGGTCGATGGATTACGAATACATAATCGCTTGCTTGAAATACTGCATCTGATGAAGAAATATCACTTCTCATAGGATAATGATGTAACGAGTTGTTAATTCGTTCAGGAGTTTCTATGTTTCTATTCATTTGAGCTATTTGTATAACCGAAGTGAGAGGATATTTTTTCGCTTGAATGAATACTTTTTCAAGTTCACTAATTGTTTCTATAACCGAACCTACTTGTTTTGTCAATAAAGTATGGTCATAGAATATAATGAAGTATTTATTCGTACCTTTTACGTACGATTCATAGAACTCTTTTATTATTTCACTTACTTGTGTGGCAGTAACTGGTACATCTACAAAGTAGATAGGATACTGCTTTAACTGATTGGAAACTTTAATGACTTCACTAAAAGTTTTGTCATCTAGGTCCTTTTCAGAACTATACAGAGTCGAAGTCGTTTTTCTAAGTTTATTAGATAGCGTCCTTCCAACTTGCCTAAATCCAACCATCTCTAATGAGAAATTAAGTATAATAATATCTTTATCCTTATTTAAATCAATTACATCGGTTTGCATCAAGTTTGTAACGCTTGATTTACCGCTTCCAGAAATACCTGCGATAGTATAAACCGTATTAGGTTCAATACCACCCATACATTGCTTATTGAACTTCTCCCATCTTGTTTTTAAAGAATCTATATCGTGATTTTTTCTACCTTCAATATAATTTATAGCTTCTTGTGCTACACTAGACATAGGTCTAATGAGCTTAGATAAGTTCTGTTCCATAGGATTGTGTCTGGGTTGTTTCTTCGTGGCGCATTTCTTCTTCAATTTCTTCCCACTGATGGTCAACTAACCATCTCCACATAGTCTTCATATAACCTAATTTGCCTTGTTGAGCTTTTTTAGCTAACTCTTTTTCAAGGCATTTGTTGATGTGTTCCGCCATAGTTTGGCTGTTACCAACGTAGGTATTATATAAATGTCTGCATTTATGTATATTAGTTCGAAGGTAACCTTTCGTTCCATCTGGTCTATCTACATAAACTGGGTACATCTCAAAGAATAAGTCAAAATAAGCTTTACTAGGTTTAATATAGTTGAGCAACTTGTCTGTTTCTTTGTATGTAATTGACCCACCTCTCTCTATCGAGGTGAGCAGTCCTTGTTGAACTAAGCATGATATTTCGTCATCGTCGATAAGGCTGACAATTCGGCGGACGTCTTGATTATTGGCTTTTTGATTCTTATCCAATACCATACTTAGGAAAAGTAATTGATTCAAATTTATTTTTTCTGGAATATCCAGAAGCTTTGTGTTAATTTCAATAATCATTCTCTTATACTCTAAGGTTACCGAGTTAATCATTAAATAAATCTAACTGTCTACATTCAAAAGCGTGAATAATTTTCTTCGCTTCACTAATATAATATAGATAGTTTAGATGTCTCTCCCCTATCGGCTTACTATCGAATTGGTTCAAGATTGTTACACCAGATTTTGTGAGCATATTAATCTCTTTTCCTTCTGGTGAAACTTTAAATAACGAATAATCATTCGTTGATGCGTAAAATCTATTAATACGTTGTACAGGCTTTTCTCCATGTATAACTTTAAACTTTCTGTCGCATTTTTGTGCCATAAGAAAGTCACAGATGTTTTCATCTTTCTTAATAAATTCTGACACTGGTTCTTTGTTTACAAAATAGTTTATCACCGCCTTTGGTATTACGGTTGGAGTTAACCCTTTCCCAAGGTTGGTGCTGGTGATAAACATACCTTTCTTTTCTATCAGTTTCTTGTCCCTAGACTGAGAGAAACCATCAATGACACCGAAATAATCATTAATTGCGTACTGATAAAACGCTTCGTATCTATCTGTTTCAAATGACAAGCGTGTCAATTGCTCTATTTCTCTAATACTCTGCCCTACTTGTTCGGCTTTGTCTTTTTTCGCAATATACACCACTCCGTCAGTGTTAACTTGTACAATCTTACAACCTAACTCTAATAGACGCTCCACTAACATTAACAGGACTAATTGTCCGTTAATTCGTATTTTAAATACTGACAATGGGTCGTACATCCAACTTGTCTCTTGTTGCATTTTCCCCGTAACAGCGTTCAAGGAAAGCTTTAATACTTTATCCTTCAACTTCTGTTTGATACGTTTGGCTTCTATGCGCTCATTGTAAACTGCGCTGTACACCTGCCAAAAATCTTTACCTAAATGTTGTGGTATCCATCCGTATTGTATAATAAAGGACGGATACATTGATGCTACATCGCTGTGTCCAATGTATTCATCTGCATTAGGAGTGAAGATTCTAGGAGTATGAATAGAATGTATTCCTCCTACTCCAATAGAATAGCACACATTTGAGAGAACAAACTTCTTCTCATAGCCTTTGCGTTCTTTTGTGTAGACGACTTGGGCTTTCATCTCGTCAAGAACGTCTTTTAAAATCGGATTTTTAAATTGTACGATAGGTAATATTACATCTTTTAATGCAATATAATCCATTGGACTGCTTAATGTTTTCACATATTCTTTGTCTAGATTTGTAGCTTCACAATACTTTTTCAATAGTAAAGTCTCACCAATCTTAACACCATCCATAGATAATGCATCAATGTCATATTCTTGTCGTATATATTCTCGTAATTCTATATCAGATTTTAATCTGTTTAATAACTCCGTAGTAGAATCAACATCATTAATGTTGTATGCAATCATTTCGTCAATTTCAGAATCTGCCAAGTTGTCGTTAAAATCTCCTGCATATTCTTTTACGTTAGGATAATGCATAGTTACTTGCATTTCCTTTAAGCCCACACGTAATTTTGAACTAAATTGCATTGTAAGTAAGTCCATAGAAGCAAAATTATACATGTACTTCCACTTCTTAAATGGACTAATGTCTTCCTCAGACGTAATTATTGTTTGTGAAAGATTAAAAATAGATTCAGCTACTCTCAATCGAGATTTTGTTTCTATTACGTTAATTATATCAATAATATAGTTTATAACTACATCATCGAAGTGTTTATTGTTATATCCACAAAATAGATAAGTATTAATATGAAAAAAATCAACTAATTCTCTTAGCTGATTCTTTCTATTACTTAACTCAAAAAAGTATAATCGACCTGTTTCTGTATCTTTACACGTACAATGAAATACGTTAGGGAAAACTTCTATGTCATAAGTAATGACGGTTTTGTTTCGTATAATCATTGCTTCAAGAGTCTAAATTATGCGGAAGATAGAGGATTCGAACCTCTGAGCCATTTCTGACTGACAGTTTAGCAAACTGCTGGTTTAAGCCACTCACCCAATCTTCCAAATGTTTATAACAATCCAGTTCTTACCGCATGTAAACTACCAAGGTGGTCTGTAAATGATTTATTACAGCTCCTATACCCCTCAGGTGGTGCGCGCTCCCACGCTCAAATTGCTATAAACTAAGACTTAGTGTTTTATCACATAGTCTTTGACGTGGTACTTCCACCACTTCTTTTCAACATTTAATTGAATAATTCGCTTTGTGCTGTCTGTGTCATAATAGAGCAACTGCACTGGTTTATACTCACCAGTTGAGTCAAGTACTTCACGTAAGTCTGTAACTCTGACATTCTTCGCTGGAAGACTATCAACCTCCGTTATTACTTGTTTAACCTCTGGACTGTCTTGTTGAAGAACAGAACCATAGTTGTACACAGCTGCTCCTGTAATGTAGACCACAATGGATGCTAACATACCTAGAACAAACACTTTTACAAAATTGATTTTTTTCATCTTTTTGTTGTTTGAATTTATTAAATGTTACATTGAGACTTATGTCTCTCTGCGCGGAGAAGGTAGGATTCGAACCTACGAGCCGTGTTACCGACCGACGGTTTTCAAGACCGTTGCATTTAACCACTCTGCCACTTCTCCAAATGCTCTCCCGTCGAAGAGCCAAACAACAAATATACTTTCATAAGCATCTAGCAAAACAGTACATAGAATTTGATTACCGTACTTATTACGGAACTTGTACTTGCTTCACACGCTAATCATTCGATGGTCAATTCACTTTACGTATCTATAAGTTTATGATAAGTTTACTTAAAGAATTATTACGTATTGCTACTTATGTTTCACGTGTACTTTAAGGCTGATGTAGACCATTATCAGCGTATATTTACCTATCTTTGTTGTTTATATTATTATTCGTCCACAGCTATTAACTTTATCGTAAAACCATGCTGAAATAAAACCTTTTGTGCGATGTTTATCTACAATTGATTTAATTCGTAACATAGGTTTACTGTTAATATCCATGTCGTTTATGCTTTTTGTTGCTAACTCTTTTATTTTAATTTCAGCAATATGTTGTGAATAATTAGACCCATTATTAATGTCTGAATATATTCTAAAACGTATAGAATTGAAAACATATGTTGCTTTAACTTGTTTTTCTATACGTTGTAATGCTTCTTTTTTACGATTTTCCCATTCAGGTAAGTACTGGTTTGCAAATAAATCTCTATCATCACACGGCTTAGGATTGCGTTTAATCCATTTATTTAGCTTGTGTTTAGTATAAAGTTCTAGTTTACACTCCCCCCTTACCCCCCATAAGATACTGTTCTTTTTCGTAAGTTCTTTCATCTCTGAATCTACTCTGAAATAGTCCGTTTGTGTACCCCACGACTCCTGGCGTTCTTCATAGTTGTATTGTTTACCACTAGTAAGCATATACCAAGGAGTTTTTCGTTTAGTGTTTTTATGTCCACTGAAACTTTTTTTAAGAAACTTCTCTCGTTTTTTCTTAATGTTTTTATAGTTAACGAGGAAACTATACCCTTTTGGTTGCATTTCGTTTTTCATTTTGATAATGTTTAATACTGTTTATTTTCGTTTTAAGACACTCAAATCAACAAATCAATAGATTAGTCCAAAAATAAATTTGAGTGGCACAGAAGCGCTTAAAATAGCCTTAAACGCGTTGTAAACTTAGACAGAGTCGAACTGTCGCATAAAGCTGGCCCGAAAACCATAAGTTTTTTCATAGTTTGTATTACAAAGCTGCGTAAATCTTAAATTTGTCAGCAATATAGTCGTCTTTTATTTCAATTGCTGTGTGGTCGTTAAATTCTTTTAGGTTTGCATCAAACTTATTAGCCAACATTTGTTGTTCCTTAATAAGCTGTGCAATCTTTGCAGAAGTAAACGTTTCTGTCTTAGAAAGACCATTTTTGCCCTTTTTAGCCTTTTCAGAAGGGTTAATTGTAGAAATCATCTTCAACTGAGCAATAGCTTCCTTCGCTTCACCAGCGGCAAAAATGCTATAATTGTTGGTCTTCTTAAACTCTTCATAGTCGAAAGTCGTAATTCCATTGTTAAGGTAATTCAACATTGCCTTAATAATGATACGTTTTTCAGCCATCTGTGTTATTTCGTTGTATAGAGCTTTCAGGTCATAACCAGAACCTAGACCTGAGGCCTTAGCCTTCTTAGATATTACATTTTCAGTACGGATAATCTTCCAATACTTAGTAATATTAGTGTCTAGTTCCTTACGAATGTTAATAATATTTGCAGAGTTCAAATTGATGTTCTTATTCATGATTTAATAATTTTTGATGTTAAACTTAAAAATAATAATACATGAATTTGAAAACCGCTTTACCTTGTTCCTTTATTAGGAGTCGCACCTAATATATTATAAAGTTGTTCCGCGGGGAGGCACTTTCCGCAGGAGTAATCCCCCCCTTTCTCCGCAGAGAATGGAATAACTAATATAATGTTTTGTTTTGGATATAACTCTTAATTGGCGAAATAAGAAGTTTAGTATTCGTTAATTGTTAGCTGGGTGTAGCTTAACCTTCGGTACAATTCACATACACCCCTGACCGCAGTGAGTGCTAATTCAAGTTCCGAAAACCTATTATTCCTGTTTCTAACTCAATGTTGAGTTTGTCTCCAATACTATCTACAAAAGGAATTGTTTTTCTTATACCGTTTATGTTAATTGTAATCTCACGGTTCTCATTAAATGAAAGATTGTCAAACGAATGGGGCACCAGGCCTTTACCCTCTCCCAAGGTCTCCGTTTGTTGGTATCCAGCACTTTTCTGAGCTACGTGTGACCAGCAATCAAATAAGCGTCGTACTACACAATCGTAGTCTTTGCTACGAATGGATTTCTTTACTATCTCTAAGGATAAACCGTTGAGAATAGCCTTGTTGTTGAGACCGCTAGACATATCGACTAGCGCGTCCCATACTTTTAGAGCAAAACTGTCAAAAGGAATTTTGTCCTGACAGTTGATGAGTTTGTTCCACCAAATACAGTTTGTTTTACCTAGAACAATGGTACCAGATTCTAGAATAGAACAGTTTTTATACTTATCAGACTCCGTCGAGTTTTCAAGTATTTTCTCTGATATTTTGGGGTCAGTCATCAATACCTGGATTAACAGCTTGCTCGATTCCGAAACAAGCTTTTCCATCAGTCTTACTCCTCAGTCGTTTTGATGTTAATGTTAACCTCTGTTCCACGCGACACAGGTGCGGGAGTAGAGTTCACCATCTGAGACATGTACGTTTCAACCTTCTTCTGGTTTTCGTCTATTGCTCGACGAGCCTGCTTAATTGCAGTTTCTAGCTCTTTAATCAAGCCTTCTGCTCGATTGATTTCAGCTTGGTTCATGCGATTGAGCATCGCAGCCAAGTTTTCAGGGTTTGCGAAGATAACATTCTTGTTGTCACCACGCAATGACTCTTTCAGTGCGTTTTCGTTAACCTCACCTACTTGCGTCATGTTGCTGTCAACAGGCAGCACAACCTCATCGTCCGTTCCCATATTGAAGATAACAGAATTGCTACCATCGGGGTTGGTTACGAAGTTGATGTTTACAACATCAAAGTCTGTCATGCGATAACGATGAATTGTCCTATTAGGCATCAAATCAACGTTACCGTTCTGCTTAGTTTGTAGTTCACGCTTAATGAAATTGGTGTCATGTTCACGCAATTCTGCTTTGAAATATTGACACCCAAAGAGAGCTCCTATGTTAGATAGTGGCTTGCGATTGTTCGCAAGTGCATTAATATTAATTTTTTCCATTTGTTTACCTTTTTGAAATTGTTATTGATTAACTAACGTAAACGCTAGTCGGAATTAAAAAAGAAGTGTAGTGCAGGCTCGGTGGCTCGACGCACCGACACACAAGTTTAGAATAAGATTCGGTTTAACCGTTCTAATGAGAGGTCGTTTACTATTTCAACAAACAAGTATTATATATCCTATCTATAAATAGTATGGAAGTCAAATACAAGGGAATCCAATGGTAGGATTAACTTAGCCTAATTTTGTTTACTTTAAACTTTAAATGCCGAAAATGCACATTCAAGTGCTTGTATTTTGTAATTTAAATTCTTAAATAAAAAACTCATACAGAATGCATTACACCCTGTTTATAAGTTTAACCCACGAAAATTGTTTTGAAAAATTGTTACTTACTTAATAAAAATTCTCTCCACACTAACCCGTAGCGCTTTTGCCATTATCAGTATACGACACCGAAAGTATGGCGACATTGTCTTTTGTAAGACTATCGGTCATATCGTTGTTTGCAGTTTTCTCAGTTGCTGGTGCTTTCAATTCTTATTCGAGGTGGCGACCAGGCCTCTCTCAGCTATACTATAACGTAATAGCGACGTTTCATTATCGAACCATCTAGCCTTCAAGGGGTATCTCGGATGCTACGGCTGTTTCTTCTCTTGGATTTTGCTTCCTCATTTATTTTATCTCGCTTTTCATTGAGAAGTGCTCGAATACTTGGGATTTCAACCCTATCCACGCTTCTTGTCACCCACAACATTCCCTTTTAATGTACACAGACAGTGTACACTAATGAGTCACTAACTCCCTATCCTTATTGCAAGGACGTACTTAGGTTCATGTTGCTGCCCATCAATTAATGGATAACTACTCTATAAATCTATAAGGATTTGCTGTCCTACTTCAATTACCGTCCACGGTTACCTATTAATGTATTCACGTTCGGCGGCTCAAACTTAGACGGAAATCGTATAGTTTATTCTGTATAATTTTTTTCAAAGTCACGGTTGGCACTCAGGCTTCCGACTCAGCTCTTTCTTACAACGAAAGGGGCACCTATCGGGGGACACCTATTTTTGTTAAACATGTTATTTACTCTCATTTATGATGCGTTTATTTCATCTCTGGTTTGTTTGTATATATCATAATGCACATTATACATACTGGTTTAATTACTCCAATAGAGATATAATGATATTATTATAATAGTGATACTCCTTGATTATTTATTACATCAAAGGTTAATGGGTCTTCACTGCCATTGGCAATATGGTATTGGAACCGATAAACCTAATTTGGTTCGGCTTGATTGTATGCAAGCGTACATTTTTTGACTGTAACGTTGTCATCGTAGTGAATAATAGCTTTTTAGTTCTATCTATCTTATATGAATAACTTACATCTTCACCTCGTCTAGCCAGGTATATTCATATTAAATCAGTGTTTGTCCGCGCACTCGTTTCGCGTAGCCTTCAAGCTTGTTAGCCCTACTTCGCATTAAGAGTCTGCCCCACTCTCCTGGTTGTTTCACTTTTATATCCCGCATAAACAACAAAAGCCTGGCGGTCATGTATCATCATAAATCAGCCGTTTTACCCACTTACTCCCCTACGCGCGTGACGAGAGGCATCCGAGTTGCACGGAACTGGCCTTACATAGGCGGCATAGTTACGGTACACCTCGTAGGTATTATCCCCCACGATATTGTTTTACTCCACATATTTTTTCGCCCCTTCATAATGAGTTTGGACCTCATGAACACTAGGCTCGACAAATGATACTGTTATTAATGTTGCGTTTGCTGCAATAGTTCCTCAATTTATAAGCGCACATAAGCGCACTACCACTTATAAATCTTCACATATTAATAATTCAACTCGTGTTACGTTACAATACAATTTGTATCAAAAAGCATTGTGTACGATACGACGTCAATTTTTACACGGCTACCTATTTTTCAAGACCGTGGTTTACGTGCTGTTCCTTACGTGTACACCACGATAAGATTATCCTAGTTCAGCATAAAGGACTGCAACTGGTTTATACACGTGTAGGGGTTTTGATGTGTCACTCTCCCCTATACAAGTTGGTTTTTCACGCCAATCATGTCTTCCGTCCTACCTTTTGAGTATCTCGCCTTTTGAGAAGGTTAACATATTCTCGGACCAAGTAATTTTTGATGTTTGAGCGATTGTTGGTTAATGAGACCTAAATCGTCTTACTATCAGTCTTCCCATGTTGGCTCTTCTTTAATTGGAGGAGCTTGAATATCAGCACGCTGTACATCATACTGATACTTGGAAGGTTTTTTTTTAGGAGTTGCTATGTAGAGAACAGGAACATACAAAGTCTTGTTAACTACTCTAACGCGCTCCTTAACGCGCTTCGATGCTACGATAGTTACCTCTGGTGACATCTGAGGTGTAGCTTTCTCAGATTCCAGTTGCTTCGCATTAAGGTCCATTTGAAGGTCCTTAGGTACTTGCACTTTTGCCAAATCAAAGTTTGGTATTGGCTGTGCATAAGCTACATTTTGTTCTTGTGTAGCTACCTCTATCTTGTTTGTTGCTAGACATATGCCAAAGATAGCAAACGCTATGCTACAAATGATAGTTGTAAAGCGTTTCATAATTTTGATAATTTAGTGAATTTATTCCACACTTCTCTTATTCGACCGATAAACGTTTTTGGTTCATCGGTCTGAACTAGTTTTTTTCAGGTTCGCTTTCTACCTTTTCTAGCTCGGTGATGTTGCTTTCGCTGTAATTAATCATCTGCGAGAGCGGAGAACGGAATAAGTTGGTAATGATACCAGCGCGTTGCTCAACGTTCTTCTTCAAAGAAGCTAGCTTAGCTTGCTTAACTTCTTCGTCTGAATAATAGCTGCTTGCAATCACGTTGAATGTTTTTACAAACATCATTTCCTTCTTTTCGTACTCAGGAATCAACCTTGTAACGAACTCTTCTGATGCGTTCGTAACATAGTCAATTACGTCATCGAAGTGTACGATGTTATTCTTCTGAGTCTCAATCTTCTTCTCTTGCTCGGCAATAGCAACTTTGTTGTTCTTCTTGTCCTTTTGGAGAACTTTGAGATTGTCCTCTATCTTCTTGATTTCAGCAGTAGCTTGTCTCTTCTTGATTTCGCATGCCCAAGTTACGAGAATCTTGACATAATCAGCCACTTCTGCATCATCCAAAGTAGGCTCTCCTGTCTCCTTGATGAGAGTTGTGTTCCTAAAATGACAGAACGCCGAAATAGGGGATTTCGAAGTTGAAGTGGTAGTGTAAAGAAAGTTGCCAATACCGCTCAATACGATAGGTGCCTCCTCAACAGTTGCTATAACTTCTTTGAGCAACTCGATTCTAGTCAGCTGTTTTACAGCCTCCCTAGTCTCATCGGTTGCGTTCACATTCTTATACTCACGCATAAAAGCAATTGCTTGCTGAATGTTTTCGTGAATATTGTTACGCTTTGACAAGAACTGCAACAAAGCTGTTGCCAGCTCTTCTTTTGTCTTTACGTCCTTCGGGTCAAGCACTTTGCTTTCTACCGCCTTTTTCTCAGCCTTCAAAGCTTTCTTTGCTTCCTCAGAAACCTTCAAGGCTTTCGATTGCATTTCTACTACTCCGTCAACTGGTGCAGGTAGAGCGTTTTCAACAATCTCTACACCAACCATTGGAGCAATCTTACGAATATTGTCAAGCGTACCAACACGCATGCGTACGGCAAAATTGCTCGTACCGTTAACAACCTCGTTCATAAGAACTGCAACCTGACCAATAGCACTTACTTCGTTAATCATATCGACAGCCTCTTGGCTCATATGATAACGAACAGCTGCATTCTTGTCTTGACGGAACGTTCTGTCCATCATAACCAGTAGGTCAACTTGTTTGTCTGGACTAAGTCCTGACGTTTGAGGGTTGAGATTCTCTTTCAGCTTACCTGTGTCGATAACGTTGATTGCAGGTTTAATCTCTTCGACCTTAGTCTCTTCAACTTTGGTTTCTTCTTTGGTTTCAGGTGCAGGAGGTACGATTTTCATCTCTACCTTCTTTTCTACCTTGTTTACTATCTTTTGGCTGTTAGCCTTCTTTTGTTTCTTACTCATTTTGATAATGATTTTAAATTGTTAAACACTACTTTTAAAATTAATACTTTATTTATAACACTCAGATGACAATCATGTTAATCATGATGTATCATCATAGTTAGATGTTGGTAAATTAAGTATTGGTGGTCTTAAAAGTTTAGACTGATTTAATACTTTGGGCAAGGACTTATTGTGGTGTGCAAATGATTTAACACATGATGTCTGACCCACAGGGTTTTGAGTTGCCTCGATTGCATCATCAAGGTTGTCTGTCACTAGAAACGTTAGTTTCGACAACCCTTCTGATACCTGTGTGGACTTTGTGTCAAGTTTGCATACCTTAGCCTTGTTTGTCCCCATAGACTCTATTGCGATACGAGCAGCGGTAAAACCGCCAACAAAAGCAATTAGAAGAGTCCAGAATAGTTTGTTGCTCTCGTTATATCTTCCGATACAAAAGATTGCAAACAACCCTAGGATAAACAAAAATAAAGTCATTTGTTAAATTTTATTAATTGAACTTTGAATTTGCTTGCGCGTTCTTGATAAAATCGACTTAATAGTTCCAGTAGGAACACACAGAGCTTCACTAATTTGTACAACTGTTAAATTTTCTACATAATATAATTCCAATATACGTTTCATGTGTACGGGGAACTTTTCAAATTCCTCTAATATCTTTTCATATGCCAAACGATTGACTAGTTCGTCTTCACTTGAAGAGATTTGAGTTGAAGCAGTTAGTCGGTCTGTTTCAACTTCGGCACGTTGTTTCAATCGGATACTACGTAGATAATCTATTGCTGTACGGTTTGTTAAAATTCTCAGCCATCCTCCAAAAGAAGAATAATCTGTGAATTTTGAAAGTTTGTGGTAGACTTTAAGAAATACGATGTTAGCAATATCTTTCGCTTCATCCATATCCTTAATATAAGAAAATAAAATGCTTTCTACAAAGCCTTTATATTTCTCAAACAACTTACTAAAAGCAAGTTGACTACCTTGTTGAGCTTCTCTGATTAGCAAAATCTCTGATTCTGTGATTCTAGGATTTTTCATAATCAAAATCGTTTATTAGCCTGTCACTGGCATTACGGATACGATAACCGCTTTTAGTAGATATAAGCTAAACGAATAACTCATACCTTAGAACGGTAGGTCTTTTACTCTATTGTCCCAATATAATTTCCACAATGCACTAGCAATTGCTCCATGTATGTCCTGTAAAAATATTGTACTTACATTACATTTCATAAGCATGCCTGTAAATATTCGCAACAGAACACCTAAACTATTATAGTTAAGTAATTCTATTTTTAGGAATATATTGTGAAACATCCAATCAATACATAATTGTATTTGTTCGTTTTGCATTTCTTCTGGAACTGACCAATTGAGATTTTGATGTAATTCTACAATTATTTCTTTTCCCGAAAAGTGCTGATGAATATACAGTCTATTATATTGTCCAGCTGATAAAAACCACCATTTATTACCTAGCTTCCAAGTTGTTGGAAAATCATATGGTATTGGTTTAATCTGTTTTTGTTTCATAACGTACTGATTAGATAGTTACAAAGTTTCTCCTGCCATTCTTCATTGAGACTTGATAAGAAATTCTTTTTAATCTTTTGTTTTATCGTATAGATATTCAATCCTAATGATAATGAATTGTTATATTCGTTTTGAACATAAATATACTTTACTCTAAACCAATTGACCCAAGTTTCTACATTTTGCCAATAATGAGTTTCCTCTTCTGACAAATTGTCCCACATAATACTTTTGTGGAAATCAAATTCTCTATATTTTTTACTTATACCTAAAATAATTCTAGTAGCTTCATCTCTGTCTTTTTTATCAGACAAGAATTGTACAAAATTATGATAAGTATGGTCTATCCATCGCTCTTTGGCTTTACACCATTTAAGAGCAATATCTATTGTTTTGGGAAGTCTATCTCTTAACATTCCCTTGTAGCCGTTTGTATTCATATTGATTACGTTTTAGTACACCAGGTAGGACTCGAACCCACAACTAAGAGTTTAGAAAACTCCTGCTCTATCCATTGAACTACTGGTGCAAAAGTACGTAGATAGGCCTTCTCTACGTACTAAAAAGACCCTATTCTTTTTCGTTTTAAGCGCATATATTATACCTTCTGGGTAGCTAATCCATCCAATACGTTATAATTGCTTAGAACGCAATTAAACAGGTAAATATACGTGTTTATGTAAGCTGACTCAATGGTTCTTGTTACGACACGTGCATCTCTTGATATATTGCACGAACATATGTTTCTCTAAACCTTTTTGTTCGGCTCTCTGGCTCAGATGCAACGTATTTTTGATACTAATATAGTTTTACTTCCGTATTTTCAGAAGTTCGTATTCCTACTGGCTCAAAGGCTCTTGTAGCTGATGTTAATTCATCAGACGAGGTGTTCTATACATGACGACAACGTCATACATTAAACTAAATCTTTTCCTCCTCTGTTAACCACTGGTTCTAAGACTCTCGATTCTGAATACTGATTTTGCACATCACTAGGTGTTACCACCAATAGCAATATTGACCCTCGAAAGAGTCGCGCAACTCGCGTGTGTGCTTTTCGAGCTCTTCATTGACCTTACTGATGTCTTCTCTGGTCTTTCTATTCGACTCTTCGAGAAGTTGACCATACTCGTTTGGAGTAATAACTTGGTCGGCAGGAAGTTCTTTGTCCTCTCCGTCACGACCAGTAAGTCTGTTAAGGAGAGTAGCGTTTCTTACGAGAGCTTCTTTCGTGGCTTTCTCTTCACCGCGCCTAGCACGTAGCTGCAACAATGATTTCTTGACATTGAAGTCAGCACGCAACATTGCGTCCATAGCTTCTTTCTGCTGCTTCTCGTCTTTTTGCTGTGCAATCTTTTCGATTGCTGCATTAATGTTCTTACGTTGCAGAGTGTTGTCCTTGCGGATATTGTCTACTACGTTCTCCATGCTCAAAGCAACAGGTTGTTCTACTTTCTTTTGTTCTTTTGCCATTTTGATAATGATTTAAAAATTCTTACTATCGCCATCATATTTATATTTTTCGCGCTTATACGGGATGGCATTTACGTGTTTAGCGCGTTCTTGTTTTCCGTTTTTGACTACCTTATGTTGGTCATCATACTTTTTAGCACACATTGAAGAAGATTCGGTTGCCTATGCTGTACATTGTTTCAATGAAATGTTTCTTTACATTGCATTTTTTAGCAATGTTGGCAAATTGTGTTTCGTCTATTTTTGACAATACACTATGTACTTGCATAAAGTCGTGTAAAAAGTCATTATCACTCTTTACTTTGTCCAGAATAGCAAAAACATACGTAATTGCTGGCTTCGAATCCGTATAGCCCAGTCTTGTTTTCATGAGATTGACTAGTTCCACGATTTCGTCTTTCCTTTGAACAATTGGCGTAAAGTTAAGTATTGCATTGTCGATGTTGTTTGTATCGAACACTGCAATAGAAATCTTGTTTTTGTCTTCTTCTTTGACCATTTGAGAAACAATAACTGCAATTTTTGCAATTTGTTCCTCGTTCAATTCTGCGCCATAATAGCGCACAACGAGCGCCCTATTCATCTTTTGAAGTTGTTGTTAGTTGTAACGATGCAATACTGTCAATCTCCTCTTGAACCTGTTTGTGTTCTATCTTTGGTTCGAGGTTGTCAAATATCTTCTTGCCTTCTAAGTATTGTTCGGCAATTGTACTTTTTGACAGTTTGGCACCAGTGTTTTGTAATACGATGATAACTTTTTCCAATGATTCTTCTGGTATACATCGAAATACAGAGTCCTCTCTAAACTGCTTAATGTCAGCAGCTTGGTAGTCGAGTGCTTCTTCAAAAGAAGAGAACTCTGGGTTTGCATACAGCTCATACTGTTTTGCAAACTCTTTTTGCTTTTCTTGTGGCGATTCACCTCGACAAGAAGTCAGGCTCATAATTCCACACAATGCAGCAACGATTAAAATAAATGCTATTACTGCACTAAATAAATGTTTCATAATTTTGATAATTTTTGAAAGTTTATTAAATATTTAATATCCAGTTTTACGGAAACTTGGAAAAACCGTAGTACAGATTTACTGTGAGTTAAACCCACAGTAAACCAGGAAGTATGACGGGCCTTAGTGTCTATTGCACACATTAAGGAATTTTTCCTCGTCTCATGCACTTTGCGCCCACACAATGTGTACAAATTTTAATCTTCCTTGTACCTCGAACAGGAGTCGAACCTGCACGGACTATGTCCGAGGGATTTTAAGTCCCTTGTGTCTACCAATTTCACCATCGAGGCATAAAAAGTATAATACTTTCACAAGCACTATACTTCAAAAGTATTCGCTAATACTGGCATTCTGTTTGCTTATTAAAGATAATAACGTTAAACATTTAAAATTGAATTAAATAAGTAAAATGGACTTCTTGCTCTGTGTTTACAGGCTTGCAACTGTCTTTGGCCACATTAAGAAGTCTTTTTAGAGGGATGGATTGATTCCACCCCTCTTGGTTTTCAGTCTTTTTCGGTCTGGTCTTCTTCTACTATACGGCACCAACCAAAATAAACTATTACACAGCCCGACAACATTAATATTATTAATATTATCAAGTTTAAACTTAGAGCTAATGTACTAAATCCCGTCATAAGTTGCGGTTTTGTAATTAACTCTACTAACGGAATCACAGCCATTATTAGCAGTATATTTCCGTATAAGAATGTTAGGCCTTTGCCAAATAATTTTTTCATATCTTTTTAAATATAATTCCTGCTAACTCACAGTCAATACGTGATTCTTTACTACGCTCGTCTTTCATTCGAGGACAGCCGAACAGATTATCAAACATACATCCTCTGCATCCAGATTTGCGCGTAACAGCACGTACAATTACACCGTTAATATTAGCAAATTGTCCTGGTTTTGGAGTTTTCATACGCGTTTAATTAAACATGTCGAATCTGCTTTGATTTCTACATTGTTTTTTGCGATAATGCATGAATTGTTTTCTGCTGTTATTTTTACATTGTCTTGTGCTTGTATATAACAGGTATTTGTTGCTTTAACTGTTACGTTATCTAGCGCAAATGCCATACAATGTTCAATCTCTATCTTTGAATTGTCTTCTGCTAGTACTAAGCTACAATATTTGATGGCAGCTTCTGCATTACCAGATACATTTATATCGCCACACCAATCTGCATGTATTTTCGAATTATCATAACAACATACGTTGCTATTTTTACACATTGCAATCGTATTATCTCTAAGTATTACAAAACCATCTCTGCAATATACCAGTGAATTTTCTCCAATTGCATTCATCATTTCGTTTTCAACAAATATGCACAGGTTTTTGTCATCTGGTAAATATTTTGCTTCATAATTAGTCTTGTTGTAAAGTACGCCAACCTTTTCAAATTGAGATTTGTATCTTTTCAGATATGAATTTTGTATAATACCTTTACCACATAGAGAAAAGAACTCTTTTCTTATGTAGGCTGTCAATTCTTCTTTTGAAAGAATTGGTTCAATTCTTGCTCTTCTACAAAAGCTTTTAAGAAATTGTTCAAATGTTATCATAACCAAATTCTAGTTTTTAGTTCAACTCTGATTAATGGTTGAAGTTGTCTTAATTGACCAAATCTATTTTCTCCAAGTATATTTGTACGTAATACTTTTGTTACGTTACCATACTCAAAGTATAAGTATTGGTCTAGTTCTACAATGTAAACAGCGATTATGCCATCTCTGTTTACATTGTATACTTTTTCCCAGTTTTTAGACGGTTCTCGTTCTATTGTTCTTAAACCGTTTAATATTTTCTTAAATGTAGTTTTATTTACACGCAAGATGTATTTTGGGATTTTGACAAATTCATCCTTATTTAACACTACTGGCTTATTACCAGCTGGTGAGCTGGCCAGCAACTCATTACCTTTGGCTTTATGAACCAGATAATAAGCGCCAACCAGCGTACCATTTGTTGTTATCCTTCGTACAATGTCTCCTGCTTTCATTTTCTTATAAGTCTAGGTTTGTACCTAATGAGAGATACTATTTGGCCATTCTTAACTTTAATACCTAATGTAGGCTTCAAGTTATTCTGACCACATAGTTTTACGTAATCTAGAACGGTTTGTGATATAGGAATGAGTTCCTCGATACCATTCTTTTCGTCTTTGTAAACAGCGTAGGTTTTTACCTTACCAGACTTTGATTCAGTCTGAACGTACTTTACAATACATTCAGTTTTACACAACACAGTGTCTGGTTTTACAGTTGTCTTTGTTTGACCAAATACGTTTTTGGTAAACAATAGCATAATCATCATGATAAATGCTATAATGAGCCACTTAGGGTCTATTTCAATTTCTTTTTTCATTTTGATAATGATTCTATGTAAGTTAAACACTTAGTGATGATGTCACGCTTTGCTGCAAAGATGTCTTTGTAGAGCTTTCTTTTTGGATAGAGAAATTTATCTTTGCCTTTGTTGCTATATAAAGCGAATGCCTCGAAACATATTATTTTGTTATAAGACATAACACCCGCACATGTAAGTACCATTATTACAATACTATATTTTTCTCTTATCCAGTCGATAACATCATTACACTTAGGAATAGAAGTACATTGATGTTCACCAGAATATTCGTACCAATATTTGCGCTTCTCCGCATTCCAATTCATGGGTCTATCGACCTTGATTTGATTGCCTGATGCGCAATGATATGTTGAACACGGTAAGTTGTATCCAAGTTTACGTAATCGTTTAGCTTGGAGAAGTGTTACTCTATTATTCATTTTGTTACAATAAATGTTCCTTCCAACTTACAGCCGTATGCCTGTAACAGCTCTTTTAATGAGCGGTTTAGACATTTGGCTGCTTCTGGCGTACATTCGGTAAATAGCATGGTTGAATTACCACACTTAAACCACATACGCCTTCTCTGATTACCTAGTTTATCGACTGTTTTAGTCTTTTTTCCTAGGTTGATGGAGTTGATTTTGAAATCTCATACTAGATGTCTTGGAAGAATTGTAATACTTTCCCTACTGGTTGTCCGAGTACAGATGAAACAAGTTGTACATCATCTTTGTCTTCAATTCCCGTAAAATCAATAAATTGATTGCTACGATTGAAGTGTAGAGTGATGTTGAACTTTTTTAATTCTATTTCTCGAACAGGAGTAAAGGTTACTTTAAATCCATGACCATAGAACTCTTTGAGCTCTTTTTTGGTCATACCGTTTTTAGGAGGATTACGCCATACTTTGACGTATTTACCTTTTTCAGCATCGTAGACATAGGATTTGCGCCTATGCTTAGCGAAAGATTTGCGTTTCTTTTCGCCTTCGATATGAACGGTCTTGCGTAACTTGGGCAGCATTGCTTCTGTGAGAATGGTTGGTTTTTCTGAATTACCTTTCTTATTCATACCTTGTCTTTTTAGATTACAAACCCAAATCTTCCCCTTCTTGTTGTTTCTTCCACCAACGCACAACAGATTCGTACTTCTGTGTCACTTCAATCATGCGACCACCTTTGAGTACAATTACTGCGTTTCCGCCTTCGTCTTCAAAAATGTGAGATACATCTTCAAAATCAATACATACTCTCTTGTTGATAGTATTGTTTTTAAAACATTTCAACATCATAATATTTACCCCATAGCAGGATTTAATTAAGCTATGATTAAATTGCCACTTTCGTGACCACACCAGACAGTTCCTATAAGTGTTACTATTATTCACACAGGGGCTGACAACAATTAGTGCACTAGTAGGTAATAAGCCTACATTTCTCCGACAGCATGGAGCGTAATCTATATGTTATACGATAGTGCTGGAACGATTTAGTTTCTGGGGTGAATCGTTAATTATGCATTTTACACCTAAAACTTACTGAATGTAAGAAACTGGTGTCCTCAATGACTTGGAAAGTTATTAAGTTTTTTGGTATAATAGTTACTGCTAAATTCAAATAAAACAAAAGTGCTTGTCTTCACAGATTTACACTTTCCAAATTCCGTAATCCTTTCATCTTTGCAGACTACTCAGCGAAATTTCGTATCAATTCCATTTCTTTCACCTTCACAGGTTACTTTGCGAAATATAATTCTTTTTACTATGAAAAATTAAAAACGTCGTTCGTTCTCCCTTCTGGATTTGCACCAGAATCTTCATAATACCTATGATGCTCTGACTAGATTGAGCTAAGGGAGAAATGTGTAAAAATCCCATCAATCACAATATATGGATAAACTACACATAAATATTATTGTGCACAATAATATTCGTTTTGTTGATAAGGCTTTATTAATAAATAATAGCTCGGATTCGGTTATCAGCCTCCTCTTTTACTCTTATATGTCCACATACACATAAAAGTGAGTTTCTCGTTAGGTGAGACGCAAACTATTCAACGGGCCGTAAGCTATTGGCCATATATGATTGCATTCATTCGCTTACCCCTTCACTATTTATACAGGCTTAGGACTGTCACTGTGGTGTGGCTAGTTTAGGTAATACTATAAAAACACTACTATTCTCACGAACCGTAGTATTAGAAAGAAAATTATATATCAACGTCGTTCATTCTGTTGTTTATTCAAATATCTTCAACCATTGTTCCTTGGTTATTTTTACTTTGTTTTCATATAAAGATTGATAATTCCAAGCATAGTTAGATATTGTTTCTAGAACTCCTTTTTCATACCATAAACCACTTGTATTTAACACTGCTACTGCAAATGTTATACAGCTATTTTGTACAATGATATATGTTGTGTACTTGTTCTTTGAAGTTCCAAAAAAGCTGTTAAACACAACATAGTATTTTTTATTATTCATCGAACTGTTGTTTTATAGGTTTGTAGGGAGCTAATTCATCTCTTTCGAGATTTGTTAAAGAATCAATGCGCCATTTTTTGTTTAAATAATTTGAACCTGCGTCTGTTTCTAACACAGTATCATCTTCTGCTAGATTTGTGGAGTCTAGGAGGCTTTCTACTGCGTTGTAGTACGCGTTGTATGCTTTAATAACCTCAACCTTGTACGGAAGAGTGTTAAAATTGGCCATTTCTAATGGGGTGAGCATTTTGTAACCCCAAGATGACATCACTACGATATGTGTGATTATGCCAAGTACTGCCCCGATGAGGAGCAGAATAAGACTTTTGATAAATCTTTTCATATATAACGGGTTTAAGTTTTATCATTAAATATAATTAGGTTTCAGTTTTCCGTGTGAAACACTCTCAAAAGCCACGTGTTGATTATTTATACTAGTCAATCCGAACTAGTTGAAACCGTACATAATTTCGACATAGAAAGATGCATATTAGAGTACGGTTTGTAATATAGTTAATTCAGAGGGTTAGACCTAAGTGGCGTTACTCATACATTAACTATATAAAATAAAGAGCAGCAGTGTGGCAACCTTTGTTGTGTGCTCAAACGCTAAGCGAACCACTGCTGTAAATGTTCAATGCGGATAAGCCTGCCTACTGCGTAACTTGGTGTTACCAAGGTGTTACGCTACCTCAGATTACATTCTCCTTACTGAGGAGATGCAAAATCCCTTACATCAGATGATAATTACCATCGGCATCGCAAGATTTGATAATTTTTTCCATAGAAGCGCCGTAGAATACATAACACATCATCCCTAATGCGTTAGTAAAGTATAGAGTATCTTTATTGAAAGTCTCTCTATATTCACCTCTAATAGCTTTACCAAATAAATCTTGAATACCTTCGATACCGAACTTATATTCGGCTTCTGATGTAAAACTAACGATAAGATGAACATAGTTATTATAGATTGTAACTTCTGCCCAACGTACGGCGTTATCACCGTATTTATCGTTAATTTGTTTGTAAATCTCTGGATATGTGCGTTTGATATAACGCTCTAACCAGTATTTACAATTGAAGGATATTATTTCTACTGAATTTTTCATAGAAATATTAAAATACCCCAACTTTACACAATTCTTACTAAGAACTATTCACAGGTATATGTCTGCTTTTATGTGCAGAGTTCCTCTTTGTTGTATGTGTGAGTTCACACGCCACTAGAAAGCTCATTCGCCGTTTAAATCCTGTCTCTTCTCGGAATACTATCTACTGCTTTAATGTTAATATTAAACCAGGATGTACCAGGATACCTTTTCAGGCTCTCTTTTGCTCATACGATGTTTTGTAAAAGATGTCTAGTGTTGTATAGACCGCTCACCATGCTACATGAAGTAGTTTAGGCTTCTTTGATTTTATAACTAAATCCCTATACCGACTTAATTAACCAATTATACTATTGGAAGTACACTTATCCTTGTGCTAATGTTTAATGGATTAAATATAAAACAGCGTAAACCTTATAGCTGTATCAACATAAGAAAGATTACTAATCAGTCTTAGTCATTTCACTTTTTTACCAAGTGTGTGTTCACTTACCGCGTACCAACGGTATCGCCTTTTAGCTGGTCTTTTTCTTGGCTTCCAACCAGCACCCTTTCGGGCTATTCCGCAGTGATTCGACGTTATATGCGGATGGGTACTATACAGACTACTCACCATAGATTTCTCCTTAGGCTTCTGCGTACTTTTACATAATCCTCCCTGTACCGAGTATTATAACCAATTACTTGGAAAGTTTCTATTTATGAGAGCATGTTTAAATGCTCCAAAAAACAGACCGCCCTTCGGCAGTCCGTTCGTCGTTTAGCCATATATTAAATATGGCTATTCCTCGTCTTCCTCGTCTTCGTTGTCAACGGGTGCGGTTTGTGAAATGTTACCATTTTTCACAGTAGTTTCACTTCCATCAATTGGTGTCAAACGGCCTTTTGCGATGCCGTTAACAAGGCCAGATTTAGCCAATTGTACGGCTTGTTCGCGGTCACCCATTACGGCTAAATGGTATGTTTTGATAGTTCTGGTTTCTCCATCCCTTTCAAAGGTAACACCTTCAAAGTCTGATATTTCAGACACAGGAATATCGAAACAATTTATTTCGGGGATATTAATGCCAATTGGCATAATCCCTAGGAATTCCTTATAAGCGGCCATGCGCTTAAATTTGCCGTTCTCCCCGATTAGTTCGGGAAAGATGCGCGATAAATCAAAGCTTAATGTGTAAGAGTTAGCAGAGCCGAAAGCCCCTTTTGCTAGCATAGTAGCTAGCGAGCTGCTTTTTTCAGTTGTCGGACTGAATACACACGTTACAATTGATGTGTTAGAAGCTTTATATGTGGCTTCGTCTTGGATAATGTTAATTAGTTGTGCCATTGTTGTTTTGTGTTTGTTAGTGTAATGTTAATGTTATCCCCACAATACGCACGCCACATATAATAATGTGCGTGGGATAGAACATGTGGGGGTGTTTCCATCCGATAGTCGATACAGGGGTCAGATTTATTGCTATTACTTATTTTTACATTCACAAAACAATTTTAAAATAAAAAATTTTAAAAATAAATATCCCCAGTTGAACTTAATCAACCAGGGATATTCTAGAATTACGAAACCCTTCTGGGGTTAAACTAGCAACAAATGCATTATTTGTTTCTTGCATCTCTTTTATCTCATCTTCTGTCATTTGTTGATAATGTTGTAACTTTTGTATACCATTTAGAAAGGCGTTTTGCTGCTCCCTTAATTTGTTTTGATGTTTCATCTGTTGTATATGGACCTATAAATCGTAAGTACTCCACCTCAGTCATGTGATATGGGTCATTACAGTAAAACTCCATTGAATTAATTAGTGCGGCTTTTTGTCTAGCGTAAGTTTGTAATTCATCGGTATATACTGTAAATTTACAATGCTCTTCTTGTGTCAATTCTTTACCTTTAAATAGTTTTTTCTGCAATTTAAATAATTCTTTCCTTTTCTTTACACTTGGCCTTATTGGTATTATGCTGAACGCTATATTCTTTGGGTTTATATCTATTTGTTTCATTTGCTCGACATATTGTTGATACAGACCAGCTGCTTGTTGAAAATCTTCTAAACTCATTGATGATTTTATACCCATATTGTTACTTCTCCTCCCTCTATTGTTTTACATTTTACGGGTGTCATAGCCTATATTTGTGCCAATAATCCATCACCTACATATACAAAATTACCATCTTTATCCACGATTCTTTTGGTATTCTTTCGTGTATTCTCAACGCTAATCATGGCCAAAAATCTACTTTATTTTCATCTAATATTTGCATTATAGTACAGTAATCAGACCTGTCAAATGTATCAGCTATACGTTCATACACTTCATGTGGAATCATTCCAGCAACACTGTTGTTATGAAATACTGTTGTATAAAACTTACCATCTATCTTACTTCTATGGGTTACTCCTGCCCAGTTATCATGCTTTTCCATCATCTTTTTTATCTTTATTAGACCATATACCTGTAATACTATCTACACCCAACATTGCTGCTGAACCTAATAGTACACTATCTACTACAATAGGTGCTTGTTTATCTACGATTGTACAATATACCATTACTCCTACGCAGATAAACCATCCTAATACCCCACATACACGTTTACTGCTTATGCTCCCCTTAGTAGATACTAGGATGGATTTAATTATCTCTCCTGCTTTCATTATCGTACAATTGAACTTATTAGAGCTATTGTTCCAAATTGGAACGCTTGACCTATGACTCCTCCAATCATTGTAGCAGCCCAGTCTAGCCAATCAAATTTATTTCCATACTGTTTATCTTTATATTCAGCAGCTAATGCAGCGCCAAATGTACACAGTATTGTACCGAATGCGGCTGTTAAAATACCAGCATATACGTGCTTTGGTCGATTACTTTCTTTCAGCCATTTTGGTATAATTTTATTTATAATAGATTTAATCATAATATAATCTCCTTTAATTTATTAGCTAATTTTTGGGCATCTGGGTGAGCTGATTTAGCACACCTTAGTCTAAAAAACTCATACCATTGAGACTCTGTACCAGTCATTAGTAGCTCTGTTTTTGTAGCATTTGGGAGTATTGCACGAGCCTCTTCTGGTTTTAACTTATAGTCGTTTATCATTGTAAGATATGCCTTTTCGGCATCTAGTAGTTGTTTATCAAAGAGTAATCTAGCTTCTTTTGGTGTTTCTTCTGTATACCAATAAGGCATTACAAATGTGATAATATTGTTAAATTTACTTTTTGTATAGTTACAATAACGCTAGCTTTCCATTAAGAATGAGAATACTCTGTGTCTTACAAATTCGTGTGATATACCTCTATCACATATAAAATCAGCTGTAATTCTACGTTCATGACTATCTGTTGGTTCACATATGTACTTTAAGTCTTGCAATAATTCTGCTTCATACATAAAGCGGTAGTTTGTAGTAATGTACCATCCACTATCTTCTGAAATATAGCATGTACAAAATGGACTTAATTGGTATGAATCTGCACCAACACCTTTTGGTAAATGTAGATAGACTGTACCGTGTTCTAGTGGAGACATATGACCTAACTATATTAGTTTTTCTACAAATTTCTCAGCACTGGTACTATTTCCATATATGTCGTATGTGATATTATCTTCTGATTTATACGCTAATCTACCAGCCTTTTCTATCTGTTCATACACACCTTGTATACCTGGTTTTTGTGCTATAACCTTTACTGAACTATGTACTAAATTCATGATTTATTTCTATTATTTATTATTACTTGTAATCGCTCAAAACTAATTGGCATGTAGTTGTTATTGTCTACGCCGACGTCATATTGTGTAGTACGTAAAGTCTTTGCTTTTTCTGTGTCGTTTGTACTTATCTCTTGGCCACTGTGTATATGTCCGAATAACTGCCATGCACCATGATGGTCTCCATTAAAACACAACATTGGATAGTGACAAAGAACTATATTTTGTGTATCAATCTTAATCTGTTTGAGATTACATATTTCTTTAAATATTCCAGCTTTTTCAAGTTGTGTTTGCATATAATAATCATGGTTGCCGAGAATAAGATACTTGGTTCCGTTCATCTTGTTGAACAACTCTTTTAAAACCGTAACTGAACAAAACCCTATATCTCCTAATACAAATACTACACCATCTTCTGGTACAACTGTATTCCAATTGCTAATTAAAGCAGCATTCATTTCTTCTGCATTTATGTATGGCCTACCACAAAACGTAATTATATTTTCGTGGTTAAAGTGTAAATCAGATGTAAAAAATACTTTGGTTTTGTCAAACTTTTCCATTACTTACCTCCTCAAATTCGGTATATGGGATGCCGTCTTTTTCTTCAATTTTTTTCTTAGTTAATTCTTTATCTAGGTCTTGTAGAGCCTTATCTTTTTCTTCTTTGTTGGCCTTAATTCTAGATGTTATTTCTTTAAGCATCGCTTCTCTTTCGCTAGCATATTTAGGGTCCATTAACATTCTAGTTAGTACAGCCTGTGCGTTCTTATAACCCTCATAATCTTTAAGGTTACCGTTTTCATCTTTCTCTGTACCAAGCTTATCTACTAAGTCTGAAAGCTCTTTTATTGTATAGTCTTTTAACCCATCTTTTCCTGCTTTACGTAGTAAGTTACCTTGTTTGTCGTATAGATTTGCGTATTTATTTATCTTTCCCATTGTTCACTGTCTTTATTGTACAATCCATGTTTTAGTCTATATTTCTGCTCTTTTTGTATTAGTTCAAGAGCTTGCTTAAACTTATCATCTGTTACAGCCTGCTTCAAAGTGTAGCACGTATTTTGAGCATTCTTTTTCTACTTCTTTTCCATCATCATCAAGTACAATGTGTGTATATTTCTGTTCATCTAACCACTTGTAATAGCTAGTAAAGGCCTATTTTCTTTCTAATCTAGTGCTGTACTGATGTATACATCTAAGCATCTGTTTAGCATCAACAGCCCCTCTTGCACGTAGATAAGATATATCTTCTAAGAAGCTTTCTACACCCTCTAAACCAAACTTATCTTTAAGTGTTTCATATTCTTTTCTAGCCTGTAAGAAGAATGGATTATCTTCTTCATATTGCAGTGTCCCAGTAGCAATGTACGTAGCATTTAATGGCGTACCGTGGATGAAAAAGTATTTACACGTATGAGTAATTGGCTTATTTAAAGTCTTCAAAGATAGAAAGTCTGCATAGTATAATATTGCATTTAATTCTACGTCATTCATGTATTTTGTATATGTAAATCATAACTGATTATAATAACGCCCTCTAAAATAGCGTTTATTTGCGTTCTAAGCGATTATCTCCATGTGACTGGGCAAGTATACCAGAACGTATATTTAAAGCGCTTATATCGAAAATAAACTATATTTTATGTAAGACTTGGATATTATATAATTTATATTAGCTTAATATAGTATTATATATCTTACAAATAGTATAATCTATATAGTCTTACGATAGTATAAGTTATATATAGTTCTATAAATAGTATAGTATATATAGTCTTACAAATAATATGTTCTATATAGTATATATCTATATAATCTATATATACTTCTCTAATCCATCTTAACCCCCCTATAATCCCCCCTTCTCTTCCTTATAACGTAAAAAACTCAAAAAAGTTGCATATTTAACAAAATATTTTTCATTTTGCAACCAAATGCGTAAAAATTTACGTTATGGGGTCAAATTTGCAAAAATAAAAAGCATGACAAAGAAAATTAAAGTAATTTCTCCGTTCTACGGACTTGAAGTTGGAGATACGCTTACGTTATCAGATGACGGTAAGATGTATTTACTTGAAGTACACAAGGGTGTAAATTCAGAGACAGGGTTACAATCTACATTCGATTTCGTTTTCAAGATTGGCGCAAATAAAGCAAAAGAGCTTGTTGAGCTTGGCACATTTGCCTACGTTGAAGAAGAGAAAGAAAAGAAATCTTCATCATTCGTAAACGTTTTTGATGAAATTGACAACCTGCTCGAAGAGTTCCAAGAAGAGGCTAAGAAGTTTGTTAATACCAACGAAGACAAACCAAGTTGGTTACAAAAAGAACATTCAAACGTTATCGAAAGTAACATCGACCTTTTGATGTATCTTAAATCTTTGAAGAAGTAATGGAAGACAAAAAGATTATAGACCAAACAAAGTTAGCAGAAGATATTGCTGCTAAGATTGATTACGAATTTACCGATTTGTTTCTAGTAAAAAAGCTAGACCCAATTAAAGTAAAGAAAGAATTTAGTAAACCAATTCCGTCAAAGAAACAGAAAGACGGCGATGTAATTGATTACGACAAGGTTGAGACTGAGGTTAAGGAGGTTGATTCAGATTATGCAAAAGGCGTAGTGATTAAAGTTCCTATGACTTACAAGGCTGATACAAATCGCAGAGAAGATATACAAGTTGGAAATGTAATTGTATTTAAGCCAGGCTTAGCTCAAACGTTCGATTGGTTGAAAGATTCAGTTCTTATTTCTAGATTCGGAATCATCGCTATTCAGAAATGATAACATTAGAATAGATAATAAAAGAAGTTCAAAAAGAAACTGGTTATGATGAACAATCTGTTACAGCTGTATGTAGACATCCTTTTAACTTTACAGAAAAGAAGATGAAAGATGATGATAATACATTGGCAATATTGTTTCATGGATTGTTTAAGTTTAAACTAAAAAATAAATTTTTAAAGCTAATACAAAATGGCAAAGAAAGTAAATAAGCCCGCATTTGTAGTTGATGTAGTTGATGTCACTAAACCAGAAGCCTGGATACATAGGATGAATCAAGCTAAGTGTAAAGCTAAACTGCCAATCTCTATTTATGATTATGACTATGCTGTACAAGAGTGCGGTGTGGAAGGTTACAATAGTGGCTTTGATGAAGGTTTCCAATACGGTGAAGCCGTTACAATGCTTAGCACTGAAACTAAGCCTGTTGAAAAGAAGCAGAATGTTGTAAAGCGCTTTTGGAATTGGTTGACTAACAATAAGTAATCATGAAGTACCTAGCATTAGATGGATATTTAAAATACCAGGATGAAGAGCGAGGACGTCCACGAGATATAAACGGTTTTATATATTGTGCAGCGTTGGGACAACTCTATAAGCTGGAAGAAGATTCAGACATAGCTCATATTATACACAAAGATGGTGAGTTTATGACTGAGCACAAAAGCTTCAATCGTGGTACAATAATACTAATTACGTACAACGATGATATAATCGACATCGCAGACGGAAATAGAATGTCTGAATATATCACGGAAGTTGTTGACGAACGAATACAAATGCGCAACAAAGCAGAACAAGCTGAAACAAATTGTAAACATTCATGCGCTGGATAAAACATATAAGTCTCTAAGCCGTAGACTTAAATAACGGCTTATCCCTCCCTAGGTGGTGTAATTGGTAAATCAGCACGACAAGACACTAAATGATGTTTAATGTAGATGTACGTTCGACTCGTACCTTAGGGGCTCTGAAAACATTATACGCATCAAGCGTTTCATATTCATATGTATATTAGAACTAAGATGAGTGCAGCATCTATAAAACTGCACATATCGCGGAGTATATCAGAGGTAGATAACCAGGCTCATAACCTGTGAGGTCGGCGGTTCGAATCCATCCTCCGCAACGACTATGAGAAATTAATTTTTATATTTTTAGTATTTGAGGTTATAGACGTTGACGTGTGAGTCTTTAAACAGCGTCATAACGCCCTATGGTGTACGGTGGCACTGGCGGTCTCTAAAACCGCATATCTTCTGAGGATGACAGGGTGGGTTCGACTCCTACTAGGGCGTCTATATAAATTAATATAAAATAATACATGGAACTAAAAATTAAGAGATTGAACGACAAGGCTATAATGCCTATACGCGCACATAAGAATGACGCAGGACTTGACCTTACAGCCATTGATATTACACTAGAACTCAATGAGGTTGGTCAAACAGTACTTGTATATCATTCTGGACTTGCAGTTGAAATTCCAGAAGGTTACGTAGGCTATCTCTTTCCTCGTTCTAGCATTGCTAACAAATCAATGTTTCTAACCAACTGTGTTGGTGTAATTGATGCTGGTTATCGTGGCGAAATCATTGCAAAGATGCACATTACAACAGATGTTCGTCCTTCTGTATACCAAGTTGGAGAGCGTTTTGCACAATTGATTGTAATGCCGATTCCAGAAGTTACAGTAACTGAGGTAACAGAACTTAGCGAAACAGAACGCGGGGAAGGTGGATATGGTTCCAGCGATGAGAAATTGAGCGCACTGAATAATAATTCTGCACAGGAAGCTAGCAGCACAAACGATGCCGTACAAGCTGAGCAAGAATTTGAGTCAGAAGCGGTGGTGTCAACGGAGGGCACCGAAGTAAGTAAGTGACGCGTAACTAACTTACATGAGATGGCGTACATAGACTGGCAATATCTCACAGGTAAAAAGGGGGTCCCGATAAGGGGTCCCCTTTCCTTGTTTGTATAATCTTTTAATTATAGCACATGAAAAAAACAAAACTATTTGGCACTAGGATTATTGATAACATAGATATACCTAGGACTCCAAAAGTAATCATGTTATAGCGTGGTGAATATATCAACAACCATTAGTTTGAAGATGGGGATATATTTGATGCCAACTCCATTAAACGTATTGTAGAGCGTTTATAGGCACAATAGCCAGATATAAACATTGATGAAATATTAAAAAAAATAAAGCAGAATGGTCGTAAGTCTGATGTATTGACAATAGATTCAATAGATATGACAATATATACTATTGATGATACAAACGTAGCAAATACTTATGATAAAATAGTATACAGTGACGCACATAAAAAATTCCTAGCAATAAAGGCAGGATTTGCATATGCATAGTGGGTATCTACTGATAATTATGGGTCATCTGATGATTACAAAGAAGCATCTACAAAAATAATATACAATAAAACAACAGGCGTACTATATCGTCTGTTATCAACAGGTTTATCAGAAATATCAAGTTCATAGATATATGTTGGACAAATTGCACCAGAAGATAAAAGCAAGTTGTGGATAGACACTCGTGACACTACAAATCTAACACAGAATGATGCTGATGAGTTAAAGAAGATAAAAGCAGCACTCGCTGAAATATACAAAAACATGAGTGTTGTAAATAAAATAATACTCAACGGTGTAGTAGCTGGTGATTCACATTCTAGTGCTAGGGAAATTATCATGCGTTCAGCAGACCCTCTTAAACCAAAGGAGTCAAAAGATATTCCAGGTATAGTTAAAGATAAACCTAATACAGAAGGTATAGAACCTACTGTAAATCATGTATCTATAAAGATGGATACAGTAGCTAATTTCAGTAAGAATAGACAGAACCTAATAGACGGAGAAATATTATTTTATACAGATAAGAAACGTTTGGTTCTATATAAAGATGGGAAGTTCAATCTTGTAGGTACAACAGACGGTGGCTCAGGAGGTTCTGGTGGTGGAATTAGTGTAGAAGATTTATATGCTACGAAACTAAGGTATCTAAACTTTACAGATGGTGAATCTACATACAAAGTAGAAGTAAGTAAGTCTGGTGAGTTTATGATACATAAGAACATACAAACTCCAACTGGTATAGGTAACCTAGATGGGTCTTGGGGAGTATTTATAAATCACCTACTTTGTATAAATGAAGTATATTGTGGTGGACAAGGCTCAGAAGACTGTATGTGTTCACACAACTTCGTAGAACTTGCAAATGGTTCAACAGAAGATATTAACTTAAATGGTATATATTTACTCTATACAGATGGTACACCATATGGTGGAGGTACAAACGGATATAAGTGGCATACCTTACCGCTGAGTGGTGTAATAAAAGCAGGTTCTACATATTTGATACGTGGTGCTAAATGTAATGATTATAATTCTTAGTTCATTGATGTTAATACGTATGACCAAGAATGGTTTTCAAATGGCGAATTAATAAAATTCAGCCAAACTTGTTCTAGCTTCTATTTGTGTGTTGGTAGTCCAATAGATAACTGGGTGTACGATTCCAATGGTAATCTATATGCTGTTGGAGAACTAGCTTCTCCGTGGAATAAACAAAAGGTAAATAAAGGGTATATAGATAGCTGTGGATTTGGAGTTGGCTCATTGAGTGAAGGTGGAACAACGTTCTTATTAGAGCCAGGAGATTCTTGGAATGATGCGCTATTTATACGTAGGTTTATGTTAGAACCGGCCAAATAGGGCAATAAAGCATATGGTGCTAGAAAGTCTACAAGCCTATGGATATATGTAAATCTTAAACGTCAAACCACAAAGATAGGTAATAGTATACAATATTACTATCTAGATGAGATGAAAGAGAAATATACGCCAAAAGCATCGTGGGAAGGTAAAAACTTCTTTACTGATAAAACAGAGTTTAATAAGAATAAACCAAACTGTATAAGGTGTACATTTGGTATTCAAGCCACTTCCGATACAGCAAATCACAAAAAGGCTTCTAGATGCTTCAATTGGGTATCTGTCGGATATTACGATGAGTTTATAGAATATCGTAAAAAAGGACAAACTGAATGGAAGAAACAATATTCTATAACAAGAGATGATTCTTCTAACTCAGCTGTTATAAATAAGTTCATAGACCATTATGAAAGATTGCGTTGGAAGACGGTACGCGGTACAATGGTTACTACTCATAAGGTAGTACTGAGTGAATAGTTTGAAGCTGGTGTATATGAATATCGCATAGGAAGAGACTTTGATGAGTCATATTATAGTACAATTAAGACGTTAACGGTCAAAGATAACTCAGAGGTAACAACTTTTAAATTCGTACAAGAAACTGACCAACAAGGGTTCAGCTGGATAGATTACCAGGCTTGGCGTAAATCGGCCAAGATGTTAGCGCAAGACCAACAAGATGCAGACTTCTTGATAAACACAGGAGATATTACTTAGAACGGAAATAGGGAGAATGAATGGTTAGATTACTATCAAGCACTAGATGAGTTCTTAGGTGATAAAACTGAAATGTTTACTGTTGGTAACAATGACCTATGTGGACACAATGCTACACAACTTACAGACGGTGATGATGTTACATCTAAATATAATCATGTAAACGTATTGAAATACTTTACATTTGAGCTAGACCCAAACAATGAATATGAATTAACATGGAATGGGAAGAAGTGTTTAATGTATTCTACATATTCATTTAATTATGGAAAATTCCATTTTATATCTATCAACTCAGAAAATGCAGTAGCTACTAGTAAAGTGTATACAGATGATTGGAATATTAGTACAAACTCTGGTGATGCTACATTTGCTAAAACAATGAACGCTAAAATTGAAGATTGGTTAAAGAAAGATTTGTAGATATACTATGGCGTAGAGAATCCGACTGACTGTAAAAATACACTTTGTTATATGCACGAAATGCCATTTACTATTGTAACTTGGGATTTCATGAATGGCGTAAAAGGACGTAGTGGTTCACACTTAAATACGCTAAACAACAATGGTACGTATAGGTTTTCTAGATTGTTTAAGAAGTATGGAATCAGGTTAGTATTTGGTGGTCATAAACATACTTATAGTATAAGTAAACCAATATATGATGCACCAGCTGATTATATATAGAATAACAGGCAAAATACAGCCGTTGAGTTCATGGGCGAAGTAACAGAAGGCGTTTCTAGAAAACCAGTAATTTAGGTAACAAAAGCATCAGATATAAATAACGATTGGTTACAATTTGCAAGATTTGAAATAGTAGATAAAATCAATGCACCAACATATGTTATGTCATAGGCAACAGGTTGGAAGCTAGTTTCAAATAAAGAACAGCCATCTGGACCAGATTATCAAATACCTTGGTTGTTAGCATACTTTAAAGCTAAAACTAGTGAAGTAACACCTAAGGAAAATGTTAAGCAACATTATCCAATGTACATAGTATATGAAATGTCGGATAGTAAAATAGACATTACTGCTAAACAAATAAAAGGTGTTTGGACGGTAAATGAAGATAAGAATACTGCAAAGTATGACATGAATAAACAATTAGATAATCTATCAGCAGTAGCAATGACATTAAAAGAATCATTACCACAAGATTTATCTGCATATAATATAACCACGTAGGACAAATACACAATCACCTTATAATCTTTCTTACAATGAATAATATAAAGAAATATAATGAATCAAAAAGAACTTGGGATATTGTAGCAAGTAATGATGCAAAAGGTATCGGTACAACAAACCCTAAGTTCTTAAAAGACGGAGAAAACATAATCTCTGTTGATACTGCGATGGAAAGATTAAAAGATGATTTAACTGTCGCACAAGGAAATATATCATGGCTCGCACTACATGGAGGTGGAGGCTCTGGTAGTGGTGGAGGTGGAACAACACCTGGTGATACAGAAGTAAATACAACTATTACTGTAAATGATAAACCAACTGGTTCACAAATAATAATGGACCAAGGTGGTTTACAGATAAAGCTGTCAGATTTAAGTGTAAAATACAATAAAGGGTGGAATGTAATAGCCCGTATAGGTAGTACATAGATATATAGTTCAGTAGCTAATGCGTCAAATCCTATACTGTTTGTACCATATGATACTGTTGTAAGTCAATTATCAAATCATACTGGAAAGCTGAATATATCTGCATCTTATGAAGATGATGAAAAGGGTATATACGGCTCTGCACAGTGGTCTGGTGTTATTATTGACAACAACATAGAAATGTCATGCGAAGATATACAAAGCACACTAACTAGTTTAAATACTTCTTTTTTAAAGCTATATTATAGTGTAGGTGTTGTTGGCAACTACAAGTTGACAATTAAGCTCATAGGTAGATTACATACAATTACAAAAGAGTATGACTTAGTAATTGCTACAACCGACTAGTTTTTAAAATCTATTGTACTTAGTGACTTAATAGGATAGACAGAAGATTACATAGATAGTTATGTTGTAGAATGTACTTTACAGAATAAAACAACGCAATCTGTAAAGAAGACGATTAAATCTACAATGACGGTCGTGTCGTCAGAAATCCTAATATCATCTGCTGTGATGAGTAAAATACAAGGACAGCCAACAGAAGTTAGTATGGATGGTTCTGTCAATGTTGTATTTACAGCATATGTAAGTTAGTACACATCTTATAAGTATAATATAGAAATAGACGGGAATCTTGTTAGACAAGACGCTGATGGTGTATTTGGTAGGTAGGTTAGTGATTATATATCTGTAAATAATAAACCTTGGACTGTTGCAAATAAGACAGTACCATTGAAGATAACTGTTACTTCTGGACAGAAGACAGCAACTACGACATACTACATTAAGTTTATAAAATCATCAGTTACATATTTATCAGACACATCTAATATTACAAACAATAGAATATTTTCATTGCATGCCAGAGCATAGAACGTGGGTGATGATATGTTTGAATTTACAAATACAAACTACAAGTCACAATTCCAAATAGGTTCTGTGTTACGAACAATGGAAAATAACATTAGGTCACGAGTATCTATTTTAGATTCTGCTGTACAATATTACAGGATTAGTAATGGTGCATATGCTAAGTTTGATGATATTTCATTAGAATCTAGAAAATATAAGTTTAATGACATCATATCATCAAGCGGTGACGAATTTACAATTCATATACATTATAAAGCAGACTATCATCCAGATGATGAAAGAACAATATTATTCTCTGGTAATACTTCTGTTGCAGACTAGAATCTTGGAGCTATGATTAATGGTATATCTATTGATGTACACAATATTTATATTAATAATGAAAATGTAATATAGCTTGAAGATAATACTGAAAACGATATTACAATTACGTGTAAGAAGTAGACGACACGTACACAAATAGCAACTGGATATGTAGATAGTGTATCATATGTAGTCAAGGTGTATTTGGACGGAGTATTGTCAGCTATTAGAAACCTAACAACTCCAATTGTATTTGGTGATACTATATATTTAGGAGCTAGACAATATATTAAGAACGGAAAGTCTGTGATATACAATAAGTGTGATGTAGATATATATAATATGAATATATATACATATGCACTTAATGAGTTCGACATAATGGTTGATAGTATAAATAATATTGTGTCAACTGATTATGTAAACGGAACTCCAAATTATGCGAGAATATAGGTAGAATTAAAAAAGAACTTCTGTGAAAGAAAGTCTGATGGCAGTATTAAATCGTACCTGTATAATGAGCATACTGGTTATAATGTAGACTTCTTATTAGATTCTAATGGTAGATTAAACAGTAAAAGCATACAAGAACAGGCTGCATTTATTGGCATACCTATTGTATTGATTGATGTTAGTAACGATTCATCTTGGACGTTCGATTAGTTTGTAAAACAATAGTCAGCATCATCTACAACATTGACTGCTACTACAAATAAAGTTATACAATACTGGGACCCAGTTGGCATTAATAAACAAGATAAGACAGGTATTGATACTAGTATTAAAACAATCAATGGCGTCACAATTGAACTACAAGGTACTTCAACGCTAGCAGACGCAGTTAAGAACGTAAATATAACTGTACCTGATACAACAACATTTGTACCAAAATCTACATGGTTTCCAGAACAGACATATACACTTAAAGCTGACGTTGTAGACAGCTCTCATGCTAGTAATGCTTCTATCGGTTCATTTATAAATAGTGCACTTGGTAGAATTGGTACATCTGAATATTTCCCATTCGATAAAAAAGCAGTAGACAATGTATATGAGTCTGATTATGTTAAGAAACAGCAAAAGACGGCTACGCTTAAACACACAGTAGAAGGTTTCCCTGTATTCTTAATAATGAAATTCTATACAGATGCGCAAAATAAAGTATCTACTACACCACTTGGAATATATTCATTTAATTTAGGTCGTAATGCATATAGAAACTTAGGATTTAAGAAAGTAAATAAAATCGTAGATGAAGGCAATAATGTATTTGAGGTAACTACATTCCCATTTTATAAAGATAAAGTAAAATACATAGAAGAAGATACACCAAATGCAAACTGGATAGAAATTAAAGATACTGTATCTCTAAGTGATTTTGCAAATGTAAAAGATACATTACCAGAAGGCATAAATACTTCAAATGGTGATTTCTGGCAAAGCGATAGAGAAATCTTAAATCGTAGATTTGATGTTAGATACCCGTCAAACAAATAGGTTAGCGATTATCCAGGATTCGTACAATTTATAAAGAACATAATGCGCTTCCCAATAGAACGCTGTTATAGTAGTGACTCTATTGGTACGATTTCTAAAAACTATATTGCAGGGTCTTATGATTTATACTCAGTTGATAACTTTAATAACTATTATAAGACTGGTTAGAAACAAGATATTGAAATTGATTCCAATGCAGTAAGTGCTGAGAACCTAGGATTCAATGTAGAAAGTGCAATGAAGTACTTCATAATTGCAAACTTCTTTGGACTGGTTGATAACTTCGGAAAGAACTCAACATATAGGTCTTGGGATGGAAATAAATATCTTACTGATTTTTATGACCTAGACTGCTCTATGAGTGGTGATAACCAAGGTTAGTTGTCTATTACACCAGATGTGTGGATTAAGTATCTAACGAATAAGGGCACTGTTGCAAATGCACAAAATGGATTGTAGTATGTATCAGAAACATTTAATTTCGACGAAGCTATATCTAGAAAAACAGTATCTGCAAATACAAACAAGCTGTGGTTGTCATTAGACACATCGTTTAGTAGGGCAGTATTTGGAGAAGATGTAAACTCACTATATACAAAATATTGGTATGATTTTAGAAAGTTTACAGAAGATTTAGCTAAGTCAAAAGGATATGATACATTTACGAATTATTTCATTGATGAATACTTTGATAAGCAAACATCAGATTGTGGTTCATTGATATTTAATTATGACTATAAGCTAAAATATCTATTACAATTCACTAACGACCAAATTAGTAATACAAAAGATATGACTAAGCTACATGGTCGTAAGATTGCACATAGTAGAAATTGGTTGAAGAAGCATACTATATTCTTAGATAGCTTATTTAAGTGGCGCGATACTGCAAAGCAACAACAATCTATTACATTTAAATCAAATGCAGATGTATCTACTGGTAACAGTATAATGGGTACAAATCAACAGGTATTCCCAGTAACAACAAACTGTCCAATAATATCAAAGATAAGTATTGGCGATACAGTTACCGCTTTCTATTTCTTATAGGACAATAAAGAAACGTTTGTAAACGTTGGCAACATTAAATATGGTGGTCCATATAACTGGAACATTACTAATTCAAATAACTTCATAAAGCTTGGTAATGCTAACAATAAGTTATCAAGTATGTAGGTATCTATATTAGCTGCAACAGAAGCACAAAATACAATAGATGCATTAGGATTCCCAGCATTACATGAAATAGATTTGAGTGGCAACAAACATTTTAGCCCAGACTTTAAATTAGATGTATTTAGAAAAGACATACGGTCTTAGATTAGAACTATGGACTTTTCTAATACACAGTGCTTAGACCCCACGAAAACATTTGTTTTAGATATAGAACAAAACAGCAAAACTCCACACGCATTTACAAAGTTTACTAAACTTACTGATATAAATATATCTGGTAGTAAATGTATTACAAACATATACATACCGACCAACGTACCTTTGAAAACATTATAGATACAAAGGTCTAACATAAATGAGTTGGATTTGAGACATCAACCATATCTAAAACAGATTGACTTGACAGGATGTAACAATTTATAGACGGTTTATATAGAAGATTGCGATGGTTATACATCTTTGGACTTGTCTGGTTATAATAACTTACAAAAGGTATAGATTATAAACTGTAAAAATCTTACTAATTTAACAATAGCAAATAATGTAAACTTAACACAAATTGCTATTGAAAACTGTCCTAGGTTAGATAGTGTAAGAATAATAAACAACCAAGCATTGATTGGTGATTCTAATACAAATTATGTTACACTATCTGATTTGCGAGCACTTACCAGTATAGATTTATCTTCAAACTCTAAGTTGAAATATGTTACTATCGACAACTGTAATGAAGCTAATATTGCAAACTTATACCTAAACGGTAGTGCAATAAAAGGAAGTCCATCTAGCAAAGATATATTAAATCTTAGTAAGTTTACAGGTTTACAAACATTCAATATTAGCCAAAATAGTACAGTAGAATACATACAGTTTGCTAATGATAAAGATAAACCTATTACTTTAACTTAGCAATTCCAAGGCTGTGCCAATTTAAAGCGTTTATATGGTAATATAGTAATTGCATCAACAAGAACGTTTTATCTGCTGAATAAATTCTCACTACATGGTTCAGATGTATCTACTGTTAAATTTATGAACAAATCTGTTGTAGACACAGACGGTAGAGTTCTTATGCCATACGAAATAACTAATCCAGATAGTAAAGGTAAACAGCCTCCATTGAATTGGAAGATGCCGTGGCAAAGTGGTGATGGTGTAACTAATATAACATTTGGAACTGCTGCGTGTGATTATATGTTTAGAGAAACCGCATGTACAGTATTTGATGTATACTACGCATTATCAAACTTAGGACAGATGAAGAGTTTACGTGGTATGTTCTTTTAGTCAAAGGTAAACTTTGAACGTACAGCTACTGTGGATAATAGTCCAAATCGTTATATGTATCATTTCGCAACTGGCGTTTGGGATATTCGTGATATTCTATGGGGATGTTATAAAAACATTAGAATATTCTCACCAGAACACGATGAAAACAATGTTACGAAAGACAACGGTCTGTTTAGTCCACTTATAGATAGTTTGACAAATATAGATTGTTGGGCAAATGGATTCCACGGCATGTTCGATAGATTTATGTTTAGACATTCATCTAAGAATTATAAAATAAATTCATTTACTGGATTTTTTAATCATAAAAATTCAATCATCGTTGAAGATGTAAACAATGCAGGATTTGTAGACTTTGATAATAAAGACGCCAATGGAGATTTAGAATTATCAAAAACTGGCGGTGCTGATAGAGGAAATCTTACAATGTTTACCAAGAATTTATTAACAAAGAATTATACTAGTTGCTTTAACGCATGTTTTATAGATTATGATACAATAACTTTTGAAAATCCAGTAAATTCTGTATCTGATGCTTTTATTTCAAGTTATGGAAAAGGAAACATATCTTTTAAGAATATGTTCAAGCATCCACAACATGTATCAGTTATATCTGCATTTGCATGCTTAGGCAAAGGTACAACATCTGTTGATTTCCCAATTACAAATCAGTTATTTGAAGGTTTTACCAACCTTACGCATTTTAATAATAGAAGCACCATCAACAATATAACAATGTTTGGAGATGGCTATAAAAAGCGTATTGTTGAAGGTTTTCCAGAAAATATATTTAAAGATTGTAAAAAGTTAAATGTTGTACGATATTTGTTCAGTAATTCAACAGCAGAAAATCTAATATCTATTCCAGAATTACCTGGTAATTTATTTATAAATAATCCATAGTTAACTGATGTATATGGTTTGTTCTCAGATTTAAAGTTTGATTATAAGCTTACTGGGAACTCGTTTGCAAATTGTACTTTGTTAAATTAGGTATCTTATTTGTTTGCAAATTCTTCATATCAATAGCGGATAAAAAGTCACATACCATATAAGTTATTATATCACGGTGAAACGGATGTTACATAGACATATTATGGAATCGTTGATGGTAAAATTGAATCAGAAACATCTACATCAAATGGTGTTTCAACAACAACTGTAACAATAACACATAAGAACGGTGACATATTTAAATATAAATAGACAGGCGAAACAATAGAGTGGAGTAAAGATAGTACTGTGATATAGAACCCAGAAGGTGTTGTATATTTTAAAACTACAATTACTACAAAAAAACCGAACTCAAAGATAAACTTTGCTAATAATCTATTTTAGTACAATTATATACAACCTTATGTTAATAACAGTCCAGAGGAAATTCAAAACCATACATACCAACCATACAACATATTATTTATAAATGGTAAATTCTAGAAAGCTCAACCTGATACTGTAAACAACACAATAATGTGGAGTTATGATGGTGTACATAAGAAGACTGGGGTGCATGATGGAGATGATGAACACGATGAGAACTTAGTATCTTCTGTAATCACAAGAGATAATACTATATTAAGTGGTACACTAAATTATTGTTGTGCACCAGATTTATTTAGATATTGTAATGGTGATGCTGAGATATAGAATATATTTTACGGTTGTGGATATGGTTATAATGTTCAAGATAGAGGCGGATTATTCGGACGTATTCCACCAGTATTATTGTTACCATTTAATGGTTATACAAAAAATATAACTGGAATGTTTTATAATTGTACATATTTGTCTACATATACTTTATCAGATGGTACTACAAATTACACAATACCAAAGAGCTTGTTTAAATATTGTCCTAATATAACAACTCTTAGAAATACATTTAATGGCATAACATTGTATCTAGGAACTAATCTTTCTGCTATATAGGATATAAATAAATCTATATTAGGAGACATTGGGTTTGCATTTGCATATTGTCATTATGTTACAAGTAACTCATCTCAACCAGTATAGATAAGTGGTGTATTCTATGGGTTTAATCAGTTATCTTATATAAGAGGTGCTTTCTGTGGTAGTACACCATTTGTAAGTCCAGGGCGTGTTAAATTTGCACAAGTATTTACACCAAATAGATATGTTTCAGCTGGACATAATAAATTAGAGTACGGAGAAGTATTTATGAACTATGGTGCTAATGCAATACATGAAAATCCAAAAACTCTATTAGATAACAACATAACTAAAAATTATTATAATTAATGGAAACAGTAAAATTAAACAGCACAGTAATTTCAGGTGGTGGATTAAAATATGCAATAACACCACAAATAGTTTTAGGTAATCCAGAAAATGGCTATGAGCCTGGTACAATATTAGATGCAAATCAAATAAAATCTTTAAATGTTGGTGGTGGTACGTCTAATTCATTAGTAGACAGCGTTATATCGCAATCTTATTCCGCAGATAATAAGACAGAAAATATAAATAATGCAGCAATAACACTGACTACAATAAAATCAAACGCTAATGTATATTCTGGTCCATCGGATATTATTTCTGGATATAATATTGCATCTTTGGGTAACACATCTATACTTTGTGGATTTGGCATTTTAAATAATGGTGAACAGAATTTAATAATAGCAAATGCATATATACTTAAAATAAAGTCGGTAAGTGGTGACATCGCAGTTACTGCGTATAATAGTACCAGTTCAGTGTATAAATATTTGAAGTCTTATGATGTATATATGATTGTTGGAAAATATGCCAATGGATTAAAACTAGAAGGTGAAAAATTTTCAAAGTCTACATTAAAGAAAGTAACATTCGATGTTAATTCTGATGATAATGTAATAATCACAAATGCAATAGAATGTGGATTAACAAAACCTGGTGTTATTTCTTTATTTACAACTAGTAATGATGGTAAGTGCTCAATACTTGCTGGTGAGAATCGTGGAAATTATACTAATAGTATTGCAGTTGGTACATAGAATATTGCAGAAAAAACGAAATATTCAGCAACATTTGGATTTTCTAACTTCATAGGTGCAGACGTCAACGGGTCTTTTATATCTGGTGCAAATAATAAGTCTTACAAAAATGCATAGTTTATAACTGGAAATAATAATAAATCTAATGTAAATTATGCAGCTGTATTTGGCGCGTTTTCAAATACAGTTGGTGACGGTACTTATAATACTATTGTAAAAGATGCGAATCAAGCTAAACAATCTTCATTGTTTACAATAGGTAATGGATAGTCTGATACAGTGAGAAGTAATGCATTAGATATTAGGGTAAATGGAGATATGTATCTTGCCGACGGTAGAAAAGTACAAGATGTTTTACCACAAACTCCTGCTGCAACTAGACCAGCAAATCCAGTACTTGGTCAAATGTTCTTTGATACAGTAAAGAATAAGCCATTGTGGTTTGGTAAAGATAACAAGTGGGTTGATGCTAACGGTACAGTAGTAGCATAATATAATTAAATATGTTTGATATACAAGGAAGTAAAATAAAACTCAACACCGAAGACTTAGCAGTACCGCCGTTTAAGGAACATTATAATACTGCCAAAGATAAAGAATAGGCGTTGAAGGAAATAGAATACATCGTATGGTTATATAAATGGAATACGCCATATGAAGCGTACCCAGAGAAGGAAAGGGCTTCAATTGTAGCCAAAGATGTATTTAAAGACGAGAATTATATTCCTTCTGTATCTGTAAAAGAATTAGCAAAAAGGTTCTAGGAGTTTCAATAGACTCCTAGTACCAGATTGCTAGCTTCTTCACAATCAGCAGCAGAAGGGTTGATAGAAACTCTGAATCAATATTCAGAAGGAAGTATGGACATAGATACTGCACTTAAAATAACTAGGATTCTAAAAGACGTTAGTTCAGTAGTCAAATCGCTAGATATAGCCATGAAACAAGCAAAAGCTGAACAAATGGAATCTGGTAAAGTTAAAGGTGGTGGTATTATAGGTCGCTTTGAAATACCTAATTAATTATGGTTGATTTTAATAAAAGAGTGATAAATTCTGACAAATTTCGTCAGGCAGCAATTTTCTTTTAGGAACATGGTTGTTACACACTTGCACCAAGAGGCACTACTGACTATAATTCATATTGGGACAGAGAGGCTGAAAGATGTATAAACGGGTATGTAGCTCCCGATGGAGATGCTATAACTGGTTATCATTACTTTTATTTGAATTATAGCCCAATTATGAAACTGCAAGAAGTAGAGTATACAGACAGATATGGAGCAAAACGTACAAGACGTGAGCGTATATTTGGTTTCCCTAGATTTTGGGATTACGATTACTACTACTATCATGCAATAGAAGAAGCGGAAGAGCAAGGTAAACATATGGCTACATTAAAATGTAGGTAGAGAGGATATAGTTTTAAAGGCGCATCAATGCTGGTACGCAACTATGAGCTAATTCCTGGCTCTAAAAACTTCGCAGTAGCATCAGAACAAAAGTTCTTGATTGGCGATGGTATATTGACCAAAGCCTGGTAGATAATGGACTTTGTTGATAAACATACAGATTGGTCAAAATAGCGCCTTACAAGCACTCGTATGGAACGTGTTGCTGGTTTTAAAGTTACAGACGAGTTTGGTAAACAAACTGAACAAGGTTACTTATCAAGTATTACTGGAATTACATTGAAGAATGACCCAGAACGTCTTCGTGGTACTCGTGGTAAATTAGTACTATTTGAAGAAGGCGGTAAGTTCCCAAATCTAGAAACAGCTTGGCGTGTTGAACAGCCTGCTGTGGAAACTGATGATGGTGTTGCTTTCGGTCTCCTGTGTCTTTTTGGAACAGGTGGTACAGAAGGTTGTGTAATGGCTGGAAGTAAGGTATATAGTACAGATGGTAGGCTTATAAACGTTGAAGACTTAAATTTGTCTGACGGAATTGTATCATATGATGTAGATAAATAGTGTTCAACGCAAGAAACAATTAAATATGTTGGTAAACCTATTATAAAATAGTGCGTATCTATACATACAAATCAATATAGAGAATTAAATTGTAGTATTGACCATCCAATATATGCTAGTAATAAATATGATGCGAACGAGTGTAGAGTTTGGGAATGGATTGATGCTGGCGATTTGAAGCGTGGTGATTTAATTGCTATATCACAAGATATGTCTTATTTCAATACAAAGTCAATTTTTGACCCATATTTGTTGGGCTTATTGATAGGTGATGGTACATATCATGGCACACCAGTTTTGACAAACTGTGACGAAGATGTGTTGAACTACGTACTAAATAAATACGATTGTGTTGATAGAAAACAACCAACTGTTACGAAAGATGGTAGAATGCTGAGACATATCGCAATAAGGGGTATTCGTAATTAGCTGCGTGAGGTTGGAATATACGGCCAGACTGGCATTAACAAAAGATTACCAAATGATATTTTTTCAACAAGAGAACATGATTGTTGCGAGCTGTTAGCTGGACTAATTGACACCGATGGAAATGTTAGAGTGGGGAAATCTTACGGAAATAGATTGCAATATACAGTTGTGCTTATTTCGACAATAAGTATAGAGATGGCAAAACAAATTCGAGATTTATATTAGAAAATAGGTATTCATGCTTCAATACAAAAAAAACAACAAAGAAATAGGGACAGAAAAATAAAAGACAAGCATCCATACTATAATGTCGAAGTTGTAGATAAAGATAGTTTGATTACGCTTTGCGACAAAATAAAATTGAAAATAAAATATAAACAATAGGCACTGTATGAAATTCGCAACATATGTACTAAAAGAAAAAAGTGGCATAAATAGAAGTTTACATATGAGACTGTTGATTATATAAAAAACATAGGAGATAATCTGGTATACAACATGTAGGTTGATAATACGCAAACTTATGTTGTAAATGGAATAATTACTCATAATTCGAGTTTTGATGGTTTGAAGAATATATTCTATAATCCAGATGCGTTTAATGTATTGGGATTTGAAAACATATGGGACGACGGACAGACTGATAAAAAATGTGGGTTCTTTGTACCAGCTTGGTCTAACATGGAGGGTTCTGATGAAAATGGAAACCCTATATATATGGACAAAGATGGCAACTCAATGAAAGAGAAAGCAATAGAAGAATTAATAAAACAACGTAACATTATTAAAGATGGTGGTGCCAGTTAGACTTCTATTGACAGATTTGTATCAGAACGTCCTTTGAAACCACAAGAAGCTGTATTAGAACTTGGAAAAAACATATTCCCTAGAAAGTTATTGATGAATCAACTAACCAGAATTAGAACAAACGAAAAGCTTAGGAATATGAAACATATAGTAGACCTTAGGTTTGAGAATGGTAATGTTGTAGCAACAGAGAAAAAATCTGGTGATATTACAACATATCATTTAAAAAAAGATGATAAACCTCATGGCTCTATTGTAATCTGGGAATATCCAGTTAAAGACCCTCCTTATGGATTATATGTAGGGGGGTGTCTTACGCCAGGCGAAAAGGTGTGCACACAACGCGGACTAGTTAATGTAGAAGATGTGACATTAGACGATAAGCTAATCAATAAAGATGGTAAATTTGTGAACATACGTAATTTACAAAGATACGAAAAAGAAAATGAAAATACATATATCATCAAAACGGCAAATACATATAGAACAACAACGTTTACAGGAGAACATCCAATTTTATGTGCGAAATCTATAAATGATAAATATGATTTTGTTAAAGCAAAAGACATACAAGTTGGTAATTATTGTAAATTCCCAAACGTATATTATAACACAAATAGATTTTGTAAAGAAGCACCAATAAACTCTGATTTATTTTGGTGGTTTGTTGGTTTATGGTTAGGAGACGGATGGTGTGATGTTAAAAAACATTCCGTGTCTATCGCATTTGATATAAATTAGAAATTCTACTTTCAAAAGTGTTATGATTTTATACAAAATGAGCTTGGTATAATTCCTTATTATAGAACAAGAGAAAACACAATAGAATTAAACTTTACATCAAAAACAATATAGCAATGGTTACATGTCACATTTGGAAATAGTTGTTATAATAAATCAATACCAGATTATATAAAAAGGATTAATGACAAATATAAGTCAAATCTAATAGCTGGTTATCTTGCATCTGACGGGTGTGTTTATAATCACAACAATACATCAACTGTTGAATTTGTAAGCGTAAATCTCACACTATTAGAAGATATACAAGATTTATTGTTTGCGTTAAAAGTAATCGGAGGTATAACAAAACTACGTGATAGTAAATAGTCTGTTATACGAGGAAGAACAATTAACCAACAAGAGACATATCATCTTAGAATAGCACAATCTGGTTCTATTTTATTAAAATAGCTATTCAACACATATAACATTCAAGACACAATTAAAGCGTCTAAAATAATAAGTAGATAGCTATCAAATCATTCTAACAAACAAATGGTATTTGATGACGAGTTTAAATCTATTGTATGTAAAATAAAAGAAATCGCAATAAACAAATATACAGGAACTGTATATAATTTTGAGTGTGATACTCATACGTTTATGTGTAGAAACATAATGACACATAACTGTGACCCGTATGACCACGATGAGAGCTTTACTAATTCGTTAGGCTCTACATTTATATTTAAACGCGTGCAAGCAGGTGAAGCTTGGAATGACGTAATAGTAGCTGAATATTCTGGTAGACCAGATACAGCAGAAGAGTATTATGAGAATGTAAGAAAGTTATTGTTATTCTATAATGCTAGACTATTATTTGAAAATGAACGTAAAGGAATTTATCCTTATTTCACCAATAAACACTGTGACTACTTATTGGCTGATTAGCCAGACAAAGTAATCTCAGAGATATTTAAAGATTCTAAGGTACAAAGAAGAAAAGGTTGTCATATGACCAAATCAATACGAGCGTATGGAGAAGGTCTAATATTAGAATGGTTAATGGATGAATATGAACCAGGACGACTAAACTTAGAACGAATATACAGCGAACCTCTATTAGAGGAGCTGATTGAAAATGACGGAATAAGAAACGTCGATAGAGTAATTGCTTTGTGTATGGTAATGATATATAGAGAAGAGTTATATCAGATAAAGACACAAGCACATAAAGATAAAAACAAACAAGTCGAACTATTCGAAATGCCGTTGTTTGGTAATAATTACTGGAACGACGATGTACCAGAATAGAACGACATACCGACATTTACACTTTAACGATATGATAGATAGTAATTTACATACTTCTTCGTTTCCGCAACAAAAACTACCACTTACAAAGAAAGATAAGGATTGGCAACATAAGTGTGTCGATTATATCATAGGCGAATCAAAAAGTAATTCAGCACTAGTTAAAGGTAGTAATGTTAGTGAAATGCAAACATACTATGATTTATATAATAGTGTGTTCAATGAGGACGACTTTAAACGTATAACCAATCCATTTAAGGTAGATGATGGATTTCCTGCTACTCCACAGGACTTTAATATAGTACGTCCAAAGATAGACTTATTAATTGGTGAAGAAACAAAACGACCAATGAATTTTAGAGTTATACGTACATCACAGGATGCTGTATCAGAGCTGCAAGACAAAGAAAAGGATATGTTAATGTAGTATATAATGGCATCAATAAAATCAAAAATGAGTCCAGAAGAGCAGTAGCAGTTTGAACAACAACTGCAATCTGGGGAGATAATGCCACCAGAAGCTATTGCTAAATATATGGATAAGGACTACAAAGATATTATAGAAAACACAGCATACCATACATTGGAGTACTTAAAAGAAAAACTAGGTTTAGCTAACGAATTTATTAAAGGTTGGAAAGATGGCCTAATTAGTGGTACTGAGGTATACTATGTTGGTGTACAAAACGGAGACCCTTATGCAGAGCGTGTAAATCCTTTATATTTCAATTATGACAAAAGTCCAGATTTAGAGTTTATAGAAGATGGTTCTTGGTGTGTTCGTAAGATGAAATTACCTATACAAGAGGTATATGACAGATATTACGATAAACTTAGTGAAAAAGAGCTAAATAAACTCAACGAGATGCTCTCTGGCACACCTGGTGTAGATAACATAGAGAAAGATGGTGTTGATACGTTCTATGGCATTAGAATGCGTTCTATTGACCTTTCTGACGGTGGAGATGCTAACTCTAAGCATCACGTAGATGTATATCACTGCTGTTGGAAATCTTTCAAAAAGATATTCTATGTAACTACTATGGATGAAAATGGTGAGCCATAGATTAACATTTGTGACGAAACGTATAAGAAAGTTGGCACAGAACTAGCAGTAGAACCTGACTGGATTATAGAGGTCTGGGAAGGTTATAAGGCTGGAAACGATTTATACTTTGGCGTACAACCAATTGAATATCAGTTTGTAAGTCTAGATAATCCTAACTCACAAAAGCTCCCGTACTGCGGTTGTGTATATAGTAATACTAATAGTAGACCGAGGTCTTTGGTTAGTATCCTTAAACCTCTACAATACATGTATATTGTATTGTGGTATAGGTTGGAGTTGGCTATTGCAAGAGATAAAGGTAAGGTTGTAAACATGGATATTACACAGATACCTAAGTCTATGAATATTACACCAGAACGTTGGATGCATTATCTATCAAGTGTTGGTGTAAACTTTATTAATCCATACGATGAAGGTTGGAATGTGCCAGGAAGAGAAGGTGGAAAACCTGCTCAGTTCAATTAGATTACAGCTCTTGACCTTACAATGAGCAATGTCATATCTGAATATATCCAACTTATGGATAAGATTGAATAGCTTGCAGGAACTATATCTGGTATTACAGAACAACGTCAAGGTGCAATTAGTTCATCTGAACTTGTTGGTAACGTAGAGCGTTCCGTTGTACAATCATCACATATTACAGAGCCTTTATTTTGGGTACACAATCAATGTAAGCGCAGAGTATTAAACATGCTGCTAAATACAGCCAAAGGTGCTTGGCAAGACTCTGGTAAACAAAAGCTTTCATATGTATTCGATAACGGTGAAAGAGCATTCTTAAACATATCATAGAAGTTCTACTACGAAGATATGGATGTGTTTGTAAGTGATGCTTCTAAGGATTTGGAGAATATACAAAAACTTCAACAGCTTATACAACCTGCTATGCAAAATGGTGCTAGCTTACTTGAAGCAGCGGAATTGCTTACTAGTGATAACTTTAATATCATTAAGCAGAAATTGCAAGATATGCAAACTCGTCAGGAGCAATTACAACAGCAACAACAGCAACAAGAACAACAGGCTCAAATGCAATTACAACAAATGCAGAATGAAGCTAAGCAACAAGAGCTTATGCTTAAAGAGGCTGAAATGGACCTCGAACGCTATCGTATTGATGCCGATAATCAAACCAAGATTGCAGTTGCTGAGATTAGTACATATCGTGGTACTGAGAATAAGGATATTGATATGAACGGTATTCCAGACCCATTGGAGATGGCAAGAGAAGCTACGCAGCTGCGCAAGATTGACCAAGATGCTTATTAGAAACGCTATGAAGCACGTCAAAAGCGTGAAATAGAAGATGCTAAGATTGACTTGGAGAAGAAGCGCATGAATCATGAGATGGAGCTACAAAAGCAGAAAGATGATGCTGCAATGGAGCGTGAACGACTTAAAGCTAAGGTAGCTATAAAGAATAAAGTTCCTGGGGAGAATTAATTATGAAATATAATACTAAGTCTTTTCAAGAAAGATTCGACCGTTGGAAGAATGGTGAAAATTATTGGGATATTCGTAATTATGCAGAAGGCAAAGACTAGTACGATGAATATGTTGAAAAGATGGCACCAGCATTATATGATAGATTACAAGAAGTTGGAAAACTAGATTGGCTAGATAATGCTATGCGGCAAACAGCATTGGAGTCATTAAACGGTACATCTCCTATTGCTAGAAACCTACACAATTATGGAGGTATTGTTAGTCCAAATACTAATCAATACAAACAGTTTAAAGACGAACAAGACTTTGCTAACTATTACATTAGCGACAATCTCTTAATGGATAAAAAGTACAATAATGTACTAGACGAAACAGACCCAAGAAAAGCAGCCAGAATACTAAAAGACGCAGGATACTATGAATCTTCATATGACACATATAGTAATCGTATGGCTAACATGAAGAGCATAGATGCCGCAATGAGTAGATGGAAGCTAAATCCAAAGAACGCCAAAACAAAAGGTGTTCCAGATATGAAAAAAGTATTAAAAGGTATGCGTGATGAGTTGTATGGTAAAACCAAAAAAGGTGTCCCTACAACTCTAAGGCGACCTTATGATTATACTGAATGGTAATACGCTGATTAAACAGCGAAACAAATAATTTAATTATTAATTAATAATTATGGCAAAACGTAAACAAGAAACTAATCCATCCACATTTGATGACCTGTTAAGCATGTACGGTAATTCAGAAGGAGCTACTAGTGCTACTAACTTGGATGAAGATATTGTGGTTGAGGACGAAGTAACAGAAATTAAAGAACCAGAAGGCGATGAACCTGATGAGGAAGATAATGATATAAATCAAGCAGCAGACACAGAGCCTGCTGACAAAGAACAATCTGATGATAAAGAAGATACACAAGACGTCGATGAAAATGAACCAACTGATGAAGATGTTGCTGAGGCACAACAAGTTGGTGTTTTGTTCGATGCTGTTGCTGAATCATTAGGTTGGAATATAGCAGACATTAGTGATGAAGAAAGACCACTTACAGTAGATGGTCTAACTAAGTACCTTACAGATGTCGTACAACAGAACTCAGTTCCACAATATGCAGATGATAGGATATAGAAGTTAGATGAGTTTGTAAAGAATGGTGGTAAGTTTGAAGATTTCTATCAAGTACAAAAACAAGCACTTACTCTTGATAACATTGATTTGGAATCAGAATCCAATCAACGTACTGTAATTGGTGATTTGCTTCGTCACAACGGCTACACAGATGAACAGATTAATAATAAGATTGCTAGATATGAAGATGCTGGCGTACTATACGAAGAGTCAGAAGACGCTTTGGAGATGCTAAAAGAAATTCGTAAGAATGAAGCAGAAGCAAATGCTAAGCAACAGGCAGAGTTGGCTAGACAACAGGAAGCTCAACAGCAACAGTTTATGAAATCTGTAACAGATAGTATTAATAGCTTAGATTCGATTCGCGGTATTGCTATTCCAAAAGCAGACCGTAAAGCTTTGTATGATTATATTTTCAAGACTGATAAAGATGGTTATACACAATACCAGAAGGACTTTGATTCTAATCTTGCAAAGAACCTAATCGAATCTGCTTACTTTACTATGAAAGGTGATGCCGTAGTTTCAACAGCAAAAAAGACTGGCGAAACATCTGCTGCTGAGAAACTTAGAAAACTTTTAAGAAACTCTGCTAAAAATCACACTTCGCAGAGTGCAACAAGTAAAGAAAAATCAGTTACAGACCTGTTAGCAGGTATGTACTAATTAATATAATTTATAACAATATATGAATAACACATTACTTAATGGTCTACAACTGTATCGCGGTAAGCGCTTCGCAGGTCTTGTAGACGAAAATATGATTTCTAACGCCGCATTAACTAAACCTCATGAGATTGCTGGTCTTCTTTCACTGGTATTTGGTACAAAGGACGACGGCGTATCTACCGTAATTGACATGCTTACTGGCGGTCTTGGTAAGACTATGACGATTGATAACAGTGAATATGAGTGGTCAGTACAAATTGATGCAGACCATGCTGTTAACATTCTATGGGCAAAAGCTGGTGGTAAGCGCGTTGGCGATGATAATAACGCAAATAGGTTTGCTGGTATGAATGGTGCTCCTATTTATCTTGGTCTGGAAGAACGCTTCTTCGGTCCTGGTGCACTATTGGCATTTGATAATTATAACTTCCAAGTACGTGCAAACGGTGTTCCCTATCAGGATGGTAGCGCTTGGGTTTATGAATGCTATGTTGTAGATAACTATGCTGGTGCATATATTCCAAATGAATACCTTTTATCTGGTCGTCAAGTAAGCCGTATTGGTAGTGCTTACGAAGAGTACTCAGATGAGGCCGACATCATCAACTATCAGACGCCATTTAAGATGCGTAACTCGCTTTCTATCTCACGTCTGTCTTATGATATTACTGGTGATGCATATTCTACCGTATTGGCAATTGCTTTAACCGACCCAGAAACTGGTAAGAAGAGTTATTTGTGGGCTGATTATCAACATTGGAAGGCCCTTCGTGAATGGAAGAAGAGGGAAGAAATGAAGCTTCTGTTTGCTAAACCTAACCGTAATGCGGACGGTACTTATACATTAAAGGGTACAAACGGACGTCCTGTAAATATCAGTGCAGGTTTGTTTGCTCAGATTTCTCCTGCTAATGTACGCTACTACACTACGCTTACATCAGAATTGCTGGAAGATTATCTGTTCGACCTAAGCTATAATATGCTTGGTACAAACGAACGTAAGTTTGTTGGTATTACAGGAGAGATGGGACTTCGCGAGTTTGACCGTGTATTGAAGGAAAAAGTTGCTAGCTTCAACCTCATTGATACTAAGTTTATTACTGGTTCTGGCCAAGAACTTACGCTTGGTGGTCAGTTTACTACTTATAAGATGACCAACGGTATTGAGTTGACACTGAAACGTTGTGCTATGTTTGACAACGCAGAAATGTTCCGTCAACTTCATCCTCTGACTGGCAAACCTCTTATGTCTTATACATTCTTATTTGTAGACTTCGGTATGCGCGATGGACAATCTAACGTGGTTAAGGTTTGTCGTAAAGGCCGTGAGTTTGTAACCTGGTGTACTGGTGGTTCAGTTATACCTAGCGGTTATGGTAACTCAATTAACGCAATGCGTTCTAATAGCCGTGACGGTTACCAGGTTCACTTCTTAGGTGAAAGTGGTATTATGGTACGCAACCCTCTGGCTTGCGGTATTTTGTATTGTGACGCATCTGACGCAGAGATGGAAAATAACGGTATTGCAGCAGTAGGCGCGTAATAAATAATAATACTTATATAAACGTATTAATGTAATATGGATTTCGGGGTTGATAATTCTTCCCCGAACTTCTTTACATTATATAGGTACAACACTGATTGAATATATTATGGTAGTTGAATTAAAAATTAAAAAGAAAAATCCGTGGGCTGGTTTAATTAAATACCGCTCATGTTATGATTATATTGCTCCATACTTCACAAGGTCTGGGTCAATTTATACGGGTCTTACTCCCGAAGATGAAAAATATTATGAGAAAGTGCTAGGTTATCCAGAAGGTCATCTTGCTAAGACAAGTAGCTTTTGGACTACGTTCTGTGTAAAAATTGGTGCAAGAACACTTCTTTTGGATACAAGCGTTCCTCGTCAAGAGATGATTGTAAAGTTCTTATCTGGCCACAAACGTGTAGCTACTACATTGGATAAGATGGATGCAGGCAAGGATTATTTGCTGATTAACCGTGAAGCTGAGGCTATCGAACTAAATAAAGCTAATAAGTTACGTAGAGATGCTATTAAAGAATTTGACAAGTTGTCATTAGACCAAATGCGTCAGTGTTTACGCTTATTTGGTATTAACTCTGAACAAATGTCAAATGAGCTTGTAGAATCTTCTTTATTCCAGCTTATTGATAAACAGCCAAAGAAGTTCTTCGAAAAGTGGATTAACAACAAAACTAAGGAAACAGAATTTATCTTAGAAGAAGCTGTGGCAAAAGGTGTTATTCGTAAAGAACGTACATCATATTTCTACGGTACTGATATGATTGCAGACTCACTTCCAGAAGCAATTGCTTATCTTGACAATAAGAAGAATCAAGACCTTAGACTTTCGATTATAAACGAAACTAAGAATAAATAATAATATATACGACGTATGACACATAGTGATATTTATACTAAGTTTATGATAGAATATGACAAGGCAGATGTTACTTCGTCATATCCGTCGTTAACAGAATACGAAGCCGCTGTATTACTCGACAAAGCATACCTAGCTCTAATAGCTCAAAAATTTACAGGAAACAACACAAGGAAGGTAGCATTTGAAGGTGATATAAAGGTTATAGAAGATTTAAGGCCGCTGATTAAAGAGTGGACTACTACATTAGGTAGGCAAACTGTATTACCAATTAAAAACGAACTTACGGCAGATTTACCAAACGATATGTTATATTATATAAGTTCATATTTTGGTATAGATGAAATGCAAAACATACAATTGGTTTCACATGCCGCTGCTCAAAAATCAATGTAGACTAGTACAAATAAGCCTTGGTTAAAAGAACCAGTAGGTTATATGGATACACAATTTCATGTATTTATTGATTATAAAGATGCAGAAAACTTTGGTGTACCAGCTGGTAGTAGATTATATTATCAATATATAAAGAAACCAAATCAGTTTACTCGTGGAATTGTAGGAAATGATATTGATACATTTAGGTTCGATAATACTCAATTTGAACTATCTGACACAATGGCAAATGAATTGATAAATCTAGCTGTTGTATTTGCAACAGAAAATACAGAATCTCCGCGATTAACCAGTATATTACAAACTAAACAATTAGAGGCATGACACAACAAGAAACACGAAATTTGGGGATTGAGTTTGAGCGCCGCCTAATTGAAATATGGCCTGATTTTCAAATAGCAAGCAAACTAGATACAGATACTATATATTCATTCTTAAATGAATTTTAGAATAAGTACATACAATCTATGTTTGTATTACAAGAAAAAATAGATTCTCAAACCCCGCAAGGAGTTAAGATTGCTAGTGTTATTCAAACGCTTAGGAAGTCTATAACTCCACAATTATATCAAAAGGGCGCTTATATATCAAATACAGACTCAATAAATGATTTCTACCTATATATAGATAGTTATTGCCAAATGAGTAGAGATTATAAAAAGCGCGTTCTTCCATTTAACACAGCTAGGTGTATACATGTATTTTTCAGAGATTTGTATAAGTATATACCTGGACAAGGTGACAAAGGTCGTATAATTAGAAATCCACTTGTCGCTTTTGGTGAAGATAATAAGTGTTATATAGTCTATGACCAATACTGTCAAATTGGTTCATTTACAGTTGAATATTACGCAAAACCTCCAAGGTTTAATGTAGATAACACACCGTGTATATTACCATCTCAATGTTCTGATGAAATAGTAAATGGGGCAGTAGAGATGTATATAGCAGACTATAAATTCAAATTGTCTGGACTTGGAAGAAAAGAACAAAATAAACAAAATAATACTAATACTGATGAAGAACCTAGAAATACTTGAAGCATTTGAATTAGAAATAAATAAGCTTGACGATTACGCCAATAAACCAAAAACAGATGATTCATAGTATTGGTTAAACTAGGCAGTAAATAAGTTTATTAAGATACGCTTCAATGGTGATTTTACACACAAAACATCATATGAACAAAATGAGAAGCGTAGAAACGATTTAATAAAGCTATATTGTACACAAGAGGTGGACTTTACAATAGGTTCACCATCAATTAATACATCTAATCCACAATATAATGAATATTCCGTTAGGTATAATGGCGATTTCCTATATGCACTAAATGAAGATGTGGATATATGTGATATGCAAAATTCAAACCCAAGACAAGTTAGTGTGTTTGAATGTACATCAGACAGCTTTATGTATCGTGTAGATAACAGCTTAACAGATTTTCATTATTCGTACGGCTATGCTAGACCGTTACGTGTGAGAACTGACAATGGTTGTTATTTGTTAACAGATAAGAAATATAAAATTAAAAAGTATATTCTGGGATACTTAAAAAAGCCAGAAGAAATAAATTTCCTAAGAATGGATGACGAATATTATGATTTTGATAACAATACTATGTATGAGATTATCAAAATGGCAGCTCAAATGTATTTAGAAAATACCAAAGATGAGCGGTATAAGACTCTATCATAGGAAGTTATGACACAAGAATAATTTTAACGCGGAAAGCCCAGCTCATTAGGTTGAGCCTTGAAATTAGGGTGAGTAGAAAAAATTAATAATATGAATACATACGTAAATAATGTAATGATTAGCAATCTCGCTACTGGCGCTATTGCTACTGCAAAACCTGCTGATACTGCTACAAACACTGCTGTTGCTGACGCAGGTAAGTTTATCTTCATGAACTGTGAAGACGGCACTGTTGGTGCTACAATTACTGGTAAGGTAGTAAAGGTTGGTCTTATTCAAAATAAGCGTCAACCAAAGATTGATTATAGCACTGGGGTTACGACTTATGAACCAGTTATCAAGTGGTCTAACGAGATTAAGAAAGCTGACGTTCGCGGTTTACATAAAAAGGAATATAAAGACGAAACAGAAGATACTGTTGAAATCAGGTTCAAGAATATGTCTACACAAATGAAGACAAAGCTTGGTATGGCTGGTAAGCGTATTATCGTACGCTTGACATTTAAGGACATGCCACATCGTTTCCGCAAATGGACCGAGTCTTATGAATATGTAACCAAAGACGGTGACAACGAAAAGAACTTGCCAGAGAAGCTTGCTAATCTTATCAACAAACAATACAAGCGTGCACGTGTAATTGCTTCTGCTGTTGTTGAAGGTTCAGGTACCGATAAAACGACATTGAAGATTGAAGCACTTCCTTATGATGATGACGACAACGTAATGTCAATCAGTCCTGCAAACAAGGTTCGCTTTGTTGCTAATGTATACTTTACAGACCCATCAGCATCTGGTTTTGCTTCAAAGAACAAATACTTCATCGACGGTGTTGTAATTAAGAAGACCGAAGGTCATGACGGTGAGTGTAACTGGAAGCATGTTCGTGACCGTGAATATTGGGCACAAGGTTATGAAGGTATCCTCAACCGTGGCGAAGGCACTTGGCCTATTATACGTCCTGACATGGAAGTACAGAAAGGCGCCAAGTATGATTCTCTTACGTTGGAGTTTGAAAACAGCTATCGTGCTGCTGACGACATCGTTCGTAAGACGAGCCAGTGTCTTGAAATTTATGGTTTGAAGGGTCAACTTGGTTTAGTTGAGACTGAATTAAATAAGCTTGTTTAATTTCCCTTATAGCTGGGATGGGTTAATTCCCGTTCCAGCTATTTTTGTTTTAAATAAAATATTATGAGTGAAGATAGAATAATAACAAAAGGTACAGATGTACGTTTTAGATTTAAACTTGGGGAATTAAATAAGTTTGATGTAACATCTGTTAAACAGATGAGGTGTTATCTCATCAGACATGAAGACAAAGACTTTGCAGAAAAAGTTCATAACTGTAATTTTCCTCAGTTTTATCATCCGACAGAATATACTATGAGCCCTAATATATATGGCAACTAGATATTTACATACTACAATCCTTACTTTTCAAGTAATGCAATGTTTGGCAAAGTATCAGATTATCATATGTTCCCGTCATACAATGGGTTTGGTGTATATTCTAAAAGATTTGTAAACACACATACAGATTATCTCTGTGCATCAAGACTTCTTCCAGAAAAGAATATGGCTGAATGTTATTTTCCAGCAGAAGACCAAAGGTTTACTGGTGTATTTGATTTAATCATTATGGTTACATTGTATCAGCGAGGATGGGGAGAAGATAATCTACGTACATATACTATACGTAAGAATGAAGCATTAGAGCTTATAGAAGGTCCTTCTTATGTAGATGGTAATATTGATTTAGATAAAGAAGAGCCAATATTAGAACAAGTAGAATTAGGTGATTTCATGTTTGACATGACAGATGTAATTCAATTTGGAGATAAAGATTTATCTGGTAAAAAGTTCGTAATAAAACTACATTACTCAGATGGTTCTGTAAAATTATACAACGGACAAGATGGAATAAAAATATCAGTAGACACGCTTGGTGTAGAATACGATGAAACAAACATGTGTATTAGAATAAACGACACAAGTTAGGATACCATATTTCGTGTTATAATACAAGTAAATCTGGTAGACGTCACGAACACCATACAACTGAAACGTAGGCGTAATATAATACTGAATGCGAAAGATAAGTTTGAGATGGACGGCCCTTCTTCTGTTAAATATGGTACATCGGGAGAATTTACTGTTCGTCCAGTAGAATCTGGTTCAGAAGAACGGTTTAATCTTAATGTATATGAAGAAGGCGTAGATATAACATCAAGGTTAACTCTACATTGGGGTGGAATGAATAACCAATATGTTTAGTTCATAATACCTAATATTACAAAAGATATAGTTATAGAGGCAAGCGTATGAAAATAACAATTAAAAGAACAGCTTTACGTGATAAATATACTATCGGTAAGCTGTATATAGATGGAGTATATTTTTGTGATACATTGGAAGATGCTGTTCGTGATTTAAATAAGAATGGCGTATTCGATAATGGAGAATAGAAAGTATATGGAGAGACTGCTATACCATATGGTACATATGAAGTAACTTGGAGTTTTTCTCCTAGGTTTAAGAGATTTACACCTAGATTGTTAAATGTAAATTCATTTTCTGGTGTATTGATACATGCTGGCAACTCAGCAGAGGACTCGCACGGTTGTATTTTAGTAGGTGAAAATAAAGCAGTTGGTAAAGTATTAAACTCTCGTGCTACCGTAGACAAGCTATATCCAATTATAGAGAAAGCTTGCAAAGAAGGTAACGTAACATTAACAATAGAATGATATGACAAGACATAGTAAAGAAGTGGTACAGTATAGCACAGCGTCTGTATCATTATTTAGTGGTATAGCGCTTACGTTCTTGTCGTTCTTCTTAAATGAACACAAGATACCAAGCGAAGTATTGTGGTATGTGTCATAGACACTAGTGTATGCAGGTAGCGTATTCGGTATTACTACATACATTAATACTAAATTTGGAGAAATTAAAAATTACTTAAATGTACACAGAGATATTGACGATAATAAGCTGGATAAAGCGAAATCGTAAGATTGTCTCTAAGGCCATTTTAATTGCGCTGGTGGCATTATCTGTCGCCAGCAGTATATTTCTATACAAATAGAATAAAAAGCTCTCAGAAGGGCTAGAAATGGCTCAAAATAACATTGAGGCTTACTAGGGGATAATTAACGGCTCCTAGTAGGCTAACAATGTTCTAAAATTAGATATGACAAGATTGAAGGACTAGAACGATTCGTTATTACACAAACTAGATAGTGTAGCCAGAAAAAATAAAATAAAACCTAGTCACATAAATACTGCTGCAACTTAGACGTAGGAAATATACGTTAATAAGTCTAAGGGGGTAAGGGGGTAGGATATAGTTAAAACTATTATTAAAGATAGTATATATAAAGATACTATAAACTACAATGACCTTACAAAAGTAGCATATACAATAGGTAGAGATACAGTAAATATAAACTTAGATGTTAAGAATACGTAGTACTTGTATATCTACAAAAAGAAACAATATAAGAATAAGAAGTCATTCATTAAACGGTTATTTACATTAGATTTTAAGAAAGTAACTGTTTATAAGTATGATATTATAAATACAAACGAACTACTTAAAACATCAGATGTAAGAGTAGTAGAAACAAATTCTAAATAATATGACCAATATTACACTTAGGTAGTTTGTAGATGACATATATCTGATTATTAGAAATAACAATATCAGTGAAAGTGAAGATTTATCTAGGAAATAGGTTATTCTTTGGATAAAGGCTTGGAAACAACATTTCATTAAACAACGTATAGACCAACAAAAAAGAGAAGCTGGTGATGGAGTAGATATTGAAGATGTTGTAGATGATATATACATTCGAGAAACAGGTCCACTAGAATTAGAACCAGTACCATCATATGACGATAATAAGACTTATGTACGAAGAACTGTTGCCGAACTTAAAGATATATACAATAATGATGAAGATAGTATATTAGCAGTTCATGACCAAAATGGTGAAAACATTCAATATATGAATCATGTACGTAGACATTATCATAATTTTAGGAAATATACATGGAATGAACTAACAGCGTCATTTGATGATAATCGTATATACATTCGTGGAAATCAAGATTGTCAAAAGTTGAAGTATATATGGGTAAAAGCTTTATATGAAACAGAAGACGATTGGGACAATAAACCAAGTGAAGATGATATACATATACCAGCATGGTTAGTTCCGATGATTAAAGATGCAATTATGAAGAATGAGCTAGCATTTATGTTACAGAGACCTAGCGACGATAGTAACAATTCTACATTAGCTAGCGTAAAACCACACGGACCACAAGACGATGAGGAATAAGTTATCTTACACTTTTAGAGATATGTACAATACGATGCCTATTTAGGTGTCGTATTTTGCGTATAAGCGCATATTAGAATCAATGTGCAGGATTATACTAGAACACGTTTTAAATCGCTCAGAGGGCTTTAAAATGCCTAATGGACTAGGATTTATACAGATAGTCAAATACAAACCAAAAACATTAAGCAGGAAGTCGCTCTCTATTGATTATAAAAATACAAGGGAGTACGATAAGATAATATATCATTTGAACGAACACTCAGACGGCTATAAATATAGATTATACTGGTCTAAATAGCCATATACATTTTCAAATAGATATAAATATCAACTATCATTAACTAGGACAAATAAACGACATCTTGCACAATTGATATTTAATAGAAAAGATTATATAAATATAGATGATATACAATTTTACAAAATGTGAATCAGTCATAGCAAAGATAATGGCTGATTTAGATGCTTCTGAATCGAAGCAGAGAACATCCGACATAAAGGAGTGGATATTTGAAGCCATTGAAAAGATTGGTGCACCTATGTAGTATATCAAGTTACAATCTGGCCAAAATGATGTGCCAGTATTTAAAATACAAGACTACTAGATTCCTATTCCAGAAGGGCTTGTTCACTTAGACGGTATAGCATACTCACTATCACAAAATGGACCTTGGACACCAGCTTCAACACAATCTGGTATATTTAATAATGGTGGAAATAATCATAACACATATTGTGTACAACCACAACAAGTTAAAGAAGAAGAGTATAGTCTATACAAATTTCCAACCACACAACACCAAATGGTTGTAAATAACAATAAGGTATTTTTGTCTACACAAGGTACAACGATTGTAGAAGAAAAACCTGAATATTTTATTAAGCCTGGTTGGATTGTATTTAATAAAAAAAATGGGTATGCTAAATTGGCATATAAAGCTATACTAAAAGATGAAAGAGGATACCCAATGATACCAGATTTAGAATCATACAAAGAGGCTATCTATTGGTATGTCACAATGAAATTAAATTTTGCTAAGTTTTTAAAAGGAAAACTTGGTGGTAAATTGAAGAGTGCAAATCAAACGATATATTTCTATCTACAACAACAGTGGAATTTTTATAGAAATCAGGCTTATGCAGAAGCAATGATGCCAACAGCTGATGATATGCAAAACATTAAAAATGACTGGAACAAGCTAATACCAGACTGGGATGCAGATGATACATTCTTTGATTTTGCTAATAATAGACAAATAACCTATAACGATTATTACAATGGATATTAATCAAAAAACATAGCACGTTAATTCATTCACTGGTGGAATGAATACAGATACAGCAGACTCTATGTTGAGTAATAATCAATATAGATATGCTTTAAATTTAAGATACATAACAAACAAAGGTGAAAACAGTGGTGAATTACATCCAGTAGAGAAGTTGCTTAAATTGGATGAATTTGGAGATAAAATAATAGCATCTACAAATATAAGAAATACTGTTGTTGTCTTGTTTACGAAAACTTACTATGAATCCTAGTAGGATATATATGTAAAAAACTCAAATCATGAGTTAGGTAAACCACTACCTACTGTTGACGTTAAAGCTGGACATACGTATTTCTATATAGCTAGACTTGAATTTGGTGAGCGTGGATATGAAGGATATAGATTAGTTTTGGGTCCATGTGATGGGTATAATCCAAGTCACAAGTTAAGTATAGAAACTAGGTATGAAGATGAAAATGTACAGAAACTATACATAGCAGATGGTGAAAATCCAATAATGTCTATAAATGTAATGTAGTACAATGGTATAAATATAAGTAACCTATTCACAATTCCATCCGTTACGTTCAATAAGATTGTATTTGATAAATTTATATCAGGCTCACTTAAAGCGTCAGCAGTACAATATAGCTATCAGCTGTATAAAAAATACGGTAGAGAGAGTTTAATTTCTCCACCTACTAAAAAATTAGATATTGTAAATATATAGACTACGTCAGAAATAAATGATTACAACGAACAATAGTCTGACTATAAATATAAAATATACGAAGGTGCTGGTGAGAATAAAAATACAAACTGTGGCATATAGATGACATTGAGTATAGATAATACTGATTATTTTGATAGTATAAAAATATATAGAATTTCTTATACAACAAATGCAGAAACTCCACAGGTAGAGTTGATTATAGATAGTAAATTAAACGGAATGATTTTTACTATAAATGACGACGGATTACCAGCACTTGAAAAATTAGACCTCGGTTTATACAATAATATATCAGGTGTACACATTATACCAAAAACAATAAAATCTAAAAACAACATTTTATTTGCTGCAAACCTAAAAGAAAAACAATTTTCAATCAAGTCTTTCGAAGAATATGACGCAAGAGCATATTAGTTTAATAGTAGAGGCCAATGTAGAATGTACGATAATAATAATGATGTACGTATAATAAACGAAGACACACTACAAGAAGATGCTAAAAATTTGCCATATAGATATTGTATAAATAAAGGTAATAATATAAATGATATATATCAAATATATGGAGGCAATATTGGAAAAGTCCAAGATGAAAATAGTGGTAAATTTGATAGATATACCACATTAAACAAAAATAGAAACCAAAGATTTTATGGTGGTAGTGGTATAAATATATCATGGTAGTTTGTAACACTTCCACTAAATGGCGACAGTATGCCTGTATTTCTGGATGATAAATACTCATTTTATGGTAGCGAGCATAATACAAATAGGAGTAGTAGACCATCTATTGTAAAAAATCAAATAAGGTCATATTATATAACCGATAAAGACGTCTTTGTACCAGTAGGATATGATTATGCACAAAATTATATCATACAAAACGATTGGGTTAACTATACAACAGAAGGCGATACAAATAGTGTATTTGATTATAGTAATCCCAAAATAGCTATGTCATTCAAATCATTGAGAAGAGACGAGTTGTATAGATATGGTATAGTATTATATGATAAAAATGGAAATAGAAGCTCTGTAAGATGGATTGCAGATATACGTGTACCTAGTATATATACAGGAGGATTTTAGCATTTTGATTGTAAAAGCATTCTCCCAATGATAAGTAGACAGCCAAATAAAAAAAATATGGCTTATGAGGCTTGGACGTATAATCAAATGTCTGTAAACTCGT